AGTATGGGCAAGTATCGTAGAAGGAGTGATTATACTCCAGACAAGTTTAATTATGACATTAATGTAAGGGAGATGTTTTATGAGTGAAACATTTTGTCCTTTACCTTGGAATCATTTAGCAACTCATCCACATGGGATATGTACTTTATGTTGTGAGTCAAATCAAGAAGAGGGTCAGTCTCAAGCATTTAATGAAACAAACAATAAATCATTTAGAAAGTTTTTGACATTACAGGATGTAAGTGATTTTTCTGAAATTACTAATTCTGACAGTTTTAGTAAAGTTAGATTACAAATGTTAAATGGTGAAAAACCTGTTGAATGTAGTAAGTGCTGGGAAGCAGAAAGTGTAGGTAATAAAAGTAAACGATATTATGAAAGTCGCCGTTTGCCTATGACTTTGAAAGAGGCAAAAGAAATAACGAATGATGATGGAACTTTAAAGGAGGTCAATTATGAATTTGTGGAATTGCGTCTTGGCAACCATTGTAATGTTCAGTGCCGGACTTGCAATCCTTACTCGTCTTCTAGGTGGTTAAAGGATTGGGATAACATATATCCAGAAAGAAGAGCGCTTCCAGAATTCACGCGAAAAAGTAGTTTTAACTGGCCATTGGAAGAAGAGTTCTGGGAAAAACTTATTGATAGGTGTAACGAACTACGATTGTTGTATATCAATGGTGGTGAACCCTTTCTTATAGACAAACATTTTAATTTTCTACAAACTCTAGTTGATAAAGGAATATCAAAGAATGTAGAAATAGTTTATTCTACTAACTGTACCATTATTAATCACACATATGAAGATATATGGAAGGAGTTTAAAAAGGTACAGTTTATGTTGTCTATTGATTGTGTCGGTGAAAGGAACGAGTATATTAGAACTTATACCGCGTGGTCTAAAGTATTAGAGTTTGTTGATTGGATGAAAGATATTACAAGTAAGAATGATAACCTAGATTATAACATACTTCAAACTGTATCTACATATAATATATTTTATATACCAGAGTTCTATAAGTATTTTGATGGCGAACATATAAGTCATAACTTTGTAAAAGACCCCTCTCAGTATGACCCACTAATTTTACCACAAGTCATACAACAAAAGATTTTAGATAAGTTGTCTGGTTGTGGGGGATATGATGTTGTCAAAAACTATTTTAACATAGAAGGTATATCATATACTGACTTGGATTTAATGAAATCGTTTTTTCAAAAAACAGGTGCCATGGATGTTACAAAGAAAACATCTTTTAAGAAAACCTTTCCAGAATTTTATGAGTTAATTAAAGATTATGAGTGATAAGAAAAATCTATGTATGTTGCCGTGGGTTCATCTACACACATGGCCTAATGGAACAGTATATCCTTGTTGTGTTACTCCCATGAATTACAAAGCAGGAAACTTAAACGATAATACTTTAGAAGAGGTATATAACAGTGACTTGATGAAAGACATTCGTGTCAAGATGATAAACGAAGAAAGACACGATGCATGTTCTAGGTGTTGGTTACAGGAAGACCAAGGCGGTATGTCAATGAGACATAGAGCAAATAAAAGTTGGACGGAATACGAACACATGATTGATGATACTAAAGAAGATGGTACAGTGGAAGAAATGAAACTGCCATACTGGGACTTTAGGTTTTCTAATATCTGTAATTTTAAATGTCGTAGTTGTGGGCCTCAATTGAGTACTGGTTGGTACACAGATGTAAAAAAGATTTCTGTTATAGAAACTGGTAAACCAACATTACCAAACGATATACCAAAGGGAAATAAATTTGATTTGTGGGAACAGATAGAACCACACTTTGAATCTGTAGAGGAAATATATTTTGCTGGTGGTGAACCCCTTATAATGGAAGAACACTATCGCATATTAAAAAAACTAGACGCGATGGGAAAACACGATGTCTTGTTAAGATATAATACAAACTTCAGTGAAATGAGATATAAAGATTTGCATGTACTAGAATTCTGGCCAAAATTTAAAAATGTAGAGGTTGGTGCTAGTATAGATGGGATGCAAGAACAAGGTGAATTTATTCGTAGTGGATTTAACTGGGAACAGTTCAAAGAAAACAGAAACAGGATGAAAGAAACATGTTCTCATGTAAACTTTTATGTTAGTTCTACTATTAGTATTCAAAATGCATATCATGTAGTACCATTCCATCACGCGCTTGTAGACGGTGGGTATATTGACAGTTACAACTCTTTTAATGTTAATATCGTAACAGAACCGCCTTGGCTTGATACTAGAATATTACCAGACCATCACAAACAAAAACTTGTTGAAGTATATAATACTCATATTGATTTTCTTTCAGATAAAAATGCGTGGGCAACAAAACAGGGGTTTGAGGGGTTACGAAATCATGTTTCATCTGAATTAGACCCAAATACATCTTCATCTGGAAATCATTATCCAAGAAAACCAGAAGGATTGAGACAACTATTTAAATATAAAATGGAACAACTAGACGAAATAAGAAAAGAAAGTTTCTCAGAAACATTTCCAGAACTTGAGGATTTATACGATGCCGTTTAAAGAAAATGATAGACCTCGAAAAGAAGATAGGGTTTTTAAGACAGGTGTGGGTCATTGTAAGGATGCGGTGATTACATTAAGATTGAGAAATAGTAGAAATAATGATGTGTCACCATTGAACATAAAAATTAAATTAGATGATAATGATGCCGTTCAGTTATGGTATCAAAGATTTAAACACGAACTAAAAAGTAATGCCTTTTTAAGAAAAGAACATGTATTCATGGGAGAAAGTACTTTGGATACAGAGGAGATGATTGAAAAAGTAAACTCCACCTTAGACCACATATCAAAGTTTGACTTTGTTGCTGAACAATGGTCTCGGTGGCAAGACTTTGTAAAAGCAGACCAGACAAATGTAATTAATCAACCCCTAACAAAAAACCCAGAAATATCTGAAAGATTATCAATAGAAGATTTTGCAGACGGCAACGATAATGAAAGAATGAATGTTGTTCATAATTATTTTCCATTGTTGTCAGGCCCAGCAGATAAAACTACTGCTCATTTATATGTTGCACCACCAGATGTTCAGGCTAGTATTTGTAGATTAAATTTAGAAGTTCACGAACTCCATACTACACTACAGAATGATGAACAGGCAGACTTTAATATGCATGTTAATGTTTCTTGGCAAAGAGCGCCAAAGAAATTACCTGTATTACCAGAATCTTTTGACGATTTGTTTACCAAGTATACTAAGTTTGGGGATGTACTACTTGGATATCCTCAGATTGGAAAGACTCATATAGAAGCATACGCGGAAGAGGACGAAGAGCTAGAAGATGAACATGTAGAACCTATCAAATATCTTTCTGGTGATATGTTGATAAAATTTTCTACAGACCAACACGAAAACTGGGTAGAGGGATTTGATAACTGGTTAATAGAACAGGGATTAGACCCAGAAGATAAAACAGGTAGATATGGATATGCTAAGTTGGGAACAGTCGTAGATGTTGACTTAGATTTTGTACAAGAAGAAATATCTGGTAAGTATGATGATATTGATAGAATAATTGTGGTAGATAAAGAAGAACACCTTGACCATGAGTTTCCTTATAGCAGACACGATGATGACTATGAAACTAAATTCTTGAGGTATTTACATGACTAGAATAAGCAGTGCGGATATAAGGGGTTTAGGAAATTGGAACTTTGACGAATATGTAGGGATGTTACCAGAAGAAGGAAATTTATTAGAAATAGGTTCGTTGTTTGGTAAGTCTGCTGTTTGTTGGGCTGAAACATTTGAGAGATATAATAAAAATTGGAACATACACGCGGTAGACTTGTTTGCTGGTTTTGCTGCTGGTGGAGGCATTTGGTCTAGTGCCAAACAAAGGATTAATCCAGACCCAGAATTTCATTGTACAGCTAAAGAACATTTAGAAGAGTTCAAACGCAACACATCTTCATGGGATAACATTACATGGCAAAGAACCAATCATATCGGATATATTCCAAAACAAAAACCAGATGCACTATTTTATGATGGTGACCATTCTTACATAGGTATGAAAGATACTATGAAAAACCTGTGGGATATAGAGTTTATATTTGTGGATGATTGTCATATGCCAGAGACAGTTAAAGTATTGGAAGAACTTGGAAGACCCTTTGAAATAAAACATGGAATGGCGGTCATCAATGGATAAACTTTGCGTATTGCCTTGGGTTCATACAGAGTTCACTACAGATGGAACTGCTAATCCATGTTGTTTGTATAAAGGAGACCCAATGGGCAACTTGAAAGAAGAAAACTTTCTTGATGTTTGGAATGGGGACTCTTACACAAACCTAAGAAAAGAATTCCTTGATGGAAAGAAACCAGAAGGTTGTGCTATGTGTTGGGAAGGTGAAGATGCTGGATACCAATCTAAAAGACTTCAAGACAATAAACGATTTGAGAGACAACTAAAAGAAATAAAAGAACAACAAAACTTTATTGCAACTGATACTCCGAAATATCTTGATTTAAAGTTTGGTACTCTATGTAATTTAAAATGCAGAACATGTGGTAGTATAAACAGTTCAAAATGGCAAACAGATGAGAAAAAACTATACGGTAGAATATTAAACAAAAAAGACCCTCTGTGGATTATTAAAAACCCAAATGTGTGGGACGAACTTTTTGAGATTATGCATACGGTAGAACAAATGGACTTCACTGGTGGTGAACCATTTATGATAGAAGAACATTTTGAGTTGTTGCGTAGAACAGTCGAGGCAGGACACGCGGAACACATATCTTTACATTATAACACAAACGGAACTATTCGTCCACCACAAAAAATATTTGACTTGTGGAAAGAGTTCAAGTCTTGTGAAGTGATGTTTAGTATTGATGGAATATTCAAGAAATTTGAATATATCAGACACCCAGCAAAATGGGATGAAGCGTGGGATAACTATAACTACTTTAAATCACTTGATTGGATGTATGTTCAAGTATGTCATACAGTCAGTCTTTATAATGTATATTACCTAGATGAGTTTATAGACTTGTTTGGTAGAGAAAACATATACCTTAATCTTTTACACTTTCCTAGACAGTATTGTATTAGAAATATGCCAGATGTGTGTAAAGAAAAGGTTGCAGATAAACTTATAAATATTCCAGACATAAATGATATTATATTGTTTATGAATCAAGAAGCTCAATATGACAAACTTGATATGGGATTTTTGCATGTTACAGAAAAATTGGACAACATAAGAAATGAAAGTTACAGTGAAATTTTTTCAGAATTTTATAGGATATTGATAGATGGCGGAATCGGAAGAGAACCTTGGACAGTTAAACAATACTTTAGACCGATTGGTGAATGAAGTAGCTGGTCTTAGAACAGAATTATCAGACCTCAAAAAAATCAATACCAGTATACTTAAAAAACAACTGGTGAGAAAGGGTGCCGACAAAGAACGACATTTTTTGTGGTTCGATAAAAAAAGCACCCAGACAAACCACGAAGATATTTTTACTTGGCCTCAGGCAAACTGTTCTTCTAAACCCAACCATGTTTTTGCTAATATGACTAAAATACTGTCACATTACCAAACTGTAGATTGGCCTTACCAAGTTGGTGATATTGAAAACTTTGACCCAAACGGTGTTCACAAAAATACTAACAATCTTTATTTCTTAGAACCACAATATGTGTTTTCAAATCACTGGGAACATTGCATCGACTTTATTCCAGAAACAGTTCAATGTTGGTTGCGAGAAAGAAAAATGGCTTTGGTCTTGTGGTTTCCCCACGAAGGATTTAATTTTGAACAGGGATTTAACCAAACAGGATGGTTGCAACATTTTCACAACCAAATGCGAAAACATCAATTGGAAAACATTATAAGTTACTTTGTGTTTGGTGATTTACAAGCATCTCCAAACTATGATACCTTTTTAAGAACGCGACAAGGTAATGAAAGAACTCAATTTGAATTCACAAAAGTTATTTCTTATGATTTTTTTCACCAAGATTACTGGAGAGATTATTCAGAAAGAACTGGTATCTATATAAGCAGAACCCAAAATCCAAAATACATGCATCAAAACACATATGGTCATTCTGAGTTAACAGGAGGATTTACTGACCATGTTATAGTTCCATATGAAGACTTTGATAGTGGTCTTTTACAAAGAGAAGCAGACCAAATAGTACAAGACTCATATGAAAGATGTAAACCAGATGAAGTATTAGTAGGGATTCCAAATGGGATTGAGAAAACCGCAGACCTTGTTTGTTTGAATGCTAGACCAAGGTCTCATAGACCAGTGCTGGTTGCTGAATTACATAGAATAGGATATAACAATGACAATTCATACATAAGTTTTCTTGGTAGAGAAGATATGATAAACCAACATGGAGACCTTATTAGTGGTCAACCTATTTGGAAAGAACATATGTTTAGGAATTTGGACATCACAGCATTTACTGCTAGAAAAGATAATCCTTTTATTGCTTTTCTTTCTCATGATATTCAGATAGAACACACTTATAGATTTTGGAAAGAAAGAACTATGGTTCTCGCGGATAAACCAGTGTTGGAAGTACATGATGATGACAGACTAGTAACATCACAGATGTATAAAGATTCATTTTTTAGTTTAGTATCAGAGACATTGTTTGGAGAAGATAAAGAATCACTTTTTATAACAGAAAAAACATTTAAACCAATAGCATATCGACATCCATTCATGATTGTTGGTAGCATGGGTACTTTAAGACATCTAAGATATCTTGGATATGAAACATTCCCAGAAATGTTTGATGAAAGTTATGACCAAGAATATGACCCGAAAAAAAGGTTTTCTATTATATTAAGAAACTTGGAAAACTGGTATCAATTGACAAGAGATGAAAAAATTCACAAATATAACGCTGTAAGAGAAAAATTAAAACACAACTTTGAACTATTTAAAAACTCAAGAGGTCAATTTGAGAAAGACACAGCTTATGTACTAAGTCAATTGTCATCTCACAGTGTAGAGTTAATCTAATGTACTGGTCAAAAGGTGCCGACATAGAAAGTGGTAGTCAGCATATAACCGAATTTGAAAGAATTTTTGTTAAAGAACTAATTGCTCAAAAACCAGATGACTGTGTTCTGGTAAATTCTACATGGTTTTCAAAACCAGAAAATGTTGATGATTTAAAAAAATGGTTTGAAGATAAAGGAACCCCCAGAGTTTTATTGTACTCTGGTATGGATTGGGAAAACTCCACATGCACAGAATCTACGCAAGAAGCACATAGGTTCCTTAATAAGAATTATGAAGTCATCAATATAGGGAATACTGGCACTGGGCATTACTTTAGTTTTTGGTTGTCCTTTATACACAAACACCTTGACACCTTCTTTGATTCGTGTTATACTGAGACACCTAACATAAAAAAATACTTTATGTGTTTGAATCATCAACCGCATAAACACAGAATAGAGTTTTTAAATCTTTTAAATGAAGTTGGTATATTTCACCACGGTACTATTTCTGCTATAGTTCCTCATGAAGAATATAAGTTTGATAATCCTATCATTCTAAAAGAAAATAGACCACCTCATATTATGGAAAAATCTCATGAATGGGAAAGAGTAAATGACAACCACTTAGCAAACGATATCATTTCTCTGGGAGACCCTAATTATTGGAACTCTCATTTTTGCACCGTTGTAACTGAAAGTGTAATGCATAGTGATGTGTTTTTAAGTGAGAAAACATTTAAACCATTAATAGGACTTAGACCTTTTATTATTTTGGGTGATGGTTTGTTATATGATAAACTAAAGGAACTCAAGTTTGATACATTTGAAGACTTGTTTCCAAGAATACATCGTAAAGGACAGGATGAATATTGGCGGGGAGGCGTACCTCGTGGTGAACGCATAAATAACGCCGTACAAGACCTTAAAAATCTTCAAGAGAAATATGGAGATGCGGATAGTCTAATTACCTTATATAATAGTTTGGAAGATAGATTGATGTATAATAGACAGAGGGTTTTAGAGGTGATTAATGAGAATTACAACAAGATAATGGAGATTAGTAAGTTATGACCAACATTGCATTTATTGGATTTGGTAAATTAGGTAAACCTTGTGCTGAGGTGATTGCACAAAAAGGACACGATGTAAGCGTTTATGATACACGCGAAGTAGAAAGTGAATATTGTAATGTTAAAGATACAATAGAAGAGGTTGTCAAAGATAGGTTATTTGTATTTGTCGCAGTGCCAACACCACATGACCCATTGTACGATGGTTCAGAACCTACTTACCACTTACCACCAAAAGATTTTAATTACGATACTGTTAAAGAAGTAATCGCAGAAGCAAATAAACATATGAATGAGAAGCAGACATTGGTTCTTATTAGTACTGTATTGCCTGGCACTGTAAGAAGAGAGTTTGTTCCTTTGATTACAAATACTAAGTTTGTTTACAATCCTTACTTGATTGCCATGGGTACAGTCGCGTGGGATATGGTAAACCCAGAGATGGTAATGATAGGTACAGAAAACGGAGAAGAATCATTAGAGGCACATAGTCTCATACACTTCTATAATGAGATAATGGAAAACGAACCGCGTTATGAAGTTGGTACTTGGGATGAGTGCGAATGTATTAAGGTGTTTTATAATACCTTTATTAGTGCAAAGATTGGTCTTGTAAACATGATACAAGATGTCGCAGAGAGACAGGGTAATATTAATGTAGATGTAGTGACAAATGCATTAAAAAAGAGTTCTCAGAGAATCATGGGCCCCAGTTATATGAAATCTGGTATGGGTGATGGTGGCGCGTGTCATCCAAGAGATAATATTGCACTTAGATACATGGCACAAGAATTAAATCTGGGGTATGACTTGTTTGCTGAAATAATGAAGGCACGAGACATACAAGCAGAAAACATGGCAGTTGCCATTTTAAAACACGGAAATAAAATTGGATTTACATCTGACTCATATAAACCAGATGTTCCATATACAAATGGTAGTTACAGTTTATTAGTTCAACACTATGTAAAAGAACACGGTGGATTCATTACACCTCTTTCTTCACACCCACATGTGATTGTAAAGGTACATGAGTCTGATTTAATAGAAACCGATTTTGAGGGGGTCGTATTTGACCCTTGGAGAAGTCATGTGGGAATAAATGTTGTACACTACGGAGATACGAGAAATGAAAATTTTAAAGAAAAACAAGCAACTGCACAAATTCATGAAAGCTGGGAGACTAACCAAAGTGATCAAGAAGGCGTTGTCGGAGGTCTCGGAGAAGACCGACTCTAAACTTGATGAGATAGAACAGAAAGAAAAAGAAAAAAGAAAAGAAGAAGAACTCCAACGCAAGTTAGAAAAAATGCGAGAGAGAGACCCCTTTATCTATGACTAGACTTGTATCATATGGATGTTCCCACACATCTGGTGCAGAATTAGCTGACCATATAATGTTGGGGACAGACATAGAAACTGTTGATAAATTAAAATCTAAGTATATCTCTGGTGGTGATACACTACCGCAAGCTTGGAAAAAGATTTGGAACGAATATGGATTTTCGTTTGACCCATATTCTAAATTTGATGACATCTTTCGTAGTGTTTCTTTAAAAGAAATACCGCATTTAGAAAGTGGCGAAGATATATGTAGGTCTTTAACATGGGTAAGGTATCTAACAGAACTACGCGGTCACACACATTACATAAATCGTGGTTTCGGTGGTGGTTCATTAGAACTTTGTGTATATTTATTGGAAGGGGATATCATTGACGGTATTATTGATACTAAGAAAGATGAAGTTATTGTTCAAGTTCCTCACCCCTATAGATGGATGGAATTAGATTTTGATGGGATGCACAAAACCATTACTCCATATGAACAGGGAAACTACTGGAATATGACTTGGAGTTATTATCAATTATTAAGACACATAAAACTGTTGGGTGTTAAATATTTTTTTATAGAAAAACCAACATGGAGACTAAGAAATGAAATTAGGGAAGACAATTTTGACTCTTGGTCAAATCCAATCAATAACAATAAAGAACTTTTTGCGAAATATTGGAACTGGATTGGAGAAAATGCGATACCAACAAACGATGAGTTTTACTCTAATCCTAAACACGCTGGTGAACATTACTACACAGAAACACATAAATTGATGGCGGAAAATTTAAATGATAAGTTGGGGAATTAGTGCTTGTACACATGACGCTTCTTTAGCGGTTGTTAAAGATGATGAGATATTGTTTGCCTCTCATAGTGAGAGATTTAGCGGTATAAAAAATGATGCATTTCTTAATCCAGAAATTATCACGGAAGCAAAAAAGTATGGTGAACCAGATTATGTTTATTGGTATGAAAATCCTTGGTTAAAATGGACAAGAAAAAAATACGCGGGCCAACAAAGACCGTGGGTAAGTCCTAAAAAATATTTAAAACACTTTGGAATAAAATCACCCTATTACACTACTCATCACAAAGCACATGCAGCTGCTGGGTATTACACTTCACCTTTTAATAGTTCAGCAGTATTGGTTATTGATGCTATTGGTGAATGGACTACTACATCCATATGGAAAAATATGGAGAAAAAGTGGGCTGTAAGTTATCCAATATCATTGGGATTGTTTTATTCCGCGATGACAGATAGAATTGGATTGAAGGCAAATGAAGATGAGTATATTCTTATGGGTATGTCTGCTTATGGTGACCCAGATAGATTTTATGATGATATTAAAGAATTACTAAAAGAGAATCTACATAGAGGTTGTAAGTGGTGGAATCCACTATTAGAGGAAAAAGATTATTTCGATGTTGCAGCTGCCACGCAAAAAATATACGAAGAACATTTTGTGTCATTGTTAGAAAGAACTAAAGATATGACAGGTGAGGACAATCTAGTTTTCATGGGTGGTTGTGCTTTAAACTGTTTGGCAAATAGACTTATTCCAGAGCATTTTGATAATCATTGGATAATGCCGAATCCTGGCGATGCTGGTTCTTCTATTGGTGCGATTGCATCTAAAGAATGTATAAAACTAAAATGGAAAACTCCGTATCTTGGATATAATATAGAAGGTAAATATCCAACCAACAATCTATTCAAAGAATTGGTAGATAATAAGATAGTTGGTGTTGCAAATGGGAGAGCTGAATTTGGCCCAAGAGCATTGGGTAATAGAAGTTTACTTGCAGACCCGAAAGGTTCTAAAATGAAAGACCTTGTAAACAAAATAAAAAAGAGACAAGAGTTTAGACCATTTGCACCTGTAGTATTAGAATCAGAAGTACACAAGTACTTTGATGTACCAAGGGGATTCCAATCACCATATATGCAACATGTGGTTAAATGTAAACAACCAGAAGACTTTCCTGCCATCGTACATAAAGATGGAACTAGTAGGGTACAAACAGTAAACTCAGAACAACACAGTGGATTATCTCAGTTATTAAGAAAGTGGAAAAAACACAGTGGACACCCGATACTACTAAATACCAGCTTAAATATTAAAGGTGAACCAATCGTCAACGATGAAAAAGACGCGATTAGGTTTGAAAAAAAGTATGGAGTTAAAGTGTGCGTGAGATAAAGTATCATAATGGTGAAACTATAAAGGTAGACGGACTACATTTCTATGGGTGTTCTTATATTGCTGGACAGGAATTACTTGACCATGAAATACCAGACCCAATGGCTATTGACCCCAAAAAGATGATGCAACAAAAAGGAGAAAGAGTCGAAGATTATTATAGACGAAAACTTGCTAGAGAACTTCTTTTTAAGAAAAAACTAAAACTAGAAAAACAATTATCTTGGTGTCAACACACAACCAACCAACTAAAACTTAGATGTTATAATCATGGTATACATGGATGTTCTACTACTCAAGTAAAAGGTTTGATTGTACAACATATGGTACAGGGGTTATACGAAAAACAAAAAGAAGCTATAGTAGTTGGTATGACAGGATTTGCCAGAGAAATGGTTTTTGCAGAAGATGAATCTATGCTTTTAAATGTTGGAACACTTGGTTCCGCGAGAAGTTTAGTTGTAGCCACTCATGCAGAAAGAAGAGGTGATGTTCAGTTTGCAAAAAAATATATGATGCTCAAGGGTGTCTACACTTTGTTTTGGAATTATCTCCATGAAATCTACAATATAATCAATATTTGTGAACTAAATGATATCAAGTTATATCTTATCCCCATGTTAGACCCATTTGACCCCAAATGGTATAAAAAACAATATGACATTGGTTTTAAAGAGGGTGAATTCAATGAACAAATTCAATTTATAGAATCAAAAATAGATAAGTATATAATAGAAGATATGAAGTTAGACCCTTTGGGGGCTAACATTATAAAACGATTACCAAGGGGCCATCCGTGTGCCGAAAGTCACGAAAAGTACGGTACTAAGGTTGGTGAGAAGTTAACAATATGAACAACATATTAAGGTTCCCCACCAAAAAGAAATGGGAACCTACTGGATACAGAATTAATCTATACACAGAAGAGGATATCTATATAGTTCTCTTATGCCTCAACATCTCCGATGATTTAGATGAACCGCAAAAATGGGTCAGAAAAGACCTACGCACCTTAGAGCCAGAATTTGTTATAGACAAGATGTCTACATGTCTTGACAATCAAGTTTTGTCCGATGCTTGTAAAAAAAGTATTAGGAAAATAATCAATTCAATAGAGGTCATACCTCTGTCAGCACTACACAATTAAGGAGAGACCATGTAATAGAAATCTTTATGATGGATATCAATTTTTTAACCAACCATCTGGAGAGATACCAAATGCCAAGACGCAAAACGAACCTTCAAGTAATCGAAAATTTAAATTCCGATGTGAAAAGGGTGAAAGAGAAATCTACCTTAAAAATGCGTATAGAGGATTTAATTACAGTCGATGCAATCACAGAAACCCAAGGACAATTTTTTGCAGAGTATAAAAAAGATTGTAAAGCAATGTTACTACATGGGTGTGCTGGTACAGGAAAAACATACATTGCCCTGTATCGAGCATTAGAGGAGGTTTTACAAAGAGGAAACCCATACAAGAAAGTAGTCGTTATTCGGTCAGCAGTCCCATCAAGAGAGATAGGTCACTTGCCGGGCGATGAAACAGAAAAGACACAAGTATACATGCAACCATATATTGACATGTGTTCCGATTTATTCCCAAAGAAAACACAAGCATTCCAAAGACTAATTGAACAAAAATATGTAGAGTGGATGATTACATCTTTTGTAAGGGGAATCACACTGGACAATTCAATTATAATAGTCGATGAATGTCAAAATATGAACGACATGGAGATAAATTCAATCATAACTCGCGTAGGACACAATAGTAAGATACTATTCTGTGGAGATTTCCGTCAAACAGACCTATATAAAAGAGGTGATTTGAGTGGATTGCAGAAATTCATGGTAATTGCTGAAAATATGCCTTCATTTAGGACTTTAGAGTTTGATACAGACGATATTGTTAGGTCTGACCTAGTAAAAGAGTACTTAGTGGCGAGAATGTCATACGAAGAACAATATGGTACTTGACTTTTGCTAAAAGGCCGTGTATAATGGTCACATAATATAGGATTTTTACATAATGTTTACACATATTGACAAAAAGCACGATTTCCCCCAGTTAATGAGGGAGAATTTTGAAGGAAAACGGACATATGTAACGGAAAATGGTGATAGATACCCTTCTATCACCACCGTTCTTGGATATAAGATAAAACCAGCCATAAAAGCATGGAGAAAGAAGGTAGGAGAACAGGCAGCGAACAAAATATCGCGTCAATCGTCTGTTCGAGGAACCAAAATTCATGGTATTTGTGAGGATTATCTTAATAACAAGGAACTTGATACTAAAATGTTGTCCTTTGTAGAGGAAGACATGTTCGATAACATGCGCCTTTACCTTGATAAGATAGATAACATACACGCGATTGAACAATTTTTGTACAGCGACCATCTAAGACTTGCTGGTCAGGCTGATTGCATCGCTGAATTTGAGGGAAAATTGTCAATCATCGACTTTAAGACATCCGCAAAACTCAAAAAGAAGTCATATATCAAGAATTATTTCGCTCAATGTGCTGGTTATGCCATCATGTTTGAGGAAAGAACTGGTATTCCAATAGACCAAAGTGTAATTATTATAGGTGTACAAGACGAAGAACCACAACTTTTTGTAGAACATCGTGACAATTACACAGATTACCTACTAGAATGTAGAGATTTGTATGAAAATAACGCTTGACATTTGGTTGGTAAGCTGGTATTATAAATAAATTAACTCGTTGAAACAAGTCAAACGGTTAACAGGACGAGGGTGCAAATCCCTCCGCCTCCACCAATTAATCCTTATAGACTCGACTAAGGGGGCGAATAGGATCGACTGGGACTTATTAGAGGAGTGGAGAGTTCGGAAATGGAGCTGCCGTAAGTGCGACAAAACTATAAACGCAGAAGAAGATACTGCTTATGAGGATTACGCTTTAGCGGCGTAAAATCGCTCGGGGTTCGGGGACGCCTATCAACAGAAGTCCCCATTTTTATCTCATTAAGAGAAGGAGGAAGATATGTGGTTAATTACAGGACTCATTATCGGAGTCGTAGTTGGAGCATGGATTAAAGACCGAAAATCTTGGTTAGATTTTCTTGACTCACCATTTGATAAGCTGCCGTTTTAACAAACTAACACTTTCAAATGTACAGTTGGTTTTTGACCGCCGTATGTGCTGTATCACTTTGTTTGATACCAGTACAAAATGCGAATGACTACTTCATCGAAGAAGACAGGGTTTTAGTTGTTGACGAAGCAATAATCTTTATCGATAAAGAAATATCTTGTCTTGCAGTTAACATTTATCATGAAGCAAGGGGCGAAAGCAAAGAAGGTAAACTTGCAGTTGCTTTCGTAACCTTGAATCGTGTTAAAAGTAATGCATATCCAGACACAGTTTGTGGCGTTGTTTATCAAGGATACCACAAACCGTCTTGGAGAGATGAAACAAAAATGGTTCCAATCAGGCATCGTTGTCAGTTTAGTTGGTACTGTGATGGTAAACCCGACATAGTACGCGATTTCAACATATACGAAGAAATCATTAAACTGTCAATAGATGTTTGGGAAGATAGGTATGAAGATAATACAAATGGAAGTTTGTTTTATCATGCCGATTATGTGGAACCGACATGGGCGCAACACATGGCGAAAACAGTAAAGATAGATAGACATATATTCTATACCGCGAGTTATTAATGACAAACAAGACTCATAATTTTATCGTGACAGGTGGATGTGGATTTATTGGTTCACATTTAGTAGAAGCATTACTCCTACATGGACAGAATGTTCTTGTCATAGATGATATGAGAACTGGGAAGACTAAACTCGATAGTAAGAATGTAGAGTACTTACATCAAGATGTTGCATCAGCAATTCCAGTTGGAAAGTTTGACGCAATATTTCACCTAGCCGCCACGCCCAGAATTAGGTTATCTCAGAAAGACCCATTCGGGACAATCACAAATAACTTTAATTCAACAATGGTTGTTGCTGAGTATGCAAGAAGAGAACGAATTCCTTTGTTTTTCGCTGCTTCTTCTAGTACTCAGTTTCTTCATCATCAAGATAATCCTTATACTTTTTCTAAATGTGTAAATGAAGAAGTCTTACAACTCTATAATAAAATATACGATTTAGAATATCACATGTTGTATTTCTATAATGTATATGGCCCGCGAGAAGCAGACTACGGTGAATATAGTACTGTAGTTAGAGCATTTAAAAAATGCGTAGAAGAGGGAACCCCTCTCAGAGTTTTTGGTAGTGGTAGAAAACAGAGAGACTTTACTCACATACACGATGCCATAGATGGTATACTAAAATTGCTAACAACAAAAAGTAAACCAAGAAATGTTCATTTAGGTTCTGGTAATCCAGTAAGTATATTGGATGTCGCAAAGGCATTTGACCATGATTTCATTCATGAATTCGATAAGCCTGGCGAGGCAGAAATAACAGAATGTGAAAAACCATATATTGAACCTTCATATGATGTTATAGCATATATCAAAAAATGGAAACAAGATTTTGAAGAAGAACAAATATTACATAATGTAAACAAAGATTTAAGAAAAGTGGAAGAAAAATATGCCAAAATTGATAGTGGACAATGACAAAGAAGAAGAAAAGGTTAGTGATGTATTCATGGTCACTAAAGAGTTTCATACATCAGCCGAGTTCTCACAACACATAGAAAAGAAAGCTGTTCAGGCGGGAAATTATATTGATGTTCTTGTTGAATATTGTGGCAGAAATGAAATCGAAATAGAGAGTGTTAAGAAATTACTTACAGCATCTCTAAAGGAAAAAATCAAAGCAGAAGCAATTGGACTTAACTTAGTTAAGGGACAGAAGTCTTGTAAGTTACCTATATGATTGAACCTTATGAAGTTTATAAACTATACCTAGCGATTAAACTTCATTTCACTACTAAGTCATATGATGTAGTGAAGTATAAGGGTAAGGTTAGAGTAAAACCAGAGACTTTTCGTAAAAGAAAAGATATGGTATCTATAAAGAAACTTGCCAGAGACTATAAACGCGAGGAAATAATAGATTTTTTAGTTGCTAATTTTGTATCTGGAGAACGATGGGGTGGATTGTTTGATATACAGGCATCCAAGAGATACGAGGATTGGAAGATAAAAAAGAATCAGAGAGAATATCTCTTCAAAAGAGATGTCTCAAAGATACTACTAGAGATGGAAAAACAAAAAGTTGACGCTTTTTTTGAAAAAAATGGAAAACAGGGCTTGACTTTTCGTCTGTACTTTGGTAGAATGATCGAAATTGAAACTCTTGTTATATTAGATAAGATTTTCGATTTTGTAGAAGAAACGGATGATATTTTACTAGAAGATGTTGTACTGCTAGTTAAAAAATATCGACCTTTCATAAGGGTGACCGACTCAATGAAGGAAGTCGCCAAAACACTTACTCAAAAACCTGTATAAATAGGAGTATACATTATGAGTAGGAAACTACGACCTCAGAATGATGAGAAGCGTATACGGAGAGTACCTAGTGAAGATAAGACTAGGCTTGACAAATACAAACATCTCGTGTATAATGAGGAAATCTATGAGTCTGAAGAGTTTTTGGACGCTTTAGATAAAAAAAGTAAAATACAACGCAAACATAAACCAATATAACGCACAAGGAGAAATATATGTCGTTTAATACTATAGAAGAGCTACGCAAGTCGCGTGGCAACATGGACACTCTCATGTCACAAGTTGAGAAGATGTCTACAACCACCACCGAGTCTAATGACGATGGTAGGGAATGGAAACCAACTGTTGACCAAGCTGGCAATGGGTATGCAGTCATCCGATTTTTGCCCCCAGCAAAAGGTGAAGACCAATATTGGGCACGACTCTGGACTCATGGTTTTCAAGGGCCTACTGGAAAGTGGTACATCGAAAACTCTCTCACAACTCTAGGACAACAAGACCCTGTTTCAGAATTGAACAGTGAATTGTGGAATAGTGGTGTTGAGTCTAACAAAGACATTGCTCGTAAACAAAAGCGTAGACAGTCTTTTTACTCCAACATTCTTGTTGTGAAAGACCCATCGAATCCAGAAAATGAAGGTAATGTATACCTTTATCGTTATGGCAAAAAAATCTTCGACAAAATTCAAGACTTGTTAAAGCCAGAATTTGAAGATGAAACTCCAGTAAATCCTTTTGATTTCTGGGACGGCAGAAACTTCAAACTGAAGATTCGTCAAGTTGAGGGATTCCGAAACTATGACAAGTCGGAGTTTGAGTCTGCTCCATCACCAGTAGCTGCTGATGATGAAATTGAGGCAATTTGGGCGAAACAATACTCTCTTGCAGAGATTGTAGACCCATCTAACTTCAAGTCTTATGAAGACCTTAAATCCAAATTGGATATGGTTCTTCAAGGTGCAAGCAAGGTTCCTACTGCTTCAACTGTTGCAGCCCAGACAGGCGACATTGAAGATGACTTGTTTGTTAACCAACAATCTGAAACTACGGTAGTCTCCAATGGTTCAGATAGTGATGACGATGCAATGTCGTACTTTGCAAAACTTGCTGACGATTCCTAATATCGTTTAAGCGTTTGCGAGGGGCGACATAAATAGTGTCGCCCCTTTTTTTATGGCAGAAATTATGGATGGAATTATATTTGGCGGACAATTAGAAGACTTTGCTGGTTCAATACACAAAGAAGATTCTAAAAACATTTCAATGAGAAGGTCTTCTGGTGGTCACAAGATTGCCACCTTTTTGAGGCAGAATGGTTATGAAATTGATGTAGTAGATTATGTCCATCGCTGGAAAATAGAACAACTCAAACAATATCTAAAACCAATCGCAAAGGATTGTAAGTTCTTTGGATTTGGTTCTACATTCTTTTTAGACAGTCCAGTTGTCAAAGAACTGGTTGCGTGGTTAAAAGAAGAGTATCCTAATGTACCGCGTGTCGCTGGTAGTCAAAATGATAGCATGCGTAGTTTGGACATGGATTGGTATGTCTATGGTTATGGTGAAAATGCCATGTTAGAACTACTCAAACATTTTGATGGTGGGCCAGAACCCATACACTACAATAAAGTAATTAACTGTTATGTAAATTACAAATCATTTCCAAAAGAAGATTTAACAGTATCCTATCAAGAAAGAGATTTTGTCAATCCACGCGAAATCATGATGATAGAGTTTGCCCGTGGGTGTAAGTTTAAATGTAAGTTTTGTAGTTTCCCGATACTAGGTGTTAAGGGGGATTACTCTCGTACAGCACAAAGCGTATATGATGAGATGTCAGAAAACTATGACAAGTGGGGTATAGAACACTATCTTGTTATTGACGAAACATTTAATGATAGTTCAGAGAAAATAGAAAAGTTTGCTAATGCAATAGAGAAACTTCCTTTCCAACCAAAGATGACCGCATTTATTCGTGGTGACTTACTTGCTTCGCGTCCTAGAGATTGGGACAATCTAATTAAGATGGGAATTACATCTCATTTCTATGGTATTGAAAGTATGAACCACAAGGCAGCTAAATCGGTTGGTAAGGGGATGAATACTGGTAGGATACAAGATGGTCTATTAGAAGTAAAAGAATACTTTCAGACAAATGCTGGATACTACAAGGGTCTAATATCCTTGATTGCTGGTTTGCCTTATGAGACTATTGATAGTTTACGCGAGACAGTTAGATGGTGTTCTGAATACTGGTCTGACCAGAGTTATCATATGAACATATTGATGATTAAGTTATTAGGTAAACCATCTCTCAATCATAACTCAGAATTTGATTTGAATTGGAAAGATTACGGTTACAGGGAGTCCCAGTTCCCCAAAGATGATATAAAGTGGGATATGAGTATCAATCCGTTCTATAAGTTCCTCTATGAGTATGTGGCGACCTCTGGCGAGTACATTATGTGGGAAAATGACCATACTAACATGTATGATTGTTTTAAATTCTGCGTAGAAGAGTTTAGTCAAGCTAAGTTGAAGAACGCATTAGACCCATTTATGTATGATAAGTTCTTTATTGACCCAACTGTAAAGTGGAGTGATTTTGCTACTGAGACACATATGGAAAGGAGAGAATCCCATATCTTAGAACATGTGGATGGATATATTCAGTCTAAACTTAATCTTGCATCAAGAGTTTAGTTTCTGGGTCAACCATTTGACTACTGGTATCTCTGTAGACACCAATTTTCTCTACCTTAGTTGCACCGACACCACTTCCTGTACTTGGCATGGTTGCAGTTCTTATTTCACTTGCTAATTGATTTTGTGAGGCAGCAGCTGCGTCTGCGCTTCTTCCAAACTCTGCGGCTGAAGCTTCTGAGGTAGCCATATTAATTGTTGTTGGCCCAGTGGGTGATGTTCCAGCTTGAGTTGATTCAATTGGTGCCATATCAGCAGCTGAAGTTTCAGTGATATTCATTTTTAAAGTACCATCTGGGTTATGCGTGGCACCATATTGCTCATCCCATGATGCTTGTTTCTTTTCCATTGCCTTAACATTACCACCAGTTAAGCCTGGGTTATCCATACTTGGTCTTGGTGGAGCAGTTCCATCACCTTCCATTAATTTCGCCAATTTCTCCTGTACAAAGTCCATTATCATCCCATAGTTTTCTTTATACGCTGGGAAGTCTCCAACAGCAGCAAGAGATGCGTGGGCATCGTGTGGTCTTGGATCTTCTTCAGTACCAAATGCATCGTTGTATATGTCTCTTGCCAATAAACCAGCATCAATAGTAAGTGACCCAGCTACACTTGGAACAAACATACCAGCTGCCTCTGCACCAGCACCAGCAAAGTCTCCTTCAAATAATCGTGAAATTGCAAATCCTAACCCAGCACCAGCGCCGATAATTGGAATTGCTTTTAATCCAAATTTACCAACATGTTTTGTAAATGATTTTGCCATCATTTTGGGGTCTGGTTTTGGTAGTTTTGGTTTTTTCATTTTTACATCAACATTATCGTTAGCTGACGCAACTGGAGTTGAATTGATTGTTGAACGGGCATCAATGGTATCTATAGGTGGAGTATTAACTCTTGGAGCATCTATAGGTTGTTTTGTATTAATGTCGATAACATTACTAGTAGGTGATTTTGGTTGACCAGCAGCATTTAGTGATGATGCAACGGATTTACTAGGTGGTTTTGGTAGTTTGCTAGCCAGTGTAGTTACACCTTTGCCAACAGCTTGAAGCGCGGGTTTCAACATATTGTCTAATGTTTCTGTTAAAATGGGAACACCAGACATTATCTTACCAAGGTTTTTTGTTATTCTTTGACTGAGGTCACCGAACACACCACCCAGTTCTTCTAACGATTCATCAACTCTATTTCTTAACGCTTCTGATGCTTCTTCAGCTTTTTCTCCACCACCTAAATTATCAAAAAGACCCATCGCTTGAGCAGCTGCCAATCCTCCGAGTCCAGCAGCCATTCCACTACTCATGCCGCTTCCTTTTCCTCCGCCCATACCAAGTCTTGCCCTAATAGAATTTTCTGACTCAACTGCTGGCCCAGAAGCAGCACTCAAACCAGAAGCCATAACTGCGGTGTCTCCTTTTATATCAACTAATACTTTTTCGATATCTTGTAATTGATTTACTACTGGGTCTCTACTAGAAACATCTGACAATGTAGATGTGGCTTGTGATGCTGATACTCCTGTTCCTGCTGATGATATTCCACCACCCATTCCAGCACCAGCAAATTTTCTTTGTCCGCCACCACCGATTCCACCAGCCTCTCCAGGCGCGTTTATTGGTTCTGGAGCACCAAATACAGCATCTCCTATTCCATATCCTAAAGCAGTACCACCGACTTGTCTTCCAAAACCTCCAGATGCTCTAACGCCAGATTGGGCTACTCCTTTGCCGCCTCCCAAGAGTTTTTGACCAAATCTAGTAAAAAATCCTATCAACTTAATTTCTCCATTTATTAGACTTCATATCGTCTGCTTTTTTCTTTAAATGTTGGACTAACATTGATATATACACTTGCCTTTCCCACGGAACCCAACTCTCTATTTCTGTTAAACTATATTTATGTTCTTGCATAAGTAGAAAGTTCGTTTTAAAGTAATTTTCTAAATTCTCATGAAAAAGGCTTATCCGAAAAAATCGTAATACCCATTCAAAAAGGTTTTGTTATTCTTTTCGCATTTCGGACAACTATATTCAATCTCGCTTTCTATCACGGGCATTGACTCAAAAAACTTTTTAAATGCCTTGAATTGTTCTGAAGTAAGGTTATCAATAAATTCTTCCTTATCTTCTGGACTCAAATCTTCAGATTCAATGATACTGTCTCCAGCAAATATTTTGTCAATACATAGTTCCGCGACCTTAAATACATCCCCTTCTGTTTCTGACTTACCTAACATCATCATTTCTTTTACATTTGGATATCTCATTTCAACTAATACATCCTCAGAAAGTCTTACTTCTTTTTCATGACCTTCTGTTTCATGTAATTTAAAATTACCCAAATCAATAGTGATGTCGATAGCATTTTCACAATGACCGCAGGCTAGTCTCGCCTCTACTGTTTCTGATATTGAAACCTTCCTTAGATTTAAAAAGATATTTTGCATATCAAACACTGGAAGTTCATCTCCAGAAATTTCACCAAATGAACAGTTCGTGATAATTTGTTGAGTAGCCTTTATCATCTCATCTATATCTTTGGTTTCGTTTGCTAATATAAGCAGTTTCTCCTCTTTAACTAGGAAAGGTCTGAATTTTACACTCTTATTAAGAGAGTGTACGCGAACATCTATCAGAGGATGTTCTGTCTGTGGTAGTGCCATATTATCCTCCAAACCTATTCCGAAAACGACATATATCCATTCATTATATTGACATTTGTCGCTTCGCACTTTTCACAATTAAAAAATACTTCATTTTCAATAACTGGGATTGTCGCAAAAAATAAATTAATTTTTGCAAACTCATCTTTTGTTAAATTGTCAATGAACTCTTCTTTTTCTTCTAAGGTGGCATCTGATATTATTTCGCCACCATACTCTACTTTATCGATACACAAAGCAGCTATATCGAAAAAATCTATTTGATTGTTTTTTTGTTCTGTTAGTACCATTGATGCGGTGGGATACTTCATTGATATTCTCAATTCATCGCGTATAGTTATGATATTTGTATGTTCTTTAACAACCTTCATTTTAAAGTTGTCCATATCAACAGCTATTTGATTCTCTTCACCGCACTCGTTACAGAAAATTAGATATTCTGGTGCATCTACATTTGATATTTTTTGCAATTGAATCCAGATATTTTGGGTATCAAAAATAGGTAAAGTAGTCGCATCTACTTCACCCAAAGAACAATTTGTTATGCACTGAGATATATTCTTGATAAGTGTTTGTGGGTCATCTATGGACTCAAACAATCTTTCTTCTTTTACCAAGAATGGTCTAAAAGGTATTTCTTTATCTAAAGCATAAACATAAATGTTTGTCAAAGGATATTCCGCCTTTGGTAAAACCATTACAAACCTCCAAAATTTTAATCAAGCCAATCGTTAATACTATTTGCTACCTTGTTGTTTATAGCATTTCTAATACTTCCCTTACGGAAGTTAAATATACCAAACAATCTTTCTGCCTCACCAGCTGAAACTCCCCTAGAAGTCCATCTTCTAAAGGCAAATGTTACATTAACTCTCACAATACCCTCAGCACTTTGACCCATTGGTAGAATGTTCATAAGTCTTGGAAATGCATCATATAGTTTCCATCGCGTGACTCTGTTGTCTTCTCTATCTAGGGTGTAAACTTCTACTGAACCAGTGTAATCTTCTGGAAATGCCACTTCTTTGGATAGTGGGTCTGCAATGAGAGTCATCCAATTTTCAAAGTAGGTTCTTGCGTCCCAGTTATCGTCACAGAAAAATGTAAACGCTGCTGTATCACCAAAGTATTCTATACCATGCGCTCTTTGTTCTGTCCAGTGAGATATTTTTGTAGGTGTCCACATAATTTGCAGGCCTGGTATTTGTGCTTCCTCGCACAATAATGATACTTCTCTATCAGTCAAGAAATTAGCAGGACTGTTAATTAGTACCTCAAATCTATTTGACCTTGCGAGGTCATTCTTTCTGACTTTAGATATGAAGTCATTTGTTTTAAAATATGCCATTAAATCATGCTCCTAGACTTTTGGAATACGGTATTCTTGTTAACATTAAAATCTTCTACTGGCAAAAATATTGCGCCTTTCCAATCTTGTGGATTGATTTCATAAAACCTTGACCTCATCTGTCTGGTTAAGTATCTTTTGACACATGGTTTTACTTCTGGGAATGTTGCTGAATTAGATAACAGGTTCCAGTTATATCTCATGGTTGTTTTGTCATCTATTCCCCTGTCGTTTACTGTTTCCATGAGTTTGCCTAATAACTGCGCTCTCATCATATAAGGTAGATAATGCAAATTCAATCCCCAGAATCCATCATTGGTTGGTTCAAAGGGGAGACACAAAGGAAACGCATCAAAGTACGGTAATTTTTCTTTGTGTTTAGCATCATATCTAAACATGTACATAGAACCAATTTCAAATTGACTTACTATCTTTCCTATGTCAGATGATATAGCGCTGGACGGACTGTTTACGCCACGCATAATCTGCCTTACTTGGTTCATGTACCAATTAAATGACTTTCTTCCAGAGTCGGAGTTGGGTCTTATTTGTAGAAATGGATTTGCCATAGCGACTATTTATAATACATTCCCAATTCTTTTTCAGTAATTATTTTAAATTCCCATCCTCTATTAAGACAAAATTCTTTTGCTGATTTCCACTTTGCTCCATTGACACCATATTGGGCAATTTCTTGTAAGTACTTTTTTGTTTTCCTTCTTGGTTCTGGAGGTTTGGTGAATCGTTCTGGTTTGATTTCTATCAGATATGTACCACCAACGGTCTTTAGATAGAAGTCTACAAAGTATCTGTGTATTTTCATGTCTATGGGTGACCTATAAGGTATCGCTATAGGTTCAGATGCCCACTCTAAAACATCTTGGTTCTTGTCGCACCAATTCATAAATTTTAGTTCATAGGCAGACCTATAAATAACCTGTGAAACATTCCCACGATACTTTTTTGTGTTTTTTGGAATAAATTTCCCTTGGTGAATATCTTTTCGGTACGGCATGTTATAAATAGTCCAATAAAATCATAAATACTATTTATTCGGAGTTTTTACATGAGCAGTTCCATTTACAATTGGTTAGATGAAAAACTAGGTGGTATACTGCCAGGCGCGGTGCCACTTGGTGGTGGGGAACGAGACCAAGGCAGTGACCCAGAAGCAGCAGCTAACAAAGTTGCCAATGCGAACTCAACAGCAACTGATAAAAATAATACCTCCAAAGAAAACAAAACTGCTACTAGAAGGAAAGTTACTTTTCAACAATTATCTTATCCAGACGGACTAGATAACACAGAAGAGTTTCCTCACCAAATCATATTCAATGTTTTAATTAGAGAAAGTTCTTTGGAATCTGGGGCAAACTCAGACATACCTAAAGCTGGCCGCGGTGAAACCTTTATGGACGATATGTCAAATGAAGGTGCAAAAGAAGTAGTAAAAAGTGTTGCGAAAGGTTCCGTTGTAGGTGCTACAGTTGCTTACGGTCTAACTCAAAATGCAATAAAGGGTGGTGCTATTGCTGGTCTTGGATTTCTAGGTAAAGATTTTTTTGCAGATAAAGTTGGACAACTAACTCAACCAAAGATGGCAAGAAGGAATGTCGCTTCTATTAGATTAGCTATGCCACAATCACCACAAAACAAAATGACTGCGGAATGGGATGTAACCGATTTTGGTGCCCTCATGGGTGCTATTGCTTCAAAGGATGGTGATAAAGCATTGAAAGATATGATTCGAGATGCAGACATGCAAACTGAAGCTGGACAATCTTTGTTAAGAACTGCCGCTGGTACATTGAACATAACAAAACAATTAGGATTAAACTTACCACTGCAATCAAGTATAGAATTGATGACTCGTAAAGTGCAGAACCCATTTAAAGAAACACTATTTAAAACTATGGGATTTAGGGACTTTCCTTTTGTATTTAAATTTGCACCCAAGAACAGACATGAGTTACTACAGGCATTAAAAATTGTAAATGTATTTGAAAGGTTTATGACTCCACAAAAATCTCCTGCTAAGTTATTCCTTGAATACCCAGCTGAGTTTGAGATAGTGTATATGTACAAAGGTAAAGAAAATGCTTACTTTACAAACTTTTTTAATGACACTGCTTTGACTAGTTTCCAAGTTGACTATGGTAACAACGGAATGTATACCGCGTTCCAAGGAACAGAAGGTGCTCCATCTGAAATTACTATGAGTCTAGGATTCAAAGAACTTACACTTCTTCACAGAGATGCTATTGTTGACTTCACAGACCAAAAAGAAGTTATGGGTGGATTCGACCAAGGGTCTATGGGTATAGGAGAGGGTGCTACTATTTCTGGGGAAACACAAATTACACCAGACCCCGCTACAGCAAAAATTACTGAGACTAGTAACGCAGAACCCTCATCAAGTAGTGGAGACAGTCAATAATGTCATTTTTTAAACAATTTCCTAGAACTCTTTATCTTGTAGATGGTACTCTGGTAAACATACCAGATTTATTTCGCCGTGTCAAACCGAATGAGTTATTTGACAACATGGCTTATCTAAATGAATATGAAGTTCAAGATGGACAAAGACCAGAACATATTTCATACGATTTATATGAAACTGTTGATTACTACTGGGTTATATTAGTATGTAACAATATCATTGACCCATATCATGATTGGCCCAAGTCAAACCTAGATTTAGCTGAATTTGCAAAACAAAGATATGGTGAAGAAAACTTAGGTAAGATACACCATTATGTTGATTCAACAAATGAAAATATTAGGGTTAATTTTGATGAGACAAAATTTAATTTAAATCAAATTAAAATTGTTACCAATATTCAACACGAAGAAAAAATAAATGAAGAGAAAAGAAAAATCAAATTACCTAAACCAGAGTTTATAGAAGAAATATCTGGACAATTTAGGTCATTGATAAGAGGAAGATAATACATTATGGCACAAGTACAAATTCAAGCCGCTGGTGGCGTAGATATTGGAAAAATAATGCTCAAAGCTTCTCAAGAAGCTGGTGGTAAAGAAGTAGAAATCACTAACATGGTTGGTGATATTGTTATTCAAGAAAGTATTCATACAAATTATATGACTATGGAGTTAACATGTGGTGACTCCGCAAATCTAATAGGTACACTTCCTATAGTTGGTGGTGAACTAATAACAATTAGGTTACATTCAAATCATTTGGAGTCAGATAAAGATTCACAAATTATCCACCAAACATTTGTTATAGATTCAATTGTAAACAGAAGATTCAAAGATGACAGGGAAGAGACTTATACTATAAAATGTATTACTCCAGAAGGATATAAAAACAATACTACTGTAATCAGTGAAAGGTTTTCTGGGCCTCCGCGAGACATATTCCTAGAAATTTATAACAGGTTTATTAGGGATGGAAAAGTAATAACTGACGAAATACAAAAAGAGGGCCCAGATTTAAGTTTTCTTGACATGTCACAACAAACTTTTAAGAAAGATAATCACTGTTTTATTTCTAATTACTGGACACCTTATAAATGCATGAATTATTTGGCGAGTAAAGTTGCACCAGCTCCTGCTGCTGGAAAAGAATTGATGCCGAATGTAAAATATTTTCAGTCTGATAAAGGACATTATGTAACAAGTCTTTCTAAGTTAGCTGCTTTTTACAAGGAACAGGGAGTTATATATGATGAGTTTTTCTTACTACCCAATAATGATACTCCATTCATGTTAGATGAACAAAGAACAACAGTTAGTGGTTATAGATTTTTAACTCCATTTGTATCAAAACAATTAAACACAATGGGAACTTTGGAAATGCCATTTTACACGCATGACATTAAAGACCAAGTTTCTGGATTTCAAGGTAATATGACAGTCGGGTTTGACATGACAACAAGATTACCTTATCATATGGAATTTGATTATACACCAAATCAACCAGAAAGAAGAAAACAGAATGTAAGAACTATGCCACAGGGGTATGAGGATTTTTTCCATCTTGAAGACTTAACAACAATGAGACAGTTGTCAATGTCAGAACCAAGGTCTGCTTTGAATGTACAGATAGGTTCCTCTCAGATATGGACTGATAATGACTTTGGTATTGATTGGAGATTTTTCTTGGACACTGCTTACAGAGATACCGCGATAGAAGAGTTAAATAGATTGGAGATTGCTTTTACTGCTCCAGGCAGAACAGATATAGACTTGGGTATGTTAGTGTATCTGAATATACCTAAAACTGGAGAAAAACCAAAAGGTTCCACATCTGTGTTTGATAAAAGACTGTCTGGAATTTATATTATAACTGCAATAAGACACGGTGTGGGTACTGCTGATAGTAGTCACAATATGCGAATAACATGTGTCCGAGACAGTGTGGGGAGGGATGACTAATGTCAATTAATAAAATGAACACAAGATATCCAACTTTTGCTTGGTGGCAGGGTGTTGTTGAAGATAGAAATGACCCAGAAAAATTTGGAAGATATAAAGTTCGTATTTTAGGATATCATACACTTGATAAAAGTGTATTACCAACCGAATCTCTGCCTTGGGCTATTCCTATGCAACCAGTTACCTCTGCTGCTATATCTGGTGTTGGTTCATCACCAACTGGGTTAGTGGAAGGTTCTGCTGTTATTGGGTTTTTTGTTGATGGAGATGATGGTCAAATACCTGTTATCATGGGTTCATTTGGTGTTGAGGATAATGTTCCAACCGTCTTGCGTGAAGGAGAGGCCTCTCCAGAAAGTCCAGAATCTTTGGCACGAAGAGGATTCTATGACCCCAATGGAAAGTTCCCACGCAGAAAACAATTAAAAGTACAAGAAAACATAACAGATAATGTCTTAAAGGATAAAGTAAAAGGATTTGTTTCAGATGGTCTTGGGGGATTAGTAAACGAAAGCGGAGACAAACTTACAGGAAAAGAAGAGGGTGTTGAAGAAGTAGATGTCGGAAAAAATGTATTAGAAGAGGCATCTTCATCCAGACTTTCCAGAGGTACAGAATCATCTGAAGCTCACTATTCTTTAAAAGCAAAAAGAGACTCAAGGACAGTAAAAATACCAAGAGGGTTTGCAAGTAAAATAACTGGATGGAACAATAGAGAAATTCCATTTGAACACGATGAAAGAAAGTCTCTTACAGATGCTATTGAAGGCATTGGGAATTTTATTACTAACAGTACAGATGAAAAAGACGATGGTAAAATTTTAGTCAAGCCAGGCTTGTACGAACCAACTTATTGGGAAGAACCGCACCCACAAGGTTCGGAGAATTCTAAATCTCAGTATCCTTATAACCATGTAAGAGAAACAGAAAGTGGACATGTGTTTGAAGTTGATGATACGCCAGGCGCAGAAAGAATTCATGAATATCATACCGCTGGTTCATTTAAAGAAATTCAACCAGATGGAACCAAAGTAGAAAAAATAGTTGGTGATGACTATGTTATTGATTTAAAAAACCGACTCATGTATGTCAACGGAAACTTTGACTTGATGGTAGAGGGTGATTATAACCTTAATGTTAAAGGTAACAAATACGAACACATATCTGGCCACTCTTATAATACGGTCAAGGGAAACAGACTGAATAAAATTCAAGGACATGAATTAGTTGATACACAGAGTTCATACTTGTTAATGACTGCTGGTAATTTCAATTGCCAAGTAGGACAATCTGACGGAGATAGTAAAAAAATTGGTAATTATAGACTGCGTGTTTTAGGAGAACACAATACAACAGTCCAAGGTAAACAAAAAGTTATGAATAGACAGGATTATAAACACACTGTCTCTGGAGACTTTACAGTAAATACAAGTATTAGAACTACTCTTGACCCAACTGCTGCCGTAGAAGCAGCCTCACAGGGTTCAGTTCCAACCCCAGATGCATTGATTACAGGTGGTTCAATCAAATTACAAGCTGTCAAGAATATTCAAGTAACAGCTAAAGCAGATGGTACACCAAAAGTGCCAGGCTCTCCTTTTGGTAGTTCAGTTAATATTGTTGGTGATAGAATTAATACTACCGCGAGAATAGATATGGTTGAAAGAATTGGTGGATTACCAGGCCCTGTACCTAATCCAGTTGATTTCCCACCGATACTTCAAACAGCAGACTCTTATGGTAAAAAATACGCTTTCCATATTGGTACTACTGCTGGTATGTCAAGAGTTGTATTGTCTGCTCCAACTGGGCCAATTTTAGATGGTCTTGTTCCAACTTTCTCAGTACCTACAATCGAAAACAAAGTTATCGGTGCTGGTACAATTGTTGACATGGTTGATGGTGCTGGACAGATAGACCAATTGATAACTGGTATTGGTAATATCAACCAAGGAGTTGGTGGTGCTGGAACGATAAACCAGAACATATCTTCTCCAAGCATTCTTGCTATGGTTGGTGGTGCGAATCCATTACCGTCTATCGGGCCTATTGTTGATGGTACAAGTCATAGACAGATGTCGCCTGCTTCTATCCTTGATAGAACAATTGGTTTCTACACTAATACTGTAGCGGGAATAACCACATTCGCTTCTACTGGTAATGTCCTAATAGGTGCGCCGGTGGTTGCTATAACGGCACCTGCTACTACCATGTCTGGTACTCTTACTGTTACTGGAATAGTTACTGGTACTGGTGTCACACTTCAAGGTCACACTCATGTATACGCGCCTGGTACTGGTGGTGCAAGTTCTCCGCAACCAGCAACAACTAGCACCTCTACTGGAGTAGGATAGATAAATGAGTTGTAAAGGAATAGGAGAAGCGTTTAGTGAACTTGCTGGAGGAATCGATGAGATTTCGGAAAAGCTAGACACCGCTATTGATGAACTTGTCGATGGTGTTGCGGATGGTATAGGACTAACCGCCGCCAAAGTTAAGTTTGACGCGATGCTGATAGAAATAGAAGCAGCTTTCCGAAAAGAATTTCCCGGCTTAGAAGATTTTTTTGAACAGTTAAAAGAAGGAATACCTTTATCAGAAGAACTTCAAACTGTTATGAATCTTGGCGCACAAACAGTTGCCGCTGTAGAGAAAGTCAAAGAGTTAAAAGAAAAGTATGGAAGTGACTCAGTAGTAGATGATATTCTAAACGACCCAGCTGGATTTGTTGATAGTTTGGGGGGTGACTTAGAAGCTTTGTGTGAAGCTATGCCTAATTATGAGAAGGCAAAAGATGGTTCAATTAAAGTCAAGGCAGCTAAATTTAATTTTGATGGTGCAGAACTAGATGTTCAAGAAATAGCAAACGAAGGTCTTTCACCAACGATAAGGAGAATCAAGGAATCTTTAAAGAACCTAACAGTAACCTTTGAGTCTGCTTCAACAACTGTTAATAAAGATTTAGCTAATCCATTTACTTAAAGGAAGTATTATAAATAGTCAAATGATTAAGAAACCTACTACAATATACAAAGATTTCGATTTGAGTTTTACAAAAAACCCAAATACAAAGGATATTGCTCGTAGAGTAGATGTTCAGGCGGTCAAGCAAGCATTAAAAAGTTTATTGTTGACTCAGTATTATGAAAAACCATTTCAACCCAACTTTGGTTCACCAATCAGAGGATTGTTGTTTCAACCAGTTGACTTGGTAACAGGAACTAATCTTGCTACTGAAATAAAAAGATGTATTCAAAACTTTGAGAAAAGAGTTGTAGTAGAGGATGTAGAAGTATATCCAGAAGTAGACCAGAACGCATTTAGATGTAAAATATTTTTCTACATAAGAGGTATAAAAAATTTACAAGAACTTGGAATAGTATTAGAGAGGGTAAGATAGTGGCAGTCAAAAATGTAACAGAATTAGATTTCGATACAATAAAAACAAATCTAAAAACACACTTAAAAAATCAAACTGAGTTTGAAGACTATGATTTTGAAGCATCTGGTATTTCTCAACTTGTAGATTTATTGGCATATAATACACATTATAATGCTGTTCTTGCTCACATGGTATCAAACGAATCGTTTATTGATTCTGCGGTAAAAAGAAACTCGGTTGTGTCTATTGCGAAGACAATGGGATACACGCCAAGGTCTGCCCGTTCAGCAAAAGCAACTCTCGATTTAACTGTTGTTCCTGCTCCGTCTTATACAGCGACCAGTTTAACTATCAGTAAAGAGAAAGTTTTTACTTCCAATGTAAACGGAAGAAATTATAATTTTGTACCAGAAAAAGATTACAGTGTAGACAAATCGATTGTCAATGGTGTTTCAGCTTTTAGATTTACTGATATTGTTGTCGTGGAAGGAACAAGAGTACAAACATCCGAAGTAATTAGTTCTACAAATCGTTCTGGCCCAGTAGTACTACCAAATGATAATGTTGATACCACAACACTTTCTGTTAAGGTTCAGACCTCTACAACTAATTTAAACGCGACCACATTTGCTAAATCAGAAACAATTACAACCGCTAAATCAACTTCAGCGATATATTATCTTGAAGAGAGAACGGATGGATACTACCAAGTTGTATTTGGTGATGGTGTTTTAGGTAAACAATTAGATGTTGGAAATATAGTTATATGTGACTACATCATTTCTAATACCACAGAAGGTAATGGTGCAAGAACATTTAGTCCACCCACGAATATTACAGGAACAGGAGAACAAATAACAGGACAAACGAAAAGTGCCTCCAGTGGTGGATTTGATTTAGAAACTGTAGACAGTATTCGATTTAACGCACCGCGATTCAACTCTGCGAAAGGTAGGGTTGTTACTGCAACTGACTACGAAACAGCAATCAAACAGTCCAACCCCAATATTAAATCCGTAACTGTGTGGGGTGGAGAAGACAATGTGCCTCCAGTTTACGGTAGAGTTTACATATCATTACAACCTCAAAGTGGGTTTGTTATAACAGAATCAGAAAAAGATGATTTAGTTAAAAATGTTATTAATCCAAAACTACCAGTATCTTTGGTTACAGAGTTTGTTGATTCAGAAAACTTGTTTATCGGATTTAATATCGCGGTTACTTATGACCCGAAATTAACCACACAGAGTTCAGATGCAATCAAGACAGATATTTTAAATAAAATTTCACAACACTTTGAAACAAATGTTAATGAGTTGAAGAAAAACTTCTTCTTCTCAAAACTAAGTAGAGAACTTGATTTAGTAAATGATTCTATTATTGGTAACAATATAGAAATGAGATTAATGAAAAAAATAGCACCTACTATTGGTGAAGATACTAGGTATGAATTAAAATACAATAATAAATTATTAGCTAGTTCTGTAAGAACAAATTATTTTACTGCTAATATTAACGGTTCCCAAGATGAGGTCTATATAACTGATAGACCAGATGAAACCTTTACTGCGTCACAACAATACAACGGACAAAGATTTAATCTCGCAAAAGGTGACCTTATCTTAAAATTAAAAACAACCAACGCTGTTGTCGGTGGAACTGTGGGTACTATTGATTATGATACTGGGTCATTAGATATAAAATCTTTGAGAGTAGACGCGGTTAGTGGAGCATCAAACAATAATATCAGAGTTTATATAACTCCGCATGAAAGCGCGAAAAATATTTCTACAGATGATTTGGTTCGTGCAACCGAAGAACAATCATATGCTGTTACTGCTTTACCAGCAAGAAATATAATACTGTCCCTTGATGACTCTCAGATAGACACCACAAACAATGTTAAACAGGGTGTTGCTGTTACAATGATATCAAGGGTACAGGATGACTAATAGAATACCATCATATCTTGAGTATGTAAAAAATATCACTGTAACAAGCGGTGGTACTGGATATAATAGCTCAAGCTTAACAGTAAAGATTAGTGCTCCCACTGGTGATAACCCAATTCAAGCAACCGCAACTGCTACTATTGATTTTGCTGGTGCTGGTGACATCACCGCGATTAATGTTACTAATGCTGGTGATGGATATGAAGGAACTCCTAATGCTATAGTTCAAGGTGGTGCTACTAGTGTAGGCATAACATCTGGTAATTTAAATACTGGACTTGATGCTGGAACATATACTGGAGTTGCCCCTACTTCTACAAGTCAAGATGGTGTCCTTGCTACATTCAATATTGTTATTGATGCAAATGGTGATGTAACATCTATATCAACCAATGCAAAGGGTAATGGATTTGCACAGGGAGATACTATATCATTTCTTCCTACAGCACTCGGTGGTACAGGTTCAGAAAAAACAATTGTTGCCACTGTAACTCATATTGAAGGTGGCCAGAACGCTGTACTTGCAGTAGAGATTGATAAGATTGCAAAATCTGACATATATTCTCAACCAAAAATTTCTAAGATGATTGGGAATCAATTACCAGAATTTATTAGAGATGACCATCAACTTTTTGTAACTTTCATTGAAAAGTATTTTGATTTTTTAGAATCTACAAATACAACAGATTCAACCAAACACGGCCCATTAAAAGTACTACAGGATTTTCTATCTAAATTAGATGTAGACTTTAACGATGACGGAAGTATAAACACAGATGATAACTTCCTTAAAGAATTTTATAAAGACTATGCAAAAGATTTACCTTTAGGTCAGACTGCTAAATTAAGTCTTGTACTAAAAAGAATCAACGACTTCTATACCGCAAAAGGTAGTAAAGAAGCAATAAAACTTTTATTTAGAATACTTTACGATGAGGATGTAGAGTTATTTAATGCACAAGAATTCGTACTTAGACCATCTTCAAGTAAATGGCAACAAGATTATGTTGTTAAGGTATACGAAAGGTCAACATATATCAATGCAACCACACCCGATTATGACCCACAGGATTTTTCTGGTCAACAAGTAGACCTTCATTATTATCAGTCAACTGGTTCGGTTACAAATTCTTTTACTAAAAGAGCAAGTGTTCAATCTGTTAAGAAGATTGCTTACACTAACCCACAAGCATATGAACTCGTTTTAACTGGGATTGATAATACATTCTCATTGCCCGGCGGTGGTGCTGCCAGTGTTTCATATGATGAAATATTACAACCAGAAATAGCTGGTGACATAGGAACAATTGTAGGAACAGGAAGTGGTGGTGTTTATGAAAACCCAGATGTTTCAGTAGTTGATGGCACATATAGTATTGGTGCTTCAGATTACAGTTCTTACATTGACATACCTTATTCAAATAATCTTGTTGTATCAAAAGGCACTTATGTAAAGACAGCTGGAAACAAAATATACCTTGCTGTTAATAGTGGAACAACAAGTAATAGTGGAAGTGGCCCAACTCACGAATCGGGTGAAAATACAGATGGTAGTGTTAAATTTAGATTTATTCAACTAACAACTGCTACAGGTCATTATAGTACAGGAAGTTCTGGTGCTACATTTACTGTCGTTATTGCTGGTAACGCGGTATCTAGTGTCACAGTTACAGATGATGGTACAGATTACTATCCGAATGAAGTTATAGAAATTCCTGCTACTAAGTTTGGTGGAACAGGAACAGGTGTTAAAATAAAAGTTGCCACTATCACCAATGGTAAAATTAAAAAGGCAATTATTATAGATGGTGGTTCTGGTTTTGCTGCTAATCCAGATGTTCTCATAACTCCAAATAGTTCAGATACAATTGCTACTACTGCTCTTTTAGAAACAAGAACTACGGATGGTGCAATAACAGATATAGTATTTACTAACAATACAAGTGGTGTTGGATATAATAATTTACCAGCTTTAAGAATATCTGTAGGTCTGACACTCACCTTTGTTAGTTTAGCAGGAGAGACTTTCCCATCTGGCGGAACAGATGTTTTCAGTGCCATGAAAGGTATTGTAACAAGAGTGTTAAACTCTGCAAAATTTAATTCTATAAAGACAGGTTCAAGTGCAACTGCTGGTGGATTTAAAATTGGTGATTCATATGTTATCAATGAAACTGGTGGTATTCTGGGAGTGTATGCTACTGATTACTTCCTTGAAGATTATACAATAACTGGTATATCGAATAATGCATATATTAGAATTACCTCTCTTGATGCAAATGGATACCCTGCTACATTTGAAGTACTCGCGGTAGGACAGGGATTCAATAGAGAAGATTTTACAATAGAACTAACTTCCCCAACAGGAAATATTGCTCTTGTAGATTTTGAAACAGGATATAATGCAGTACTCGGTGGAGTTGCTGGAGATGCTGGTGGATTCTTATCAGACGCGAACAAGTTATTTGATAATTTAGTTTATCAACCATTTGCTTATCAAATACAATCAGAGTTACAAGCAAAAGAATGGAAAGAATATGTTAAGAGGTCTGCTCACCCAGCTGGATTTGCTGTATTTGGTGACTTGCAGATTAAACAAGATATCGATTTCTCTAGTGGATTCACAGTTGAAACAGATGTTTACATGTTCTTCAAGTATCCAGATGTAGAAGAATTACTAGTCGCTGAAACAGTTGTCAAAGATATTAGTATTACAGAAGCAGGGCCTGACGAAATATTCCCAGGCGATGCAATCAATAATTTTGATATAGGAATTGCTTCTGCTGATTCAGTTGGTGTTTCAGACGAAGATGGCCCGTATACATTTACTGGTACATCCGTAAGAATTTACTACGCGACTTCAGATGGAACTGAAACTGGTGACCCATACTTTGTACAACATGGAACAGCATCGGATGACTATGTAGAAAGATTTGGTGTTGGTGACTACTTCTTAAATGATGGTGGTGCATATGTAGAACTCGGTAATCCACAAAAACTAGTAGAAATCAACTTTAACTCTACTGATACTGGAGAGTACGCGACAGATTACTTCTTAAATGATGCTGGTAGATATACAGTTCTCATCGCAGACGATGCTGAAAGAAGTACAGAATTCTACTTTGCTGGAGATGTATTAACATCACTCGAAGTTCAGACTGTCGCAACCGATAGTGTAGACATGGGTGAGACTGTATTGATATCATTCGTATTCTTCAGAGAACCTACTGATACATTCGATACTGCTGATAGTGTTGTTGTAGAAGCTCAACCAAGACCTACTGACACATTTGACATCGCTGACGCGGTGAACAAGTTTGATATCGGAGTCAACCCAACAGATACACCAAATGCTGATGAGTCAACAGTATTTGATGTAACTGCTGCTAGAGCTGATACATTTACAAGTGATGATACTATATCAATAGAACCACAATTGATTGGTACTGACACTACCGCGATGCAAGACTCACCATCTTTAGAACACGGTGGTGTATATGCAGATACATTTAACATCGCTGATGCGGTGACCAAGTTTGATATTGGTGTAAATCCATCTGATACAGGCGCTACTGCTGACAGTATAAATAACTTTGATATCACAACTGCGCCGACAGATACTTCAAATACTGCTGATTCGCTTACCACTTTAAACATAGAAATCGACTTAACAGGTTCTTCTGTAGACGAAGATGTTGCTATGGGAGATAGTGGTAGTCTTATATCACAGTCATATACAGTCGATTTAACTTATTTTGCCGAAGATTATGTCGCTGATACTGTAGTGAATTTTTAAAAACTAATTTTAATTCTTATAAATAAGGAATAACAAGGCAATAACTAATATTAGAGGAGATAAACATGTTGCAAAATAATGCCTTAAGCGCCAAGGGTCGATTGACCGTTGAGCTCTTTGACAAAAGGGGTACTCTTCTTGAGACCCAAGAAGTAAAGAATGTTGTTGTAAACAACGGTCTTAATTATATCGCATCTCGTATGAAAGATGCCACTGCCACTGCGATGTCACATATGGCAATCGGTTCAGATAATACTGCTGCCGCTGCTGGTAACACCGCACTAGGTACAGAACTTGGTAGGGTCGCTTTGACTTCTACTACTGTAACTTCAAACTCAGTCGCTTATGTTGGGGACTTCCCCGCTGGTACTGGTACTGGAGCAGTAGTTGAGGCAGCTATCTTAAATGCCAGTTCGGGTGGAACACTACTATGTAGAACCGTATTCAGTGTGGTGAATAAAGCCGCTGCTGATACGCTAAAAATCACTTGGACGGTTACTGTATCTGACTCCTAAGAGTTAAACTAAGGAGTTAGTACATGGCCATTCTGTTACTAGAACAGGCAAGGTTTCATCAGGCGAGGTCTTTCTATAGAGATATCTATAACGGCAATGATAAATTTTATCTTGCGGCCTCGCGTACTGAAACATGGACGGATGATACTGCGCCTGATACATCGGTAGATAATCGTATTGATGTACAGAATTTCAGAGATAAGATACTTTTTGTAAAGAAAGTACAATCTGCTGACACGGCTATGTTAGCTCGAAGGATTGATTGGGTAACTGGGACAGTATATGATAGGTATGATGATAACTATTCATCTACGAATGCCTCTTATTCTGGTGCGACTTCATTACAGACTGCTAATTTTTACATTTTAACAGACAATTTTAATGTCTATAAATGTATTGACAATAACAATAGTGGACAAAGTACTGTAAAACCAAATAGTACTGGTACTGAAATATTTACAACCTCAGATGGTTATAAATGGAAGTTTCTATTTCAAATAGGTGCTTCTGATAGAACTAAGTTTTTATCTACAGCATTTATGCCAGTCAGAAAAGTATCTGGTGCTGGTCAACCATCGTTTGATGTAAACGGTGAGATTGATAGTATTACAGTTAGTGCTGGAGGAAGTGGATATACTTCTGTTCCTACCATTACTATAAACGGTGATGGAACTGGTGCTACTGCTGTTGCTACTCTTTCTGGTGGTGCTGTATCGTCAATAACCGTTACCACTGCTGGTACTGGATACACATTTGCAGATATAGTAATAACTGGTGGTGGAGGTGCTAACGCAAAAGCAGATGCTGTTTTAGGTAGTACTGATACTGCAACACTACAAACGAATGTAGAAGGTACTGCGGTAAAAGGTACTATTGATAATATACTTGTAACCAATCAAGGAACAGATTATACTGCCGGAGATGTAACACTCAAAATTACTGGCGATGGAGCTGGGGCAACCTGTGCTGCTGTAGTAAATACAAACGGAAATATTACAGGTGTTACTATTACAAATCCAGGCTCTGGATATACAAACGCAACAATAACATTAACACAAAGTTCTGGTTCTGGTATTAATGCTAGTTTTAGAGTTATTATATCACCGATTGACGGACATGGTGCTCACCCACAAAAAGAATTGTTTTGTAAAAGAGTGGGAGTAACAGTATCATTTGATAATGACTCAAGAGATTTAATTACTGGTAATGATTATAGACAAGTAGGATTGGTAAAAAACATTACTAAATATGGGTTAAGTAGTCTATTCGATGATGCAACTGGTTCTCCTCATTTTATTATCGGAGTCACAGACCCAAATAATTATGGCGCGGATGATATTGTAGAATCAACAACTGGAGGTAACTTTACAGTAGCTCAGTTGAGGGATACGACAGGAAACGGAACAGACGATAGTGTATATCTGCAAGAAAATACTGCTGGTATTGGTTCTTCAGACACTATTAATAATTTAACAAAAGGACTCTCTAATTTGACTATAAATAGTCTTACAAATCCAGAAATAGACCACAATTCTGGAGATGTTATTTACTTTGACAATAGAAAACCTATTACAAGGGAAGAGGGTCAAGTAGAGACAGTAAAAATAATATTTACTTTCTAAAAGGGATAAAAGATGGCGATTGATTTAAATGTAACACCATATTATAATGACTTTTCAGCGGCTAAGAAATTTAATCGCGTGGTCTTTAAGCCTGGTGTTGCTGTACAAGCAAGGGAACTAACACAACTCCAAGATTACATGCTGAACACTTTTAAGGAGTTTGGTGATTTTGTATTTAAAGATGGTGCTACTGTAAGAGGTGGTTTTGGATATCCTGTTCTTATCCCATTTATAAAAATCAATGACCTAGATGCTGATTCTACAGCCATATCAAATGATACTCTTGCAAATTATGTTGGCGATACTATAGTAGGTGGTACAACAGGAATAGAAGCAGTAATTAAATCTGTAAGAACTGGTACTGATACAGAAGCGGTTGAAAAGAAAACTCTTTATTTAAACTATACCAAAGGTAACGAAAAAAGTGCTGGAACTATTGCTTCTAATGTCAGATTTGATGCTGGTGAAACTTTAACAGTTACCAGTACTAATGTTGAGAGAAATGGTGATACATTTGTTGTAGATAACAATACAGATATAAACAGTTTTACAAAAAATTTCTATGGATATGCTATTGATTTTGTATTAGAAGAAGGTATAATTTATGCACAGGGTAAATTTGTCTCTCATGATACTCAAATAATTAGACTTGATAACTATAATCCAAATGTTAATTATTTTGTTGGTGTCAAAGTTAACGAAACAATTGTTTCATCGGATGATGATACAAGTCTTTTAGACCCAGCTACAGGCGCTTACAATTTCAATGCGCCTGGCGCCGACAGAACAAAAGTAGACACAGTAATTACTAAAGTACCTTTTGGTAAAAATCACGAACTCAATAAAACATATGAACTGGGTGAGTTTATATCAAATGGTGATAACATTTATGAAGTAACTACTGCTGGTACGACTTCCTCTTCTGGTACTGGGCCAAATCATACGACAGGAAATGCTACAGATGGTAGTGTTGTATTTAAGTATTTTGAATTCCCCGAAGGATTCACTGCCCTGTATAAAATTAACAAAGGTCAAATTGAAAAAAGATATGACGGTGATTTAACCGAACTCGCGGAACTGGGTAAACAGTTGGCTGCTGAACAAAGAGAAAGTGATGGTGATTATGTTGTAGAACCTTTCACCATTAAAATTAGAGAACATTTAAAAACCGTAAAGGGTGTTACATTTGACACATCTACAAATACAAATTACGGTCAAGGACAATTTGTAAATCACTTAGGAAAACTTTACGAAGTGGTTTTAGCTGGTACTTCCGATTCATCTACTCCGCCAACCCACTCCAGTGGTGATGTTTTAAGTGGTACTGTTAAGTTTGGTGCTAGAGGTGCTTCATACAGGTTTGATAACGATGGAACAAACTTTACAACAGATAGTGACCCTGGCGATGCTGATAGACTATCGGTGACCGTATCGCCTGGCGTAGCATATGTAAATGGTTTCCGCAGACAATTTTATAAAAATACTGCTCTTAAAGTCAGAAAAGGAACATCTACGGAAATAAAGGAAGCGAGAGATGTTACATTGGGATATGGTAACTTTTTCGATGTCAAAGAAGTTTGTGGTACATTCGATATAGAGAATGGTGCTTTATGTAACATTGGTTATTATGGTACTATAGGTTCACAGACAGGTGCAGCCGCAGTTTCAGATGGAACTTTTGGTACTCATGCTTCTTTAGGAACAGTTATTGGTACATGTAGAGTTCGCGCTATGAAAAGAGCATCTGGAAATCCAGGCGCTGCTACTACTCAATACAGACTTTTTGTATACGATGTAAGAATAAAAGATGGTAAACTATCTGACGCGAGAACAATTCAATTTCCAAACTCTACCGACAGTGGATTCGCTGATATTTTATTAGAAGACCTTAATGGAAATGGAACAAAAGATTCTGCTGTACTTAGTGGTACAATGTATAACAAGATGGTGTATCATACACCTTGGAACTTTACTAAAACACTTGCAGCTGCTGGTGGTGGTTCATATGATACTCAATATTATTATACTGAAGAATTCAATGTAAGTGTTGCCGCTAATGGTACATTTAGTATTAGTACTTCCTCGCTTGGGTCTGAAGTTATATTCCCATATTCTGTCTCTGGACTTACACAAACCATATTAGATAATAGATTTTACATGGTTTGTAAAACGCCAGGCATCACAGATTTTGGTGATGGAACTACCATATCTGGTTCCGAGGGTAGAGTTATCCGACTCACACCTAGTCAAGTAACTGCAGCTGCTAATGGACAAAGTATGTCGTTTGACATGGGAGCTCCTAGTGCTGGATACGATGCTTACATACAAATGGAAGTAAAAGTAGTAGACGCTGTACCAGTACCAAAATCTTATAATACTGGTAGATATGTGACCATCGACACCAATGATAACGCTGGAGGCAGTGACGGGCCTTGGAATCTTGGTATCACGGATGTTAAATCAATTGAAGCAATATACATTCAACCATCATCAACAAATGTATACTTGGATGATGCAGATGGCAAAACAAATTACAAAGACGATTTTATTTTAGATAATGGACAAAGAGATAATTTTTATGGTCACGCGAAACTCATTAAGAAACTTGGAAGTCCAGTAAGCACCACTGCAGCTTATATAACTGTTAAGTTAAGTCACTTTACCGCTAACTATGGTGGTTCCAACGGAACATATTTTGCAAAAGATTCCTATCCAGTAGACGATACTGGTGCCACTGGTATTTACACTTTTGAAATTCCAAATTATATATCAAACCAATCGGGACAGTTTATTTTAAGAGATTCCATTGATTTTAGACCTATGGTTAAAAATACAGCTGTTTCTGCTACAACATTGGCGACAGCAACTAACAATCCATATAGAACAGAGGAATTTGATTTACCTTCTAATGGTATTCAATTCCCAACTCCAAATACTAGTTTTACTACAGATGTAGAATATTACTTACCTAGAGTTGACAACATTATTATTGATAGGTCTGGGTCATTCCGAGTTATAGAAGGTATTTCAAAAATACCAGCTAAACCCCCAATTGAAGATGCAGACTCTATGCAAGTAGCAGAAGTTTTTGTTGCGCCTTTCCCATCGGTTGCGCCAAGTGTTGCAACTAAATTTGATGCCCCAGAATCACAGGTCAGACATCAATTGAAGGGACAGAACAGACGATATACAATGGAAGATATTGGTCAAATTGAACAAAGAATTAATCGACTAGAATATTATCTTGCTTTATCTCTTTTAGAAATGCAAGCAAAAGACCAACAAATACTAGATGCAAACGGAAATGACAGATTTAAAAACGGTATCTATGTAAATTCTTTTGATAGTGACTCACTAAGTGATTTGGATGACCCAAATTATTCTGCTTCCTATAATTCATCTAAGAAAAGATTAGGCCCAGCTTTTAATGATTATCAAGCAGATTTAATATTAAACGAAACACATGGTACTTCTGGTTGGACAAGACAGGGTTCTGTCATAACCAGACCATTTATCTTAGAGTCTGGTACTGAAAACCGATACGCTACTAAAGTAAGAAATTGCGTAGGTGAGTTACAATTTAATTACGAAGGAGAAATGGAAATTTTCCCTCGTTCAGATAACCAACCAAGTTCAACACAAGATGACCCAAATCCACAGTTTATTGGTATATCAAATGCACAAGCGACTCAGAATGCTGCCTCTGCGATTAATGCCTCAAGAAATGTAGTTGGATTTGAGACTTCATTTGAAAGAGGTCTTTATGACGCAGCTACTGACACAGTAGACCCAACTGGGTACTTTGACCATAACACAAGAGAAGTTACAATTGAAACTGGTTCTGAAGCTGGAGCGTTTACTGGAGATGTTACGGGCACGGTTGGAACAAACACCCAATTTAATGAGGTTTTTGGCACATTGTTTGAACAAACTGGTGCTGGTGCTGTTAGTGGACAGATAACTGGAAATGTTTCGGGTTCTGTCTCATTGACTCCAACTATGAAAGTTCAACATATTGTTGAAACATCTGTTCCAATTATACAAACTGCTTCATCTCAACTTCAACATACTCAAAAATTTAAAATAGACGATGTAGTTAGGGATGTTTCACTGTTACCTAATATGCGACAAAATAGAATCGCTGTTAGGGTTCGTAGAATGAAACCAAATACTAGATTGTATTTTTACTTTGATGACCAACCACAGAGTAATAGATGTTGTCCTTGTGATGTCGAAAGATTTGATGCACATATTCCAGTATGGCAGGCTTCTGGTGCAAGAACAGGTCACTCATTCCTTCAGACTAGACTAATAAACACTCCATTGGGTGTGGCAGAAGACCCAGACTTAAATTACCTTTACACTGGTTCAGCTCCTGCTGATATGGGAGACCCAGTTGTTACTGACCAAAATGGTGACGCTGCTTTTGTTTATTTCTTGCCTGCTGGTAATGGTGCTGCTGAAGGTTCTGGATTTGATAACATTACTTTCCCTGTGGGTACTCGTAGAATGAGAGTTACAGATGACCTAACAGATAGGTATAATTTTGTAACCACACAAGCTGAAACAGATTACTCTGCTTTCGCATTACATCAATATAGAAAAAGTGTAGATTTAACCGTTGAACATCATGTCATGAGTACATCTACTACAAAAGATTTTTCGGGTGCCACAAAAAATGTTACGGGCGAACATATTCTTGATGTTGGTATTCAGCCTGGCGAAATGGAAATATCCATTAATGACTTGAAAGCTGACCTAGATGTTACACAACCAAGTTTCATAGTTCATCCACCGAGATTTGTCGGTGACCCAATTGGACAAACTTTTGGAATAGGAGATGCTCCAAATGGAGCCTTTGTTAAAAAAGTAAGAGTTTTCTTCAGAGACAGGCCAGGCCAAAGTGCTAATGTTGCAAATCCGGCTACTGATACTGGACAAGGTATCACTATGCAAATAAGAAAAGTTGTCAATGGATATCCAGGCCAAATGATAATGGCTTCAACTTTCAAGCAAGCTAGTGAAGTAAAAACTACAGAATCTTTATCAATTACTGGTGGCGTAGATTTAGGAACAAATTATAATTTTGCTGCCTCGCAAGCTACAGATTTTGAATTTGATGAACCAGTATATGTTGCACCAAACGAAGAGTATGCATTTGTTCTTCTACCAGAAAGAAATGACCCTAATTATAATATATGGATTTCTAAGTTGGGTGAAAATAAACTTGGAACTACACAAAGAGTTACTGCTGAAGAAACAAATATTGCTGGAATGTTATTTACATCTTCAAACAGTAGGGCTTGGAGTGCTCATCAAACAGAAGATATAAAATTTAGTATATTCTATTGTCAGTTTACTCTCGGAGAAGGAACTGTAGAGTTTGTTAACGAAGACGCGGAATATATTACTGGTTCAGATTATACTGCTGGTAGACCACAAGAGGGACAAAATGTTCATGGGTTTGATGTAACTATTTCTGGTGGCGGTTCTGGATACAGTGTCAATGATGTTATTCAACTGAACCAAATCAATACTACCTCTAATAATAACACTATTGCTGGTAGTGGAGTAAAATTAAAAGTTACTAGTGTAAGTTCTGGTGCTGTAACTGGTGTAGAGGTTCTTGATACTGGAACAGGTTTCCAACCAATTAGAGGTTTGACCCCAGCATTGGTACATCCCGGCAGCGTAGGACAATTAGCTGTTGTTCCTACTGGTGGTTCTGGTGCTAACTTTACATTAAAAATAAAACATGGTATAGTAGAACAAGTTGACCCTCGCACAGAAAAAATTGAAATAACTTACGATAAGGTTGTTGCTGACCAAGCCATAACCGATAGTTCATTGTACTTTAAAGTCGGTGAAGTTATAGGAACTGGTGCTACTGAATTGGAGGGTGGTTTAAGAAAAACAGAATTTAAAGTTGCTAGTATTTCTAACAAAGTATTCAACAACTTTAGAACAAACACTACCATAAAAGATTTCCCACGGGCTAAACTGACTTACAGTGCTGCTGTAACAAATTCTACTGGTGCAACTGCGCCTGGCGGAACTTATGTAGATGTCCAACCAGTAGATAGAAGATTTACTACAGAAGAGGCTGCTATATATTCTGCTTCCAATGAGTTCGCACTTACTGGTAGTGGTAGATATGGTAAGAAAACTTTTAGACAAAGATATACCATGTCAACGGATACCGAAGACTTATCACCTATAATACCTCTTTATAGAAACGCGGTTATTACTAGGGCATTTGAAATTAATAATGATTCTACAGGTGAGGAAGCAAACGGTGGTGCTGCTAAATCTAAATTTATTTCCAGAAAGGTTAGACTTGATGATGGACAGGAAGCAGAAGATGTCAGACTTTCTGTTGCTTTGAAACAACCCGCTGGTTCTGAGTTCAAGGTATACTTTAAAGGTCAATCCCCAGAGGATGACGGTGATTTTTATGAAGATTTGCCTTGGACAGAAATGGAATTAGTAACTGGACAAAATCAAGGTAATTCTGCATCGCGGAATCAGTTTATTGACTTTGACTTCCAGTTACCAAGTACTGTTCTTGACGGAAATGGTGTATTTAACTATACTACTAAGCGTGTAAACGCACTTACAATAGGAACTGCTGGTTCTGGTTATGCCAATACTAGTTCAGTGGACTTTATTGTAACTGGTGGTGGTACACCTACAAGACCTGCCGCTATTAAGGCAACTGCCTTAGCTGGTGGTGGTTTGGGAACTATTGAAATTGTAGACCCAGGCCGAGGATATAGTAGTGCTCCTACAATAACTGTGGCAAAAAACCACGCGGTAAGTACATTTATTGCAGGCGGAACATTTGTAGGTAACGGTTCAAACTTATATGAAGCTACTGTGGGTGGTACAACTGGTGCTGCTTCAGCTTCATCCGCACCAGTACATACAAGTGGTACTGCTACAGACGGTGATGTTACTTGGACTTATAGAGGAGTAAGACCTGTAGTAACTTGCACAGTTGCGGATACTACATTTGAGAGGTTTAAAACCTTCTCCACTAAATTAGTTATGCTTACATCCAATACTTCTTCTATACCAGAAGCTAAACAATTGAGGATTATCGCCTTACAGGCGTAATAAATAGAGTATGGAAAACAAGGTTTCAAGTTTAGAGTATAGAAGAGATGATGAATCTGGTGCATTATTAAATGTTGACCATAATTCATTGGCTGCATACAAAAGGAGGAAACATCTTGCTAACCAAAAAACAGTTCAGATTAATGAAATGTCAAATGATATAAATAGTCTAAAGCAAGATTTCCAAGAAATCAAAAGCATTTTAATGCAACTTGTTAATAACATTGATAAATAAAAGATAGGGAAGAGACATGTCAACTATAACACTAAGAGCATCTAAGGGTTCACCCCTCACTAATACTGAGGTGGATACTAACTTTAGTAACCTCAACAACGACAAGTATGAGTCGGGTAATAATGTGTCAGTTGGTACTCTTACTGCTAGTGGCAATGTTACTTTCGGCATCGCTGCCACTGTATCTGCTGCTGGAAGTACACAGGGTACTGCTACTGCATTAACCAAAACATACAACATTGTATCTACTGCATCTGCGAACCAAGGTATTATTTTACCTTCTGCAGCTGCTGGTCTGGTAATCAACATATATAACATTAGTGGCAATACTATTAAAGTATATCCCGCTTCTACAGAAACCATCGATGGTGGTTCTGCAAACGCACCAGTTGAAGTAGTAACTGCAAACGGTGCTGAGTTAGTTGGTGTTAGTACTGGTGGTTGGAGACAAGTTGGTTCTGGCGGTAGTAATTTAGCTTCAATAACAGTAAACGATTCCGCAGAACTATTGGGAGACTTGAAGTATGGAATTAATGCTTCACTTTCAACTTCTGGTTCTGGACAAGGTGATGCAACTGCAATAACTGAAACAATCAATGTGGTTGGTACAGTTGGTGGTAGTTCAGAGGGTGTGGTTTTACCAACCGCAGCTGCTGGATTACATGTAGTTGTTGCTAATATCACTACGACTGATTGCAAATTGTATCCCGCTACATCGGATACTATTGAAAGTGGTTCCGCAAACGCAGCTGTAACACTGCCCGCGAAAACTACATTTACTTTAACATGTCAAGACGCGACCAATTGGGTGAAACATAGAGGACTTGCAGTCTACAATTCATCTGGTTCGTTGCTAAACTAAGGAGAAATTGAATGGCAGGGCCAGTTACACTTAAAGCAGGGTCATATCCGGCGCCCGTTGGGGGATTACAAGGTCTCAGAGAATTATCAGCCACTGAGATTAAAGACCAAGTAGCCGGCGTGCTTACTTTGAAATTTGCCGCTGACACGGATGGTTCTGGGACAGGAGAACTAAATGTTGTTACTGGTGGTTCTGCTGGTAGTGATGAAATCGGAACATTTACAAACAGAGAGAGAACTGAATCTGTAGGTGACCACCCTGCTGGTGGTGGAACTACGGATACTATCTACCGATTTAATCAACCAGTTGCTGCTGTAAGTGAGTCTGGACAAATTAATCCTATGCGATGGACAGGAACAGCTTTAGAACAATCAACAGATACAGAATTAGACACTGAAGTATTAGATTTAGTTTTAACTGCAATGGCTGCTGAAGACGCAAATACAGTCGGACAATATAAAATTGGAACATCTTCACCTTCTGGTGGAACATGGACTTCAAGATATACTATTACAGAGACACAAGTTGACGGAACAGATGTAAACTACTACCTCTATCAAAAAACTGCACCAACTACAGATGCTGGAACAGACCAAAATTTACTTTTAAAACTTGGTGACGAAGGTCAACCAAACGAAATGTCAACTGCAAACTTACAAACATTAGTGCCTGCAATGAGAAACAGAATTGTTTCTAGTGGAGTAGGAACTTATCTACTTCAAACAGGTTCACCATCTGCTACTGGAACATGGGTACAGATGGGGTCAACGATGACTGACCAATTAAAAGACATCTCATCACAGAACTATGCTGGAGACTACACAGGGTCATACACTGGGTACTATGACCGATTCTTTGCTGGATTCTTAAATGGTGCATACGCTGGTTCATATTCTGGTACATATACTGGATATTATGCTGGTAACACTGTACAATCAACAAGTTCCACGCAAGAAACAAAACAGCTGTTTATTAGAACCGCTTAAGACTTGACATATATAGTGGGGTAGGTGTATAATAAACCTACCCATTTAATCATGAGGAAATATTATGACCGAAGAAAAGGCGAAATATCGCAACCCCCGATGGATAGATAAAGAAAACCGATCGCTATTCTGCGAGATTTTGGTTGGGCAAAATTATCGTCCAGCACAAATTAATGTTGGTAATATCAAAGAAGGTCTTGTTAACGAAGACTTTAATGCCGTCATGGAAATCTTCACCGAAGAAGACATCGATGCAAACACAGAAGCACATAAGAATGTTGTCATTGAACAGGAAGAGAAAGACGCAGAACAACGCGAGGTTCATAGAAATAGAGTAATGCAAGAAGCATTGTTCAATATGAAACTAGAAGCTTTTGAAATTCCTGCCATCAAAAACTCAGATGATAAACGAATCAAAAAACTAATTCGTAAAGCAAAAACTCAATTAGAAGTACAGGCATGGGTAACTACATTACTTCAAATGGAAGCATTGTATCAAGTTCCCAACATGTTTAAGCCAGATGGTACACATCCAGAGTTTGCTCCAGATATACCAGAACCCCCAACGGAACCGTAATGAACGGATATCTTTATGTCGCATCTCGTGATGAAAGATATCTAAAAGCTGCTGTCCAATCTGCTGAATCATTATTAGATTTTCATCCCAATGCAAAGATAACACTCTTCACAGAAGAAAGGTGGGATGGAACATACGACAGAAAACTTTTTGATAATATCATTTATTGTGATGACCATGTGAGAGCAAAACTATGGGCGTTATCCAGAACTCCATATGATAAAACAATGTATATAGATTGTGACACCTATATTCAACACGAAGATATAAAAAAGGTCTTTACTTTACTAGGAAAAGATGATATAATATTCACGCGGAATAGACCCTACAATGCAAAAATAACTAAACTAAGCGATACTGAAGAGATGATATATCATTGTGGTATCTTTGCATATAAGAAGAAACCTATTGTGATGGATTTAATGATGGATTGGTTTCAGCAATACTGTGACCAGATTAGACCAGAATATGACCCCTCACCATATCCAAGGGAAGTATGTAAGTGGGATACATTTAGTATGTGGTATCTCTTAGAGAAAAAATACAAGGATAAAATTAAAGTTGGAGACTTCCCATGGCCAGATGCTAGATGGAACTTCTGCATGGGACAACGACCAGAAGAGTTGGCGGGGATGCCGATTATTATAACACATTATACTTTGAATAGAGTATACAAAGAACAGGAATCATTTCAGTTAAGATGAAAACTATAGAATTGAAAAATCCAGATGTTTTAGACATCCTTGACAGGTGGATGGATTTTTATAATAACAATGTAAAAGAACCTTTACCAATGGATGAAAGAAGGTTTGGTAACAGGGATATGGATTACTATTGTTCAGAAGAGTATCTTAGAGAAGTTCAAGCAAAAGGTGAAGACCACAAAGGCCCACCAGAGTATGCGAAGGTATGTGATTTCCACTTGACACACGGAGTTGATAAAGAACTTAGAAGAGAGTCCTTGAAGACTTGTGCTGAATTATCCGCGTGGTTGTGTGCTAAATTTAATGCGGTACATGTTTACTATCCAGCTGGTGGTTTCATGTCGTGGCATAATAACTGGGATTGTCCCGGCTACAATATTTTATTATCACATAGTGATGGTTGTGGATTCTTTAAACACTTAGATGAAGATGGAAATGTTGTGACTATCCATGACCCAATTGGTTGGAACTGTAAGATAGGATATTATGGTGGTAAAGATGAACAACCATATTGGCATACCGCTGGGAGTCGAGGCCCAAGACAAACATTTGGTTTCGTTGTTCCAGATAAAGATTTGTGGCAAGATATGGTTGAAGATATCTCTACTATAGATGTAGTCTAAAAGAATCCTTCCCTTTGTCCTATGACCATGAATCGGTCAAACTCTTTCTTACCATCCCAAGAATAATATATTTGTTGTTTGGTTCCCTCATATCCACACTCTTCTATTCCTATTTGTTCTTTTAGTGCCTCTATTGAGTTCACACAATTGATACCATACATCTCTTCAACTACATTTGAGTTTTGCATCGCGTAGACGGCATTAGGATTCTTACCCACTAGTTCTGTTAGAGGATACATTTGTTCGGTGTGAATACAGATTACTACATCAACATCAATCTTGTTTAGATTCTCAAACTCAAATGGTATGTCCAGATTCCAATGACGAATGTTTACAAATTTTTCTTGGGCGTAATACTTGTGAAATGATTTAGAAAGATTGATACTCTCTTCATCCATGTCCACCAAATGAATCTGAGAGACATCTAGGTTCTCACATAAAAGTGGAACCATAGGAAGACCTAACCAAGAATTAAGAATTAATATTCTAAGGTTACCTTGTTTGGTATAATATTCTTCCAAGTATTCTTTTAGTTCTTCAACCAACCAGATTGAAGCATCCATATTATTTTCCTGTAGAGATTGCCTAAAATCTACAAGTTTGTGAGGCATTTTGTTTTCTATAACATGTAGCGCCTCACCCCAGTATTTAAAGTTATTTAAAAAATTAAAATTTAACATCTTCACCTTTTCCCATTGAGTCAAAAATACAAACATAAGGTAGTTCGCGGTATGTATGTTTATCTATATCGTGTGGGAAGATATAGCCTTGGTTAAAACTATATACCCAACCTATAGGAAACAATTTGATTTTGGTTATTCTTCTGTTATAAAAGAAGTTATCAAGACCACGATAGTACCATAGTATTTGTTTCTGATATTTATTAAAATATTCTGTAATCTCTTCTGTGTTTAAGTTATCATTCCACCTCAGAACCGAAGAGTTTAGATCTGTATATTTATGTGGAATGTGTCTAGTGTTTTTAAATTGAGTTTCTAAATCGTGCCAGTATGTCTTTACAAAACAAAGACAGTCTTCTGGGTCATAGTCTGCGATGGAACTTATATCTTTCTGAATGATAGTATCAATATCAAAGAACATCTTTTCACCCTTCTGTGTAACAATAGTTTCATCGAAGAGATACATTTTATTCCACCACTTTACTAACTTGTTTCCGCCCGGCAATGCGAGTGGCGTAATGTTCTCATCTAGTCCCTTTGGATTTTCTGTTAAGCAATAGAAACTAAAATCTTGTGGGAGATATTGTAGACAAGCCTCATAGATATTATTTACATGTTGGTGGTTGTATTTGTCACCCCACTTTACTGTGTAGATATTCAAAATGGTTCCCTCACATAAACTACATTACCAGACGCGGTAATTCTTTCTTCATCTGAAGTGTAAAAAGGATAAACCATATGTGGTAGTTTCGCATCAAACAAAATCATCTTTCCTTCAAATCCTTTATCAACTGGTATCGCTACTTCTTCTGGGACACCCATTGGAGAGTTCATCACAAAACAAAGTCTTGATGTTTTAGGGTCTTTCTTTTCTGGAAAGAATTTGTCTTCCTCCTCTAAATCATATGGTACATTTATAAAGATAACAAATGAAAACAATCCGCCATGATTATGCATGGGATTGAATTCATGTTTCTTCTGATAGTTTATCCACACACTTTCTAATCCTATTGGAAGTAGAGGGTGACTAGTATCTTTTTGCACTTTCATATAGTGTTCTATTTCTGGTCTGTAGAAGTTATTCATGATATCTACTTTTACAGATGAAGGCATGTCTTCTATTCTTATTTGCCTTTCCAGATGCCCTGCTAAATTATAATTGTTTGAAGTATTACCAACAAAGTTTCTATAATACTCCAAGGTTTCGGGACTCACCTCACCTGTCCATATGCAGTTATGTTTTGATATTAGTTCTTCTGCTATGAACCAGTTGGGACTCATCATTGCCATGTATCCTACCAATGTCTTAATACTCCCGATATAATAAAGAAACAGGTGAAGAAGTTTACCAAGACAACTACGGTTCTCATTATTGCAACCATATCAGCCTCGTGTGAATCATCCGATGCCTTTTCCCCTAAAGACATGCACCATAGTTTCCAAAGTTTTTTCATTCCTACCTCCAATGTTCTAATAGTTTGGGGTCTGCAAGTTCGTCTTGTTTAGTATGTCCTCTACTTTCATCCTCAAACGGTAATAAATCTACATTAAATACACACAAAATACAATTGGGTCTGTATATACCCACATTCAAATCATCTTCATCCCATGACCTACCTCTATTATATGAATATGCCATATGTGATGGAAAGTAATCCCATAGTTTAGCACCATACTCACCCCATCTCCATGAGTGATAGTTATCTGTTCCGTCTGTATATGTGAACCATATCTTTTCTTGATTCTCTAATACATCTTCCCATATAGGTTCACATTGGTCATCACTCCATACTTGACAACTTCCATTCGTGTACGCGCCATGTGCTAGTTTAAATTGTCTAGTCTGCATGGGTTTCGGGTCTTGCCACCAAGACCGCATTTTAGTTGGTTGTTCTGTGTTGTAAGTTAGAAGTGGTGTAATATCATTCTGGATAATTACATCCAAATCAAAGAAGATGAAGCGTCCTGTCGGCTTATCTGGGCCGAAATTGTGAGTATTAAAAACGAAAGTTTTAGGCCTGTCCCAACAGCGAGCCATGCCGTACTTAAACTCGTCAGCGCCGAACCAGTATTTAGGATGGATGGTAGGGATATCGGGAAATGGTATAACCTTAATATCTGGTAATAGTCCCTTATCATTGTCGGTATAACAGTAGAAATGAAAATCCATTGTCGAAGGTGTATTGCGCTTAGACATGTTATAAAGACGGTTAACAAAGTGCGGGCCATATTTTTCTCCCCATTTACTACAAACTACATTAACTCGCATGGCAATCTCCACAATTTCTGGTACAAACGCTGAGGGGTTTCCTCTTCAAGTGTTGACTTATATTCTCAAAGTCATGGTTATAAATTATCTCACCGATATTAAATTTCGTCCCATCATTATACTTGAAATTGTATGTATAGTCAATAGGATGATAAGGAAATAATTTGTGTTCCATTACATCTCTAGCAATGTACGCACACGGAAAAAGGTTGCCTTGCGAATTCACATAAAAATATTCACTTTTCCTCGCGTCACACCATACTGGTTCCTTCTCTTTCATCTTAGGTTTCTTGGTTCGTACTTCCTCATCCTTCTTAAACCGTTTCAATGTTTCCAGACTCACTGGAATATCACTAGCAATACTATCATTTACCTTTATTTCGTTTTCGGTTGGTTGTGTAGGAAGTACATGTTCAACCCTATCAACAAAAGGTAGGTCTTTTATATATGCCTTGAATGTTTGAACGGTGACTGTACAACCTAATTTTTCTTTAAAATACCGACAAATGGACTCAATTTGGTCACAATTGGTTGGGTCAGTAATTTCACACATAAATGTAACCCATTGTAACTTAAAGTTTTCAACTACAGTCTTGAGAGAATCTAGTGTATGTTCCTTTCCATTAACAAAAATATCATTAAATTCATTCCCAGTATCATTTTGTTTGGTAGATAGTTGTATTAATGCACCTTCTGGATTGCCATCATCATATAATCCTGTGTATAAGTCACTATATTGTTCTCCATGCATTTGGAAATACTTGACAAGAGTGTCATTATCTTTTACACTATCTTGATTTATAATGGATATGAGTTCTTGTTTGGGCATGATGTTGTATAGTCGCTCAAATACTTTCTCATAATCTTCTTTATAAAATAATTCTTTTAGGTTTTGCAGATAGTATTTTTTGTACAGGGATTGAACATCCTCAATTGATGCATCCCAGAACACTCTTTGCATCCCATGTTCTTTAATGTTATCCATAACATCTTTTTTGATTTGTGGTAGTGTGTTCTTATCCCATAGTCTTTTGTACAACGCAAAACATTGTAGAAAACTTATGTTCCAGAAATATCTAACAGGCCCCAGTTCTTTCGCTTCATCAAACGCGGTTAGGTGAGACTTGTATATGTACCTTTGTTTGTATAAGTCATATATCTCATTTGCATCTTTATTCCAATACAAAGACTCATCACCCTGTAATAGTACAGGGTCATCTGGATAGTCAGCGAGAAACTTTTTATGCATTGAAATCATATCACCAGAGTCATATAGTTCTTTGATAATATCCTTGTGGTGCGGTTCTATTTGTCGTATAAAGATAAGGTCAGATATCTCTCTTTCTAATTCTGGTACATGTACCTTCACTTCAGAAATTGTACCTTTAAAATATTCCTCCAACTCTGGGAAGTCATTAATCATTTTCTCTGAGAGGGATTGCAAATCATTTGTTTCAATAAGTTCTTTAATGTCTGATATTGTATTCTTATCCATATAGTTTTCTTGTAGCATACTATCTGTTAGAGATTCAAATCCAATCCACTCGCGTAGTGTTTCAAACTCTTTTGAATATTGTTCCCAATCTTGTTTTAGTTGTGGTAAGTCTTTGAGGAATTTTTCTTCTAGTGTGTCGTAGTCCTTGGTACGCAACAATTGAGATATCTTGTTGGTATGTTTATTTTTATCAAAGAAGTTATCTGGGAACTTGGGTAACCACAATCTTTCAAATTCTGTTTTGCCGTGCCAATGCGTGAGTAGATTGTAATCTCTCAACTCGTGTGGTTTAAGATTGTTTTTGTTTCTACCACCAACGGATGCTTCAAAGATACAGAACTTTGCATCTTCTCTATACAGGTGTTGCGTGACATCATTTGGATGTTGTCTCCCTCTATTGTAGGAGTATACCCAATCACTAGGTAAGAACGACCAATAGTTATCGCCTACTGCTTGATGTTCTCTGTATGGGTAGTAGTTATCGGTTCCTTTCCAAAAGGTTTTAAACACCGTGTCCTTGTGTTTCATTACATCATTGTAAATCTTTTCCCCTTGGTCAGTACACCATAACATGACACTAGAGTTATATAATGTGCCACGCATATCTGTAAATCTTCTGTCATTGAGAACTTTTGGATTTTCCCAATTGGAATAAATCATGTGCGGAGTTTTCGATAGTTCAAATATGTCATCGATGTTATTTTGAATGATAACATCTAAATCCAAATAACAAAAAGGCCCTTTGGTTTTTAACCAGTGGTGAGAATTTAGTACGAGAAATTTTGACCTATCCCAACAGAAGTTTTCTTGACCAAACCAATGCCGTGGATGGAGAGGGTCTACATTGGGTATAGACCGAATCTTAATATCCTTGTGTATATCTTCTGGTTCGTCTGTGTAGCATATGAACTTAAACCTTTTGGTGTAGTTCTGCTGAACCATTCTGTATAAATTGTTTACATATTCTGGAGAGTACTTATTGCCCCATTTCATGCAAAGAAAGTGCATCATAATATTTTTGTCTCAAATTGTAATTGACTTCATTTTGTCCGTTTAGTAGAACAATTGGATAATCTTTTTTTATTTGATGAGCTCTTGGTGAAGTATCTGTTTCCATATCTACCCCAGCAAGAAAAGAATATATCAATCCTTTTGGGAATGTTCTTTTGAAAAACCTTCCATCATATAAAAAATTATCATCCTTACCATCGTATTTATGCAAGTTAAAATCAAAGTTTTTGAAAAACGACTCTGTTATATAGGCGGCATTATCACAGTGCCACGCCATGACACTAGAGTTCCACGCACCGCCAAAGTCTTTCCAGTAAGTTTCACATATAGTGGGTTCATCACAATACCCAAACAGTGGCTCAAGGTCTCCCTGTACGATTAAATCTAAGTCTAAATATAAAGTTGGGCCACCAAAATCTTTACCAAGAAGTAAAATTTTTTCCCAGTTGCCCAGACCAGTAGACTTCTGTGTAAGTATTCCTTGTTGTAATCCTTCTGGGTCATCGGTGCGACACCAAAAGTTACCACCCTGTAGATAAGGTTTACACATATTATAAATAGTGTTTACATCATTGGAAGAGTATTTGTTTCCGTATTTTAGCGTAACAATTGTTCTCATAATTTAAAGGTATATTCCATGGCAAAAAAAGTAATTAAAAATTTAACGATAGACCAAGGTGCAACCTTTAGCGAGACCTTAACTGTAACTACAGATGGGTCAACCGCTAAAAATCTTACTGGCTATACAACAACATCACAGTTCAGAAAAAGCTATGACAGTACTACTTATACAAGTTTTACAACCGCTCAAGTTGACGCTACTGGAGTTATAACTTTATCTCTGACTGCTACACAAACTACCGCGTTAAAGTCTGGTAGATATGTATATGATGTTGAAATTGCAAATTCGCCAGAAGTACTTAGAGTACAAGAAGGTATCATAACAGTAACACCACAAGTAACTAAATCATAAGGAAGAACAGTGACAAAAGATTTTCGTAGTGTACAACAGGACTTGACCGAATTAAATGGGGATGGTAACCGCGATAGGGGTAGGTATGGTGAAGACGAACCTAAAGAAAACCTAGAGGAAAAACCTAATTCGGAGACCCAAAAGGAAGAATAATGGACGAGCTAAAAAAACTCTTTGAAGCAGTTGCAAAAGAAAAAACTAGAAACCAGCAATTGCAAAAAGAAGAAATTCTCAAAGAAGTAGAGAAGTCTCAAAAGAAGAAAACCCACAGTAAAAAAGTCCAAGAGGATTTCTGGGGGGTGTTTAAGAGCGAGTTAAATAAACTTTCAGAAGTTGAAGAACAAAACAAAAATAAGTTACAAAAGTTAGAAGAAATCAGAGATGAATTTAAAGATGTAACTCCAATCATATATGAAGAAGAGGTTGAAGAGGTACAGGAACAAGTTGTTCCAGATTTCTTTGCAGACATTGACCCACAAAAAATGGCATCAGAGTTTGATATTCGACCAGTGAGTCAGATATCAGAAAATGATATGTCTCAATCTGAACCATATGAATTAAAAGACCATCCTACTACACTTGTAGAAATGCCAGATAAAACAGTAGACCCAGACATTTCTATATTAGAAGCAAAAGTTAATAAGTTAGAATTGAAATATGCTGGTTTAGTGGATGAAGAACCAGAAGAGATAACAGAAGAATCACAACCAGAGTCATTCAATGTAAGTAAGGATGCCTATAGTGCGGTCATGGATGTCCTTAATCTCAAACCTGTAGAGAAGAAAGACAAGGACGAAAGACAATTACAAGAACTCGCGGTACAATATCTTGCTGATAAGAAACAGTCTGTACAGGAACAAGTTGATGAGACTGCAAGTGTACAGAAACAAATAAACGAAATCAATACAAACATCCGACAATTGATATTGGGTATGCAAGGTATCGGTGGCGGTGGTGAAGTTAGATTAGAATTCCTAGATGATGTTGACCGTTCATCCGCTACAACAGATGGTAGGTTCTTACGCTATAGTTCTTCCACTAAGAAGTGGGAAGGCATTGCAATTGATACAGGTGACCAAGCTGCAATACTGGATAATTCTGGAACACCATCACTTGCATCTGGTGTAACAGCAGCTGAAATTAGAACATTAATTGATGCCCAACCAACTGGTTCTTATGTAACTCTTAGTTCATTATCTGTGGGTAGTGAAGCATCTGCATCTGGTGACGGAGGAATTGCATATAATAATTCTACTGGTGTATTCACATACACACCACCAGATTTAAGTTCATTTGCGACACTCGCTAGTCCAGCACTTACTGGTAATCCTACTGCGCCAACACAATCCGCGAGTGATAATAGTACAAAGATTGCTACTACTGCTTATGTTGAAACAGCTACTGCAAATCTTGTTGACTCTGCTCCCTCAACTTTAAACACTTTAAATGAACTTGCGGCTGCTTTGGGAGATGATGAAAACTTTTCTACTACAGTAACAAATAATATTGCTACTAAAGCACCACTTGCTAGTCCATCATTAACAGGAACACCAACTGCTCCAACCGCGTCTACTGGTACAGATACAACACAAATCGCCACTACAGCATTTGTAAAACAGGAAATTGATGCGCTCAAGGCCTTGTTATACGCTTACGACCAATCCTAAGTCTTATAAATAGTCAAAGTATTAAAACTATTTAAATAGGGGTTCACATGGCTTTATCCACAAGACAAGGACTCATTGACTATTGTTTACGAAGGTTGGGACACCCTGTAATAGAAATCAATGTCGATGAAGACCAAATATCAGATAGAATCGATGACGCCTTTCAACATTGGAATGAGTACCATTTCGATGGTGTCGAAAGGGCATACATCAAACATAAACTAACTGGTTCAACATTAACCTTAACTGGTAGCGCTACTTTTGAAACTGGAGAAACCATTACTGGTGGAACATCTGGTGCAAAATCAACGGTACACGAATCAAGTTCTGGTACTTCAGTAGTATATGAAAAATCAAGTACAGCAGCTGCATTTGAGGCGAATGAGGTTATTACTGGTTCAAATTCTGGTACAACTGCTACGATACAAAGTATATCAAAGGGAGATATAGAAAACGGATACATCCCAATAGGTAACGAAGTATTAAATATAGTTAGAGTATTTAAGTTTGGTGCATTAGTTGGTAGTAAATCAGATGGACTATTTGATGTAGATTATCAATTTGCATTGAATGACTTATATAATCTACTTTCTGCTGATATTACATACTACTCAATGGTCAAGACACACATGAATTTATTGGAAAACATTTTCAGAAATGAAAGACCCATTAGGTTCAATAGAAAAACAAACAGACTATATCTTGATACAGATATGGATGGAACATTTGACATTGATAATTACATTGTCGCGGAGGCATATTCAATTATAGACCCCGCTACATTTACAGAAGTCTACGATGATATGTTCTTAAAAAGATATGCGACTGCTCTTATCAAGAGGCAGTGGGGCGAGAATATGAAAAAGTTTGGGGGAATCGCGTTGCCAGGCGGTGTAACACTGAATGGTGACCAGATATATGGAGAGGCAATTCAAGAAGTTTCTATTATAGAAGATGAAATGCAAATGAAATATGAATTACCCCCAATGATGATGACAGGGTAGATAAATGGCTACAAATGTTTACTTCCAATCAGGCAATACAAGTGGTACTACTAATGAACAACGATTAGTAGAGGACTTGGTTATTGAAAGTCTAAAGATATATGGACACGATGTTCACTATATGCCTAGGACTTTGGTAAACAGGGACACCATCTTTGATGAAGATGAGTTATCTAAGTTCACGCAACAGTATCCACTCGAAATGTATATGGAAAATGTCGAGGGATATGAGGGTGAAGGAGAACTATTTACTAGGTTTGGAATAGAAATCAGAGACCAAGCAACATTTGTTCTTTCCAAGAGAAGGTGGGAACAGATGGTTGATAGAGAAGAAGATGCTGGCGGTACATTCCAGTTGACGGCAAGACCCGCTGAGGGAGACTTGTTATACTTTCCTAAAACCAAATCTCTCTTTGAGATTAAACTAGTAGAGTTTCAAAATCCATTCTATCAACTAGGAAAGATTTACACATTCAGACTTCAATGCGAACTCTTTGAGTACAGTTCAGAAAGATTGGATACTGGTGATACTGATATTGATGGAATAGAAGACCTACAAAGTCTTGACATTCTACAGTTCCAGTTCCAGTTAGAGAACGGAGACTTGTTGAAACAGGAAAATAATGATACTCTAATATTAGAGAGTTTCCAAACTAGTAGAGGAAATGTTGGTGTTGACAACAAAGACTTTGATGACTGGCAGTCAGCATCGAACATACTTGATTTTACGGAAAGTAATCCATTTGGTGAGATATAATGTTTAAAAATAAACAATTTTACAATCAACATACACGCAAAGCCATCATTGCATTTGGTACTATTTTTAATAATATCCAAATAAACAGGGTGAACGCGAGTAGTGTTACTGAACAAGTAGTTAGGGTTCCACTTTCTTATTCTACAAAACAAAAGTTTTTGACTAGGATTGAGGCAATTCCAGACACGGAATCGCGTGGAGAGGTTGCAATTAGTTTGCCTCGCATGGGGTTTGAGATAGTTGGGTTTCAATATGACCCATCCAGAAAAGTCTCACCTATACAGAAAAACATAACTACATCTGGTGCAGCCACAAACTCATACAAAACAAGTTTTGTTTCCACTCCATATGACATGAACATGTCTTTGTATGTGTTCGCAAAAAATCAAGAGGATGCATTACAAATAGTAGAACAGATTTTCCCATACTTCAACCCAGACTTTAATGTGACGATAAATGATTTGCCTGAGTTGGGTATTAAAAGAGATATAAAAATAACTTTGGATAGTGTTAGTTATGAAGATACCTTTGAAGGTTCTTTTGCAGATAGACAAAGTATCAACTGGACACTAAATTTTACAATGAAATTAAATTATTATGGATTTGTAGATAAACAGTCCTTCATTAAGAAAGCAATAGCAAATGTGTTTGAAAATGAAAACCTAGAAGGGCCTAAAGTACAACTTGGATACTCAGTTGGAACAACACTACCAACCGCAACCGCTACTATAGGTAGTGGTTCGGTAACAGGATTTACTATAACATATGGTGGGTCTGGATATACTAGTCCACCAAATATTACTCTTACTGGTAATGCCAGAGCTCACGCGGAACTTACAGATGGAGTAGTTACCAGTATTGTTATAGATGACGCTGGAAGTGGTTATTCAGAAGCACCTACTGTGACATTTGAGGAACCACCTAATTATAATGCAGACCCCTATAAGGATGACCCATATAGGTTCGTGGAGGAGTTTGACCAAACTTATGTATAACTATGCCAAAAAATAAAGTATTTGATGCACTTGATAAAACATTCAACACCGTAACTACAGAACTTGCTGAAAAGAAAGGTGGTGCTATCACTGTGCCCGAAAAAGAGGATGAGAAACTAGATAAAGATTTTGAGGAAGCAAGAAATCTTTTGAAACGCTCTGCTGAGTATGCGGAAGAAGCTGCTCAAGGTATTTTAAATGTTGCTACCAACAGTGACAACCCTCGTGCCTATGAAGTTGCTGGACAAATTATCAAGACTATGGGTGAACAAGCCAAAGACATGATGGAAGTCCAAGAAAAGAAACACCGAATAGAAAAGAATTCGGATACACCAAAGACTATTAGTAGAACAACTAACAACTTGGTGTTTACAGGAACAACTTCAGAACTTATGAAACAATTGAAGAAAGAAAACGAAAAAATTATAGACCATGAATCAGATTGAGGCATCATATCACGGTAATCCCAACCTAAAATCAATTGGATATGAACATGATTTTTCTAAGGAACAATTAGAAGAATTAATTAAATGTGAAAGTGACCCAGTTTATTTTATAGAGAACTACTGTCAAATTGTAACCTTGGATAAAGGTCTACAACCTTTTAAACTGTACGACTGTCAGAAAAGAAAGGTAGATTTCATTATGAATAATCGAAAGACTATTCTTATGGAAGGTAGACAGCAAGGTAAAACAGTAACAGCAGCTGCGTGTATATTACATTATTCTATATTCAATGCAGATAAAAACATTGCTATCATGGCGAACAAAACTGCTGCTGCTCGTGAAGTATTAAACAGATATCAAACTATGTATGAGAACCTTCCTGTCTGGATGCAACAGGGTGTCAAGACATGGAACAAGGGGGATGTGGACTTAGAGAATGGTTCTCGCGTGTTTACATCTGCAACCACATCATCTGGTATTCGGGGTAAATCAGTTAACTGGTTGTACATTGATGAGGCTGCAATCATACCAAATAACATAGCAGAAGAGTTTTTTGCATCTGTATATCCTACTATCTCTGCTGGTGAGACCACGAAGATTCTTCTTACATCTACACCACTGGGATACAATCACTTCTGGAAGTTCTGGAATGAATCAGAAAAGGGTACGAATGGATTTCAAAATATGTTCATTCCCCATACTGAAATCCCAGGCCGAGATGATAACTGGGTAGAAGAACAGTTCAAGTTATTAGGTGAAGTGAAGTTTAACCAAGAGGTGTTGTGTGACTTCTTGGGGTCAACGAATACTTTGATTAGTGGTAAATCTCTTGCTACTATGTCATCAACAGACCCAGTATATAAGAAGGATGGTCTGGATATTTATGAAGAACCTCAAGAAGATAAATATTATGTGATAGCGGCTGACACTGCGAGAGGAATAGGGGGAGATTTTTCTGCCTTTATTGTTATCGACATAACAGCGATGCCGTTTAAAGTTGTTGGTAAGTATAGAGATAATAAAGTTTCACCTTTATTGTATCCAGACTTCATAGGAAAAGTTGCAAGAGACTACAACGATGCTTATGTTTTACTTGAGACAAATGATATAGGACAACAAGTTGTAGATATACTTCACCAAGAACTAGAGTATGAGAACATTTTTAGTACAGTACAGGAAAAAACTAAACAATATGTTTCGCCTGGCTTCGGAAAACAAAGTACTCTAGGGGTGCGAACATCAAAAGCAGTAAAAAGACAGGGATGTTTGGCACTAAAAAGTTTGATTGAGGAACAGAAGTTCTTAATATTTGATGCTGAGTGTATAAGTGAACTGTCAACTTTTGTTGAGAGGAGTGGTACATTTGCTGCTGATGAAGGATACCACGATGACCTTGCCATGTGTATGGTACTATTTGCATGGTTATCAACCAATACATTCTTTAAGGATTTGACTAATGTCGATATTCGTGACAATTTATACAATTCACAAATGAGAATGATAGAAAATGATTTAACACCATTTGGGCTTGTGGTAGACGGACATGAACCAGAAGCAGAAGTTATGGATGGTGACTACTGGATGTTTGGTGATGAGAAAGAAAAATTTTTATAAATAATTGTCAAGGAATAACTATTTAGTCAAGATAGATTAAAAACGAAATACGAAGGAGAACAAAATGGCTTTCCAATTATCGCCTGGCGTCTTAACGAAAGAACAAGACCTTACTAATGTTGTCCCCGCTGTAGCCACTACTATTGGTGGAATCGTGGGAGACTTCCAGTGGGGCCCTGCTCATGAGATTGTTGCTATAACTAGTGAAAATAATCTCGTAGAGAGGTACGGCAAACCCACATCAAGTGTATATTATGACCACATGGTAGCATCAAGTTTCTTGGCTTACGGTTCACAATTGTTAACTGTCCGAGAAGTAGGAGCTGCTGCTAGAAACGCAGTTGGTACTGGTACTGCTGTAATAATCAAAAACAGAGAAGCATATAATGAAAACTATGCTGCTGGAGAAGGTGCTGTTGGCCCTTGGGCTGCAAAATACCCCGGCACTAGAGGTAACGCGCTTAAAGTAGAAATCGCTGATATTACTTCTGCTTCTGCTTTATCAGTAGGTTCCACAACAATAACCGCTGCTGGTTCTGGATATTCATCCGCAACAGTAACATTTTCCGACCCAACAGGTGTAACTCCTGCTAATGGTGGTATTACTGCTACTGGAACAGTGGCTTTATCTGGTAACAATGTTGCATCAATCACAATTACAAATCCAGGCTACGGATATACATCTGCGCCTACATTGACAATTGCTGGTGATGGTTCATCTGCAACTGCTACAGCTGCATTACAAACCGCGTGGACATACAAAGACAATTTTGATTTCACACCTACTACAACTACATGGGCAAAGAACAATGGTGCTTCACGCGACATGGTTCATGTTATTGTTGTTGATGAAACTGGAGAAATCACTGGAACTGCTGGAACAGTCCTAGAAAAATTCGCTGGACTATCCAAGGCATCTGACGCTAAAGATGACCTAAACCAGACAAACTTTTACAAAAATGTAATCAATGACCGTTCAGAATGGATATACTGGATGGATCATCCTACAAACGGAAGCAACTGGGGTAACTCATCTGCTGGTGGAACTACTTTTGCTACATTGCTAGGTTCCTCAGATGGTGATGTTTCAACTTCACTTGGAAGTGGTGTTGACGCCTCTCCTGCTACTGCTGACCTACAATCTGGATACGGACTATTCGCAAATGACGAATTAGTAGATGTAAACCTAATCTTAGGTTCCGCACACGCAACTGCCGTAGGTGATTACATTATCGATAATGTTGCAGAAATTCGTAAAGATGCTATGGTATTTATTTCTCCACAGAGAAGTGCCGTAGTAAACAACGAAGGTTCAGAAACAACATCAATCATTTCAACAACTGACCTTAACGCATATACTCGTTCATCTTATGCAGTATATGATTCTGGTTGGAAATATATGTACGACAAGTACAATGACAGATATGTCTACATTCCTCTGAATGGAGATATTGCTGGTACTTGTGTTGTTACAGACAAAGCTGATGACCCTTGGTTCTCGCCAGGCGGACTTAATAGAGGACAGATTAAAAATGCAATCAAACTCGCATGGTCACCTAATAAGTCACAAAGAGATACACTTTACACTAAAGGTGTAAACCCTGTAATCTCAACACCAGGCTCTGGTATTGTATTGTTTGGAGACAAGACAATGCTTGATACACCAAGTGCATTTAACAGAATTAATGTTCGTAGGTTGTTTATTGTCCTTGAGAAGGCAATCGCAACCGCTGCTAAATTCCAATTATTCGAGTTCAATGATGCATTTACAAGGGCACAATTTGTTGCTCTAGTAGAACCTTTCTTGAGAGATGTTCAAGGAAGAAGGGGTATCTTTGATTTCCGCGTAGTATGTGACGAAACAAACAATACTGCTGCTGTGATAGACGCTAATGAGTTTAGGGCTGACATATTTGTCAAACCTGCTAAGTCTATCAACTTCATAACGCTAACATTTGTTGCGACAAGAAGCGGAATATCTTTTGAAGAACTTGGCGGTTAATAGAGATAAATAAAATAAAGTTAGGAGAAAAAACAGATGAATATTGAAGAGTTTAAGGCCAGACTAGGTGCTGGTGGAGCAAGACCTAATCAGTTTAGGGTTAAGCTTGCCTTCCCTTCTTATGTTACTGGTGTTGACCCATCTTACAGTCTGCTCGTAACTGGGGCCGCCCTTCCCGCTTCCAATGTTAACCCTGCTATCATCCAATATAGAGGTAGGGAAATTAAACTTGCAGGCGAAAGGATATTCGACCCTTGGACTATTACAGTAGTTAACGACTCAGATTTTAGTCTACGAGCACCATTTGAAGCTTGGATGAACGGTATGAATGACCGTGAAACCAACGAAGCGATTACTTTGGAACCATCAAGTTACCAAAGTGATATCGTTGTGGAACATTTAGATAGGAATGACCGTGTGTTAGAGAATGGAACTTACACACTTAGAAACGCATTTCCTATTCAGATGTCAGAAATTGCATTGAACTATGCTCAGAATGACATCTTTGAAGAATTTACGGTGACATGGCAATACACACATTATGATGTAGAATAATCTACGAGTTGAAGAAGGTATAAATTATGGAATTATTTGGATTAGAAATAACTAGATCCAAGTCAAAGACGGAAAAATCATTCGTTCCGCCTCATGACGATGGGTCTTTAGAAAGTATAAGGGCGGGTGGATACTACGGTACTTACTTTGATATAGAAGGTACTGCTAATAGTGAAACCCAACTTATCAAAAGATATAGAGATATATCAATGATGGGCGATGTTGACGCAGCCATTGAGGATGTTGTCAACGATGCCATCGCAAACTTAGATGATGAGAAACCAGTTAAGTTAAATCTTGACAAGGTTCAACAATCTGCCACAGTTAAAAAGGCGATTGTAAATGAGTTTGACGGTGTTCTTAGAATGTTAGATTTTAACACTAGGGCACAAGATTATTTCAGACGGTGGTATATTGATGGAAGGATTTTCTTTCACAAAGTCATCGATACTGAAAAACCAAAAGAAGGTTTAAAGGATGTTCGGTATGTAGACCCAAGGAAAATCCGAAAGGTCAGAGAAGTTAAGAAAGAGAAAGATAAAAAATCTCAAGTAACTCTCGTGAAAGATGTACTAGAATATTTTGTGTTTGATGAGAAGGGGATTGCCACCAACTCACAAATGTCGTACAGGACAGATGTAGTTAACGACAAGGCAATAAAGGTTAGCAAAGACGCCGTAACATACTGTACATCGGGTCTAGTTGACCAAGATAGGAACATACCACTTTCCTATCTTCACAAGGCGATACGCCCTGCTAACCAATTGAGAATGATGGAGAACGCAGTGGTGATTTATCGTATCACGCGAGCTCCAGAAAGAAGAATTTTTTATATAGATGTTGGAAATCTGCCAACAGGAAAGGCAGAACAATATCTAAAAGATGTTATGAGTCGCTACAGAAACAAACTTGTTTATGATAGTGATACTGGTGAGATAAGAGATGACAAGAAGTTTATGTCAATGCTTGAAGACTTCTGGTTACCGAGGAAAGAAGGTGGCAGAGGAACAGAGATTCAAACATTGCCAGGCGGGTCTAACTTGGGTGAGATTGAAGATGTAGTTTACTTCCAAAAGAAACTATATCAGGCACTCAATGTTCCGATTTCTCGTCTGGAACAACAAAGTGGACTGAATTTTGGTAGGTCTGCTGAGATTACCAGAGATGAACTTAAATTTACAAAGTTCGTTTCTAAGTTGAGAAATAGATTTAGTGGGATATTTGATGACCTACTAAAAACTCAACTTGTACTGAAAGGGGTCATTAACGAAGAAGAATGGCCAGAGATTAGAAATGACCTACAGTATATGTACGCTCAAGATGCCTACTATACTGAGTCTAAGGAACAAGAAATTCTTAGAAGTAGGTTAGAGATACTAAACGGTGTGGTGCCATTTATAGGTCAATTGTTTAGTAAAGAGTATGTACAAAAGAATATTATGCGATTCTCCGATGAGGAGATAAGTATTATAGACGGGCAAATTGCAGCTAGTCAAGAAGGAGGGGAAGAACCTCAAATAACTAATGGAGAAGATAATGAGTGAAGTAGAAAATAAAGAAGTGGAAGTGACTGACCAAGTAACACCACAAGATGCTGTCAGAAACATGATGGATAAGTGGGCAGATGGTGACTACACAGGCGCAAACGATGACTTTGCGAAGGCGATGGGTACAAGGGCGGATGAATTAGTTTCCGCGAGAAAGGAAGAAATTGCAAATGCAATCTTTAATGACCCAGAACTACAAAAGATGGGACTTGAGGCTGCATCCGAAGAAGAATTAGAACAAACAGAAACCGAAGGGGAAACAAATGAAGACATTTAAAGAGTTACGCGAGGAAGCGCAACCAGTAGAGAAACCTAAGAAGGAAGTCTCTGCTGCCAATGTTCCTGCTGAAAAAGGAACAGAAGGTCATGTCGTTCCCCCAAAACAGGGAAGTTCGGAAGACCCGAAACTAACACATATGTGTGCTACTAAGGTTGTCCATCCCAAATTCGGTGAGGGTAAACCCATAGTAGGAGAGCATGCTGAACCAGACTCAGAAGGTAGCATTGCTTGGTATAGGGTTATGTTTGAACACGGTGTGGAAATGTGTGAAACCTATGCTTTGGAAATCTTAGCAGAAGGGCCACATGGTAACCACTCCAAGAAAAAAGGATATTAGGAGAAACTAAATGGCAGTCGTAGTCGATGTTTTAAAACTTACTCAAGTTCAAGGAGTATGTGCCGTTCGTGGGACAGCTGCGACAGGCACCATTGCTCTTGCAACCACTCTGAAGAAGAGTACTGAAACTCAGAGTTCACCAAAGGCAGATATTAAAGCAATTCATTGGACATTATCTGCAAGTGCAAGTGCTAAGATACAAAGGAATAGTGATATTCTCTATGAATTAACAGAGAGTGGTTCACTAGATTTTTACGGATTCAATGACAATCACCAGAATGACCAAGATATAGAAGTAGTTATCGCTGGTGGTGCAGGCGGAACTGTAATAGTAGAGACTGCTAAGGTTAGTGGATACGGTTCACAACAACACCAAGGCGCAGATGGGAGTTTAGGATAAAATGAAACTTATAACAGAAACAACAGAAGATATTCAATATATCAAAGAAGATAAAGACGGTAAGACAAACCTTTTCATTGAGGGTGTCTTTCTCCAATCTGACCTTAAAAACAGAAACGGTAGAGTATACCCTAAAGAAATCATGCAAAGGGAAGTAGACCGTTATGTAAAAGAAAGTATCGATAAGAAAAGGGCAATGGGTGAGTTAGGACATCCAGATGGCCCTACAATTAATTTAGACCGCGTGTCACACATGATTACTTCTTTGAGAGAAGACGGTTCCAATTACATTGGAAAAGCAAAAATTCTTGATACACCTATGGGAAATATCGTAAAGAACCTTATAGACGAAGGTGCCTCCCTTGGTGTTAGTTCCAGAGGACTAGGAACTTTAAAAGAAAAGAATGGCATCAACGAGGTACAAGATGACTTTGTACTATCAACTGCTGCTGATATAGTTGCAGACCCATCTGCTCCAGACGCCTTTGTTAGAGGTATCATGGAACATAAAGAGTGGGTAATGGTTGAAGGTACTTGGATGGAACAGGACATCGACTTAGCTGTAAGGCGAATCAAGAAGGCTGGTTCTCGTGAACTAGAGGAAGCGAAGATGGAAGTGTTCAGTTCATTCATGGATAAGCTGTCAAAAATCTAAAGATTTATAAATAAATACAGTATAACGCAAATCTCAAAGGAGAAATTAACATGGGCGTAGAAAGCAAAATAAGAGAAATGCTCGCTAAGGGTAAGGAAGTAGAATCCGCTCTTAATGAGGAGACTCAAGAACTGGATGAGGCAGGAGCTGCTGAAAATCTAAAGCCAAATGCAACGGCTGGTGACTCAAGTAATCCAACTCAAGGGAACTCAAACCCTAATCCAGAAATTCAAGACCTTAGTGGAACTGGAGACAAGCATGGTGGTTTAACATCTGCAATTGGCCCCGCTTCCGCATCTAAAGTCGGTGATGCACCAAGACCTGCTAATTCAGGCGCTGGTCAGGCACCAAACTACGATGGTGGTGAAGACACCGCATCTGTAGTTGCTCAACCATCTTCAGAGGGTATTCGTACTCAGAAAGAAGAAGAAGAGGTTGAAGACGAGGTAATCGCTGAAGATGAAGTAGAGAACGAAGAAGAAGTTGTCTCTGAGTCTGAAGTAGAAGAAGTAGAATCAGAAGAGGAGGACGCAGAGGTGTCACAAGAAACAGAAGAAGAAACATTGTTTGAAAATGACATCCAAAACCTTTTCGCTGACGAGGAACACCTCTCAGAAGAGTTTAAAGTAAAGGCTGCAGAACTTTTTGAAACTGTAGTCACTGCAAGACTCGCTAACGAAATAGAATCCATTCAGAAAGAACTTGAAGAACAGTCTCAAATTGAAAGAGAAACCTTCAAAGAGGAAATGGTAGGTAAAATCGATCAATACCTTAACTATGTCGCTGAAAACTGGATGAAAGAGAACGAGCTTGCTATCGAGCGCGGTCTTAGGACTGAAATAACAGAAGACTTTATTAAGTCGCTGAAAACTGTTTTCGCAGAACACTACATTGAAGTACCACAAGACAAGTACGATGTGTTAGGTGAAATGCAAGACGAAATTGAGGAACTTAAAAAGAAACTCAATGAGTCAGTCGAAGCACAAATTAATCTTACTACTGATAGAGAGTCGCTAATGCGTTCTAAAATTATCGGTGAGATTTCTGAAGACTTAACACTTACTGAACAAGAGAAACTTACTTCTCTAGTTGAAGATGTTGCCTTTGGAACTAGTGAGATGTTTGCTGAAAAAGTAACTGTTGTTAAAGAGAACTATTTCCCTAAACAGGAAACTGTTAAGGAAGAGTCCGAGTCCGTAATGACTGACACTGTACCCGAAGAACTAATTGAAGAGGGTTCAGCCGTTAGTAGGTACGCTCAAGCGATTTCACGACAAGTTAAAAAATAACTTTTATATAAATAATACCAATAGGTAAATAACCAGAAAGAAAATAGGAGACTACAATGTATCTTTCAGAAGAAATCCAAAAAAAGTGGAGTCCAGTATTGGAACATCCCGACCTTGGCGAAATCAAGGATAGTTATCGTAAAGCGGTAACAGCTGTTATTCTTGAGAACCAAGAGAAGGCTCTTGCCGAAGAGAAAAATATCACTGAGGCAGTCCACGCAAATAATATGTCATCTGCGATTGACACTTATGACCCCATCCTTATCTCATTAGTAAGACGAGCTCTTCCTAATTTGATGGCGTATGATGTCTGTGGTGTTCAACCAATGACTGGCCCAACAGGTCTTATCTTTGCCATGAAGTCACATTACACCTCACAAACAGGTACAGAAGCTCTGTACAATGAGGCTGATACTGACTTTGCTGGTACAGGTACTCACGCTGGGTCTAATCCAGTTGACGGTTCATACACAACTGGTACTGGTATCACTAGAGACAACGCTGAGTTGTTAGGTGACACAGTTACTTTGAACCAAATGGCGTTCTCAATCGAGAAAACAACTGTAACCGCTAAGTCAAGAGCACTTAAAGCAGAATATACTGTGGAACTTGCTCAAGACCTTAAAGCAGTTCACGGTCTTGACGCTGAGTCAGAATTGTCAAACATTCTTTCTCAAGAAATTCTCGCTGAGATTAACAGAGAAGTAATTAGAACTATCTACAAAGTTGCTAAGACAGGTGCTGCTTCGACTGCATCTGCTGGTACTTTCGACCTTGATGTTGATTCAAATGGTCGTTGGTCTGTAGAAAGATTCAAGGGTCTCTTGTTCAACATTGAACGAGATGCTAATGTTATCGCTCAAGATACTCGTAGAGGAAAAGGTAACTTCATCATCTGTTCTTCAGATGTTGCCTCTGCACTTTCAATGGCTGGTGTACTAGACTACACTCCTGCTCTTGATACTAACTTGAATGTTGATGACACTGGTAACACTTTCGCCGGTACGCTTAATGGCCGATACAAAGTGTATGTTGACCCTTATTCTGCTAACACAGGTGCTGCTTCTCAGTTCTATGTTGTTGGTTATAAAGGAACTTCACCTTATGACGCTGGTCTGTTCTACTGTCCGTATGTTCCATTACAAATGGTTCGTGCAATTGACCCATCTACTTTCCAACCGAAAATCGGTTTCAAAACTAGATATGGTATGATTGCTAACCCATTCGTAACACAATCAGATGGTACAACTGACGCAGATACCTTTACTGCTGATAGAAACCAGTACTACAGGTCTGTTAAGGTTTCCAACCTTATGTAATAAGAGTTGAGTTAATCAACCAAGTTTAGAGGGAGTCTTTCGAGACTCCCTTTTTTTTGGGCTTGACATTTGTTATAAATAGCAGTATAATATTAATCATTTTAGGTTTAGAACTATGGCATACACAGTAAATCCATCGGTATCAGAAGGTAATTTTGCAGCCCAATCTGGCTCAGAACTTGATTACCTACGCCCTAATGGATTCAAATTTCAAGTCCATAACATTCCAAATGTATCTTTCTTTTGTCAAGGTGCAAACATTCCCGATATGACTATTGGGTTTCCTGTACAAACAACACCACTACAGGACATACCATTTCCCGGCGATAAGATTACTTTTGGTGACCTAAATATAAGATTCTTAATACAGGAAGATATGACAAACTATATCGAACTGTATAACTGGTTGGTTGGATTAGGATTCCCAGAAAAACATTCTCAGTTCACAGAGTTTGTCAAGTCACAATCTTGGAGAACTGGTGGTCAAAAGACTGCAAAGAATGAGGCAATAGGACAAGTGAGTGACGCGAGTCTATTTGTTTTGGATTCTAATAACAACCCCAACATGGAAATATTATTCAGAGATGCTTTTCCAATTGCACTGAGTGGACTAGATTTTGATATATCTGGTGGAGACTCACCATACTTTACTGGACTTGCATCTTTCAAATATAGGATATTTAATATTAAATCTGTAACTTAACATTGAAGGATATATTATGGCTACATTGAATGAACTTCAAGATATGTGGGCTGAAGATTGTAAAATCGATGAACTAGACCTTGGTTCAGCATCTACTAACACACCAAATCTTCACGCAAAATATGTAACCCATCTCGCTAACTTTAAATTACAATTAAGAAAAGCGCAGTCGGACTTGGCAAGACTTGAAAGAGTTAAGTCAGAATACTTTCGTGGAGAACTATCCAAAGAGGAACTTGACCAATTAGGTTGGGAACCTTGGTACAAAAATTCCGTACTTAAATCTGACATGAGGTCAGTATTAGATGGAGATGGAGATATCATAAAACAACAAGATAAAATTTGGTACTTAGAAACAACGGTAGACTTTTTGGACAGGGTATTGCGTAGTTTAAATTCGAGGACTTGGGACATCAAGAATGCTGTTGAATGGAACAAGACACAATCTGGCCTATTATGATCTTTATAAAACAGAAAGACCATGTGCATATGCATGTGGAAGCCTCAGATGAAGGTATAACAAAGGAGATATCAGACTTCTTTACCTTTGAAGTGCCTGGCGCTTCCTTTATGCCGTCATATAGAAACCGTCATTGGGATGGTAAGATTCGCCTGTACAATTTGTCCAGACGCGAACTGTATGTTGGTCTTTTGCCTTACCTATTAGAGTTTGCAAAACAACTTGACTATCCAGTTAGGGTAGAGATGGGTGAGATTGGTGAAGAGATGTCACGCGATGAGGTCAAAGAATTCGCCAGTAAATTAAAACTTCATAGTAACTGGAAACCTATTCAGATAAGAGACTACCAAGAAGACGCGGTGTTCGATGCAATCAACGGTGGCAGAACTCTTTTACTTTCCCCTACCGCTAGTGGTAAGTCCCTCATAATATACAATCTGGCGCGATATCATCACGCCTTAGGACGAAAACAACTTATTGTAGTCCCTACTACCAGTTTGGTTGAACAAATGTACGGAGACTTCGCTGATTACTCCACACACAATGGTTTTGATGTATCAAAGTACTGTCATAGGATATATGGTGGTAAAGAGAAAACAAACAAAGCGGACATTGTTATATCTACATGGCAATCTATTTACAAGTATCCAAAGAAATGGTTTGAAGAATTTGATGTAGTGTATGGTGATGAAGCACACCTATTTAAAGCAAAGTCTTTGATGACTCTTATGGATAAATGTACCAACGCCAGATTTAGAATAGGTACTACTGGTACACTAGATGGTACACAGACGCATAGATTAGTCCTAGAAGGAGTCTTTGGTAAAGTATATAAGGTTACTACCACAAAGAAACTTATGGACAAGAAGGAACTTGCAGACCTTAAAATTATATGTATGTTAATAGACTATCCAGATGAAGAAAGAAAACTTGTATCTAAGATGCCTTATAAAGAAGAGATGGATTTTATAGTAGGACACGCGGGCAGAAATGATATTATAAGTAAACTTACCGTAGCACAGAAGGGCAACACACTTTTATTATATCAGTATGTAGAAAAACATGGCGCGGTACTACATAAAATGATATCTGAAATGACTAATCGCCCAGTTCATTTTGTATATGGTGGTACGGAAACAGACCAAAGAGAACAGATTAGAGCATTGACAGAAAAATCTGACGATACCATTATCATTGCCAGTTACGGAACCTTTTCTACAGGTATAAATATTAGAAACCTTAACAATATTGTATTTGCCTCACCTAGTAAGAGTAGAATCAGAAACTTACAGTCTATTGGTAGAGGTCTTAGAAAAAGTGAAGTCAAGACAAAGTGTAACTTGTTTGACATAGGTGATGACCTTTCTTGGAAACAAAGAAAAAATTATACACTCAATCACCTTTTAGAAAGAATTAAAATGTACAATGAAGAATCCTTTGATTATAAAGTGGTTAAATTAGATTCAAGAGGAAAGATATGATAAGCGAACCAAAAATAATTATCTTTGATAGTGGACTACAGATAGTCGCTGATGTAGAAGAGACAGATAATCTTGATGCTCTCGGAAAACTTAAAGTTCATTTCCCTATGGAAATTATGAGAATGCCTGTGTCCATGACACATGAAGCATATTCTATCAGACCGTGGATGTCATTCTCAGACGGAACTGAATTTGAAATTAATAAAAATAATATAGTTGCAATCGCGCCTTTAAGTGAGGGATATCGAGAAGGGTATTATAATCTTAAAGATGGGTATTTCAACAAACCAGAAGGTTTGCCCTCCCCAGAATTAATTGATGAGTATGAAGAAGAGTGGGAAGAAAACCGAATGGATGAAGATACTATCAAAGAAATGATAGACGATATTATTGGAAGAAAGAAAAGGATATTACACTAGATATAGCTATCCTTAGAGGACAACCAATTATACACAAAATTCCAAGCAGATGTCAAGTAAAATTTTATCTTTTTTTCGCTTGACTTTTGCATAACTTTACTATAGAATGGGTAACATTATGACTAAAAAATCAGAAACTAATAGACACTATGTCAACAACAAGGAATTTCTTGCCGCTATGACCGAGTATCGGGAGTCCCGATTGGCCGCAGAGGAGAAGGGAGAATCCAAACCGCGTGTGACAGAGTACATTGGGGAGTGTTTTGTAAAAATCGCAAATCACTTGGCATACAAATCAAATTTTGTAAACTATACATTCAGAGAAGAAATGATTTTGGATGGTATAGAAAACTGTATCACATACATTGATAACTTCAATCCAGAAAAGTCAAAGAATCCGTTTGCATATTTTACGCAGATTACATACTATGCTTTTCTAAGAAGGATACAAAAAGAAAAGAAACAACTTGACACTAAGTACAAGTACATCCAGAACCTTGACATGCAATCTATCATAGATGGTGAAGAGGGACAGGGTGGTGGTTCTGCTGATTTCATTGAATACATGAAGAAACAAATCGATGAAGCGGAAAAACATAATGCTCAATACGCAGAACAAGATAAGAAGGTTCCTAAAAGGCGTCCAAAATATCTGGATGACAAAGAAGCAATGAAGATGGCAAAGGAGAAAATACCAGAGTTGAAAGATGCAGAAAAAAGTACTTGACTTTTGCCCTCAGATAGCGTATAATGTTTAGTTATATAAAGTTTAATTGGAGTTTTCTTTATCATGAACATATTTTATTTACATAAAACCCCTACCGTATCAGTAAAAATGCATTGCGACAAACATGTCGTGAAGATGGTTATTGAGTACGCTCAGTTATTGTCTACTGCCCATAGGATGTTGGATGGTACACAATGGATTGATGCATCTAGTGGTAGGAGAATCAAACGGTGGCGACTAGACAATTCCAACATGGATGGTGTCCTATACAAAGCGTCACATATCAATCACCCATCTGCTATATGGGTTCGTCAAAACAATTCCCAGTATCAATACATGTACAACATGTTTACTAATCTTTGTGATGAGTACACATACAGGTACGGTAAAATACACATGACTGATTCTAAGTTGCGTGAATTGTTATCCGAGACACCAAAGAACATACCAACTGGTTCTTGGGTTGAACCACCACAATGTATGCCAGATTACTGTAAACAGTCCAACGCTCTTGATGGGTACAGAACCTATTACAGAGAAGAGAAAAAGGGTTTCGCTAAGTGGACTAACCGCGATGTACCAGAGTTTATGAATGTCGCATGATATTATCAAAAGAAGATACGATATATGCTAGTAAGATAGTTGTTGATTACTTCTCAAAGTTTGAGAGGATTGACGATTACTTTCGTGCAAGAAAAATCGAAAGGGTGAAGGCATTGCCTCCACCCCTTTTTGGTATGAGCGTAGAGGATGACATGTTCCAGAGTTGGGATATGCATCCAGAAGAAATGAATTTTGAAGTTGTTCAAATGAACAACGAGGTGTTTGACCAGATGTTAGAGATGACTGCATCTTTTTCACCAGACCAAGCGCCAGGCAAAGAATTAAAACTGATTGTGAAGGAAACGAATACAAACACAGCAGTTGGTTTTATCAAGTTGGGGTCACCGTTAATAAACTCCAAACCAAGGAATGATTTTCTTGGTGGTGTCCCCGACTTGCCTATCTTCAACAAGAGGGCAATCATGGGGTTTAATATAGTTCCAGTACAACCATTTGGATTTAATTATCTAGGTGGTAAGTTACTGGCTGCCATTTGTTGTTCACATGAAGTACGAAGGATGTTGAACAAGAAATATAATACAGAGTTCTGTTTGTTTGAGACTACATCTTTATATGGTAACATAAAGGGTGCTAGTATGTACGATGGTATGAAACCCTTCCTAAGATACAAGGGAGATACCATGTCATCATTCTTACTGACTATGGGTGAAGAGATTTATTTTCATCTACGCGATTGGTTTGAAGAAAAGAATGGTGGTGAAGTTCTTATTCATAAAGGTGCATCTAGTAGAAAACTAAAATACCAAACAAAGATGATTCAAGTTCTCAAGGCAAATCTAAAAGAACATGATACAAAAGCATATGAGATGTTTGATAGTGTAATCAAAAAGTCAACCGATGTGACCACACAAAAAAGATTTTATATGTCAGAGTACGGATACAAAAATGTACGCGAAGTTCTTTTAGGTAAGACAGAAACACTAGAAAAGGCAGAAAACTTTGACAGGTTTGAACTAGAAAATGTCATTGATTGGTGGAGAAAGAAAGCCGTCAAAAGATATGACAACTTGGTATCAGATGGAAGAATACGAAAAGATTTGGAAGTCTGGAATTCTGAAACAATTGACAAAATAGATATAATAAGATGAACATAGAAATTTATTCAAAACCAGATTGTCCCTACTGTGACAGGGCAGTGTTTATTGCACAACAAATAATTCAAGAAACAACACACATCAAGTATGAAAAGAAAATGTTAGATGAAGATTTTACATTTGACGAATTACTTGAGAAATCACCCAACGCGAAAACCTTCCCACAGATATTTGTGGATGGTGAACTCATTGGTGGATTTAATGAATTTGAAAAAATGGAATGGTGGGCAGACAGACAATGAAAATAGGATTCACTTGCGGTGCATTTGATTTACTACACGCTGGTCATGTTGTTATGCTTCAAGAAGCAAAAAACAATTGTGACTTTTTAATTGTGGGATTACAAACAGACCCCACACTGGATAGGTCAGACAAAAACAAACCTGTTCAAAGTATATACGAAAGATATATTCAGTTGCATGGTATAGAAGCTGTAGATGAAGTTATACCATATGACAGAGAAGCATCTTTGATGGATATACTAACCACAAAACCAATTGATATAAGATTTGTAGGCGAAGAATATAAAGATAAACAATTTACAGGACAACACTTGGATATAGAAATTTATTATACAAGTAGGACACACACTTTTTCTTCTACAGATTTGAGGAAACGAGTACAGAATGCTCCTAAACCAAAATGATATTGGTGGATATGTTGCTAAGGAAGACGATAGGTATATCGTCAAGGACAATCCTTTTGGCAACACACTAGTAATTAGTAGTACGCGACTGCATGGTGGACAGGAAACCACTGGACACGAACATGATGGTCAAGAAGAGGTATATTTTTTTATTGAAGGTGAAGGTATCATAGAATTGGATTCTTTATACACCCATGTTAAGGCTGGTGATATAGTTCCAATCCAAGATGGTGTCTTTCACAAAGTTTATAATAGTTCAGATGACAATGATTTATATTTCATTTGTGTGTTTGACGGAAAGAGAAGAGTATGAAAATAACATGTGCTAGATTGCGGTCTAATGTAAAGTATGAAGGCCCACTACAAACGGTACTAGATAGTTTCTTAGAGAACTATGTAAAGTGGATGAGGGCAAACCCCCAACACCAGTACGATACATATAACATATCCTTTGATGGTACAAGACCTAAAAGAACACCAGAGACAATAGAATGGGCTGACGCGATAGTAATCCCTAGTGATAGTGAGTTTAGATATCATGGTGAGTTACAAATGAATCCAAAAGACTTGGCGAAGTCACAGTCTCACATGGATAACATTATACCATTCTTCAAGGACAAACATGTCATTGTCATGAGAAGTGATAGGGGTGATACTGAACAACTATATAGAGAAGAGACACTACAGAATGTTCCAATAAAATCTTACACAGAGATTGATGAGATTGATTTTCCAGGCAACATTCATGGAATGAAGTATCACTTTATAAGAAACAAATTTGGTAACCCACTATTCACTACGGCAAAGAGAACTGACTTTGGATATTGGGGGCGCATGAAGACAGGATGTGACCGCGATAAAATTATTAGAAAGATTTACCGTGACCCAGATTTAACCACTTGTTTGATTGGTGGATTTCCATCTGGTATTCAAAGACAATCATCGTGGATAAAGGATTGGAACCAATTGTATCCCATGTTAGAACCATGTAGATGGACACTGTGTTTCAATTGGAAGGATGAGACTGCTACCACCTCTAGGTATGTAGAGGCACTTGCAATTGGAATGATACCATTTGTCTGGCAACAATACGACAAGAACAATACATACAACATAGACCCTTGGCAAAGAATAGAAGACTTTGATGATTTAAAATCTAAGGTCATGGAACTGAGGGATGAAAGTGTACTAGAGAGAAAACTTGAATTGTATAGAATGAACTATAATGAGAAACTATTATCCCTTGGTGGATACTACGATATTTTTAAAGGAAAAATGAACAAGGTTATTACATGAAGATTGCTCTAGTTAACGATACACACTTTGGTGCGAGGTCAGACAGTTTACCGTTTGATGCGTACTTTAAGAAATTCTATGATGAGTTTTTCTTTCCCACTCTCGCGGAAAAAGAAATCAAGACTGTCATGCATTTGGGTGATATCTTTGATAGAAGAAAGTATATGAATTATAACACACTTAAAAGTTGTAAGGAGTATTTCTTTGACCAAGCAAAAGACCTAAATATAGATATGCATGTGGTGCCTGGCAACCACGATACATATTTTAAAAACACTAACAATGTCAACGCGCCAGAACTTCTACTGCAAGAGTATGAAAATGTCAAAGTATATCCCGAAATTACTGAACTGGAATTCGATAACAGAAAGATTCTATTCGTTCCTTGGATATGTAGCGATAACTATAGTAGTACTATGGAAATGGTCGGCAGAACAGACGCAAAAGTTTGTTTCGGACATTTCGAGTTTTCTGGGTTCCAAATGTACGCAGGCATGCCGAATGAGCATGGAATGGATCATACTGCCTTTGAGCACTTTGATTTGGTTTGCAGTGGTCATTACCACCATCGTAGTAGCAGGGATAATGTGGTCTATCTTGGTAATCCTTATGAAATTACATGGTCGGATTTTAATGATGCACGAGGGTTTAATATCTATGACACAGAAACGAATGAATTAGAGTTCATGCAAAATCCTTATAGAATGTTTCATAAGATATTCTATAATGATGTTGACGATAATGTTGAGTATGATTTGACAGGATTAGTTGGGGGATGTGTAAAGGTCATCGTAGTAAAGAAAGAAAACTTTACAAAGTTTGATAAACTTATTGACTCTTTGTATAGTTGTAATCTAGTAGAACTGAAAATTATCGAAGACTTCTCAGAGTTTGAGGATAATGCTGTTGGGGATATAGATTTAAAACTGGATGATACCATTACATTGTTAAATGATTATGTTGATAACACTGTCACTGATTTAGATAAGGACAGGTTAAAGTCTCTACTACAAACGCTGTATGTAGAGGCACAACATCACGAGAATTAATTTATGATTTTATTTGAAAAGATAAGATGGAAAAACTTTCTGTCTACAGGGAATAGTTTTACCGAAATAGAGTTTAATCGAAGTCCAAGTACATTGGTAGTTGGTGAGAATGGAAGTGGTAAATCCACAATGCTTGATGCTGTTTGTTTTGCATTGTTCAATAAACCATTTCGTAAGATTAGTAAGACACAACTAATCAACTCTATCAATAACAAAAAACTGATAGTTGAGATTGAGTTCAGAGTAGGACAGAAAGAATTCAAAGTCATTCGCGGTGTAAAACCAAGTGTGTTTGAATTGTATTGTGACGGACAGATGTTAGACCAAGATGCTGCTGTAAGAGATACACAAAAATATCTTGAAGAAAGTATTCTCAAGATGAACTTTAAATCTTTTACACAGATTGTTATACTGGGTAGTGCTTCATTTACACCATTCATGCAGTTGCCTACAGCATCTCGCCGTGAAATTATTGAAGACATCCTAGACATTGAAATATTTACAACGATGAATCAAGTCTTGAGAGATAAGATTGCTGTTCTAAGGGATGAGATTAGAGATGTAGAAACAGAAGTAGAGGTAGCAAAGTCGAAGGCCAATGTTCAAAGAAAATATATTGACCAGTTGGAACGCGACAAAAAAATTAAAGTCGATAAAATTAAGGAGAAAATAGATGAAATCATCGAGGCGTCTACTGAACTTGAAATCAAACTTTCAGAGGCAACAGCAGAGAAGGAGAGTTATGATGATCCAAAGCAACGCAAACAAAAACTGGATACTCTCAAAGACAAACTCGACTCCAATCTCAGAAAGGCAAGAAAAGAACTCGACTTCTACCACAACACAGAAGAGTGTCCAACCTGTAAACAAGGACTAACTCACGATTTCAAAGAAGAAAAACAAAAAGAAAAGTCTGATAGGATAGGTGAGTTAGAGGAAGGATTAGAAAATATGAATTCCGAATATGATTCTGTTTATGAGGCAATGGAAAAGTATGACTCTATATCTACGGTAATACAAGAAACACAAAGTGAAATTATTACACAGGAAAGATATCGAAATAGAATGACGCTGGAATTGAATGAAGCAGAAACTAATGTTGCAGACATCGATGAAGAAAAAAGTAAACTTAAAGATTTAGCAGTTGACTTGACAACAAAAAATAAATTGAAAACTGATAAGGGTGAGGAACAACATTACAATACTGCTGCTACTAGTCTGCTCAAGGATACAGGAATTAAGACTAGAGTTATAAGACAGTATCTACCAATCATCAATCAGTTGGTAAATAAATATTTGGCCGCGATGGATTTCTTTGTTCACTTTGACTTGGATGAAAAGTTCAATGAGACAATAAAGTCCAGACATAGAGACAAGTTTTCTTACTCTAGTTTTAGTGAGGGTGAGAAACAAAGAATAGACTTGGCATTACTATTCACATGGCGAACAATTGCTAAGATGAAGAACAGTGCCAGTACCAACCTGTTATTACTTGATGAAGTATTTGACAGTTCCTTGGATAACAATGGTGTTGATTATGTAATGAACCTATTGAGTACCATAGGAGAGGAAACCAATGTGTTTGTGATTTCTCACAAAGGTGACCAGTTGTTTGATAAATTTAGAAATCAGATTAAATTTGAAAAGATTAGAAACTATAGTGTGATGTCATGAGTGAATTAGAATTATTACCATTAAACCATCCAATGATGAAGGTTCCACCAAATGAGTTTGATTTTGAAAAAGAAGATGCAAAGGAACTCGCTGACCTAATTTGGAAGAGACAAAGAGAACTTGGTGGGGCAGGATTGTCAGCAAACCAAGTGGGACGCAATGCAAAAATGTTTACTATGGGTGTAGACAGGGGTGAAGACTATAACTATAAAAGAGTATTGTTTAATCCACAGTTAACCGCGTATAGTGAAGAGACCGATGTCATGGAAGAAGGGTGTCTCTCGGCGCCTGGCATCACGCTGATGGTGCGTAGACCTATCAAGTGTACCATGAGTTACAAAAACGAAGACAATGAAATGGTGTTGGAAGAGTTCGATGGTCTGTGGGCCAGAGTTGCATTACACGAGTATGACCACATGTTAGGTCAAAACTTTACTCAAAGAGTATCTAAAATTAAATTGGACAGAGCCATAAAAAAGGCAAAAAAATTCCACAAAAAATTAAAACGAGCTATTGAAAATAATAAATAGTATCACATATGAATAGAGACTGTAACTATGGCCTATAGTAAGGAAGTAGTAAAAAGGTTTGAAGAAGTAACCAATAATCCACAAGCACATGGCGTAGGTAGATTTGACCCTAACGACCCACATGTTGCTACAGGACTCACTGGAGCGCCTGCCTGTGGTGATGTTATGAAGTTAGATTTAAAACTTGACCCAGAAACAGATGAAATTTTAGATGTCAAGTTTAAAACATATGGATGTGGTAGTGCTATTGCTAGTTCTAGTATGTTTGTTGAAATGCTAACAGGACTTACAATCCAACAGGCAAAAGAAATAAAGGATAAAGATATTGCGGATGCACTTGAATTACCACCCATTAAAATACATTGTTCTGTATTAGCAGAAGATAGTATTAAAAGAGCTATTCAAGATTGGGAAGAAAAGAAAGCAGGCCGTAACTCTACTTGGTTAGAGAAAATGGGTGCTAAACCTAGAGAGGGAGAAAAAATTGCGGATAACATTAACTGAAGATGCTAAGAAATATTGGACAAGACTTTTAGATGAGAAACCTAGTGCAAAGTATGTACGGTTGGGCGTCAAAGGTGGCGGCTGTGCCGGATTCTCATATACATGGGACTATACTGATAATTCTGATCGTGGTGTTTTAATTGATGATATCTTAGTTGTAGATGACTACGCGGAAATGTTCTTGCATGGTAGTGAGATAGTATTTGAAAAAGACCTAGGCGGGTCTCACATTCAAGTAACCAATCCAAATGAAGTAAGTGCCTGTGGTTGTGGAGAGAGTATACAATTCTCAACCGCAGTATAGGAGCGAATTATTAACGAGAAAGAACTTGAACAATGGGTAAAAGATAATCCCATTCTAGCCAATGCTGTATTTCCATCATGTGTAGTCTTAGGGGCAGTGACAATACAGGCTGGTTTAATATTATTAATTGATTGGATGTTATATATCCATTCATTCTAGGAGAGAAACATGGCAGATGATTTTGATTTTGGGTTTACCGCAGTAGACGATATACCAGCAGGAGAAAGACAAGAAGCTCCTGTACAGGCGGAAATCCCTTCAGACCAGATAGATAAGATAATGGATAAACTAGAACAGTTAGAGTCTAGGATTTTATCAGCAGACAATTCTGGTATGATAAATGAACACAGAGCTTTGGTAGAAAGTGATGTCGCTAATAAACTACGCGATGCAGAAGACTTGATACTACCATTGTTGAAAAATCTCAAAAGAAATCCAGAGAAAGATTACATCCACTGGCCGAACAGGGATGTAATTATCGATAAACAAATCGAAAGGATACAGGCAGTCACGCGATACTTTGAGCGTATATAATGGGTAAATTCTATCGAAGAAAACGCACAGCTGAACACCAGAAACACGAGATAAAATTCCAAGAAAAACGGATAGAAGACCAACAAAAAGCGATAAAAGAACAGCAAAAAGCGATAGAAAAGTTGATTTCAGAGAAAAAATAATTCAACTTTTTTGCTTTTTTGTGTTAAATCAATGACTTAGAGAGGCAGCTTTTACTTGACTTCTGCTATGGGATATGCGATCATAGTATTGTAATTGAGAGTGAGAGACTATGGATATAACTTCTAAATCATACCTTGCGAAACTCCTCGCCACTGAGGATGTTTCGATTGAACATAGGAATGTACCTACCGCGTATTTCGACTTGAAGTCTAGGAAAATTGTACTTCCCAATTGGAAGGACATGCCTGATTTCTTGTATGATTTATTGATTGGTCATGAAGTTGGTCACGCTCTCGTAACTCCCGCTGAAGGTTGGCACTCTGCCTCTTCTAGTAAGGGTGCAAATTTCAAATCATTCTTGAATGTTGTAGAAGATGTTAGGAATGAGAGACTAGTTAAAATCAGATATCCAGGCTTGGTCAAGTCATTCTATAAGGGATATCAAATGCTTTACAAGAAAGACTTTTTCGGTCTTTCAAAATTACAAAAGACTCCCCAAGAATTACCACTAATTGATAGAATCAATCTTCACGCTAAGGTTGGTGCTTTCCTTACTCTACAATTCACTGCTGAGGAACAGGTCATACTTGACAAGTGTTTCGCTGCTGAGACTTGGGATGAGGTTGTCGCCATTGCTGAGGAGTTGTATGACTTCTCTAAGACTGAAGACGCGATGCAAGATCTTTTAGATGAACAAATGGGTATGCCCCAGTTCGGTGAAGGTGAAGATGAAGATGAAGATGACTTCGCCCAAGATGAGAATGGCGAATGGTCAGAATCACCATACGGTGAAGAAGAGTCAGATGAAGGTGAGTCCGAGTCTGGTGAAGATACTGAAGAAACTGAAGAAGGTGAAGATAGTGGCGCTCAGTCTGGTGAAGGTGAAGAGACTGAAGAAGAAACTGAAGAGACTACTCCTTCTAAAGAAGAGTCAAAAGATACTGAAGATTCTGCTGAGTCTGGTGATAGACCAGAAGATGGCGATATCATGGAAGGTTCTGATAATACTGAAGGGTACAATCCCCACGATTTCGATGACGCGGAACCTAAGTCATTTACCGATGAAGCGTTTAGAGATGCTGAATCAAACCTAGTAGAGTCTGGTAAGACCAATGGTGTTGTTACCGCTACTATGCCTAAGTTCAAGTCTAAGTACTTTGTTTTCCCAACTACCGATGTTTGGCCTGCCCAAGATTTCAAGTATGTTTGTGGTGGAAGGTATGATGACATTCCTGCTGGTTCTGCTACGGATGTAGAGAAAACTTTGCTTGATGAATTCATGCAAAGAAACAAGGGTTCAATCAATCAACTAGTTATGCAGTTTGAGATGAAGAAAAAAGCCACCCTATTGAGGAAGGCTCAAGTCAACAAAACTGGTAAGTTGAATGAAGATAAGTTGTGGGCATACAAGTTGACTGAAGACTTGTTCCTATCAAGTACTACTGTGCCAGATGGTCAGAACCATGGCATGATGATGTTTGTAGACTTCTCTGGTTCAATGGGTAGACACATGGCTGGTACTATTGAACAAACACTAATTCAAGTTGCCTTCTGCAAAAAAGTTGGTATCCCATTTGATGTGTACGGTTTTTCAAACTGCGCTAACTCTCTCCAAAGTGAGAAGTTCGGAAATGCTTCTAGGGGTTCTGCTTTTCAATCTGCTAATGATGGTGAGTTGTTTATTGAGTCTGGTGGGTTCGCTCTGCTTCAGTTGATATCTTCTGAATTGCCTCAGAGTGAGTACAATAGATGTTTCAAAAAGTTACTTGGTTACAAAACTTCATTTGAGTGGAGAGATATGAAACCAAGAATGGAAAGATATGATGTTCCTTACCATCTTTATCTTGGGTCTACTCCGCTGTCAAGTTGTATGATAGTTGGTGCTAAGATTGCTAAACAGTTCAAGGAAAGAAACAGAATTGAAGTTATGAACACGATTGTTCTTTCCGATGGTGGAAACACTTCTGACTTAGAAGTAATCTCTGAAGGTCAATATGAAGAGAGTGGTAGGTTCAGATATGAAAATGCCATCTCAAAAGAGTTTGGTTATGGATACGGTGAAGAGAAAACCGAGATTGGTAAGTTCCAATTGAAAGGCAACGGTTTGTCAGTTACCACTAACATCAAAGGGATGTATGGAACAAACTACGGTAGGGTCTCTTATGAAAGTGCTACTGCTGTTACTTTCGACTACTACAAAAAGTTTGTTGGTTCCAGAATAGTTCACTTCTTCCTAGTTGATAACAACATTAGAGAAGCGAGACAGGCATGGACTGATATGACAGGAACCTTTGCCGAGTATGATGAAAACTTTGATAAAGAAAAGTCAACTAACTGGAAGCACAATAACTTCATGTCTTGCCAGTCTAAGTTGGGAAGTGATGCTTGTTTCATTCTGAAGGGTGCTAAGTCTCTTAATGAAGAAGCAGAGTTTGAAGTCAGTTCTGATAGTAAGGCTGACATTTTGAGAGGGTTCAAGAAATTCCAGAAAGGCAAGTCCAATTCCAGACAGTTCTTGAACAGATTTATTGATGAGGTCGCGTAAGTGGTTGAATTTAAAGGGAAAGAAAATGAAAAAAAATTCATTTTGGCCCTTGACTTCTGCCCCCAAATATGGGATCATGATCAAGTAATTGAGAAAAAGTGAGAGGTAAATTATGAGTGTAAAACAGAAAGAACAGTTCCTTCAGGCCCTTGCCGATGTGAACAATTCCGCGTCTGCTGTGTTCTCCAAGGCGGAGGCAATGCAGATTGCAAAATCAAATGGGTTGAAAAATCCCATGTGGTTTTTTAAAGAGTGTAAAGTTGGTAGGAACCAATTTTCGCCAAACATGGCAACTCTAATGACAGTGGGTAATACTGCTCTCAAACCTGTCGCCGCTGAGGCGACTGCCCTTGAAGAGTCAGTATCTACCCTTGAACCAATTGAGACAATTCAGTCTCAAGCATTGGATGCCAAGATTGTAAAACAGGCAAAACTTGCGGTGGAAATAGAAAACTTAGTTCCAGATTCAGATAGTACTTATGTCCCATTTGGGTTCCATAAAGATTTGGTGAACATCATCAAGTCTGGTATGTTCTATCCTACTTTCATTTGTGGTCTATCTGGTAACGGTAAGACTATGATGGTGGAACAGGTTTGTGCCAAACTCAAGAAAGAAGCCATTAGGGTTAACATCTCTATCGAAACCGATGAAGATGACTTGATTGGTGGTAACACTCTCGTGGATGGTAATGTGGTTTACAGGGAAGGCCCTGTGCTGACTGCCATGAAGAGAGGTGCGATTCTCATTCTGGATGAGATTGATAGGGGTTCTAACAAGTTGATGTGCCTTCAGGCAATCCTTGAAGGGAAACCTTACTTCAATAAGAAGTCTGGTGAGGTTGTCACGCCTGCTACTGGTTTCAATGTGATTGCTACTGCAAACACAAAAGGTAGGGGTTCCGATGATGGTAAGTTCATGGGTGCTCAAGTTCTGGATGAGGCGTTCCTAGAAAGGTTCGCTATCACGGTTGAACAGGAATATCCTTCTAGTGTTCAAGAGAAGAAAATTGTCATGAACAAAATGGGTGTTGCTGAGTGTGTCGATGAAGACTTTGCTGATAAGTTGGTCATGTGGGCTGACATAATCAGAAAGACTTTCTACGAAGGTGGAATCGATGAGTTGGTTTCTACCAGAAGGTTGGAACACATTGTCAAGGCATACGCCATGTTCTCTGATAGACTCAAGGCAATTCAGTTGTGTGTCAATAGGTTTGATACCGACACCAAGTCTGCCTTCATTGACCTTTACACTAAGGTTGATGCTGGTGCCACGGTTGAAGAAATCATGGACAATCCTACCGATGGTTCTGAAGATAACAACCCAGAGGCTGATGACTATGACTTTTAACCCAGACTACAAATACAATGAAGGAGCTCTTATCAAAGAGCTCCAAACTTATATAGATGCCACTTATGGTGAGCACTACTCTATCAATAAGTATCAGGCAACCGAATTTATTATTGACGGTGGTCATGGTGAAGGATTTTGTATCGGGAATATTTTGAAGTACGCCCAGAGATACGGTAAGAAAGACGGTTACAACCGCAAAGATTTAATGAAAGTATTGCACTATGCAATAATCGCTCTTCATGTACACGATATGGAGCACGAATAATCAGTTTGCCCCCAGCGGGCAGTCGGGGCTTGGTACACCTCTCTCTTACTCTCTCACAAGAAGTATCAAGTTCCCGACAACTTTATTATAAATAAGAGAGTAAGAATTTTTTAGAGGAATTAACAATGGCATATAGATTAACATACAATTGCACAAGGCCCGATACCACAGCAGATTGGTACTTTTTTTACGAGTCAGCTGATTCTGGTTTTGAAACAAATGCAACCCACTTTAGAAACTGGCTTGACGCGAGAAGCGATGTAACAGTGACACTTACTGTAGCAGAAGATAATCTCTCATTCAAATGGGAATTAGACTTTGCTGATGAAGCAGCTTACGATGCGTTTGTAGTCGATAGAACAGCTTTATTTGCAGATGCTCCTTACAGCGGAACCGCTCACTTACAGGAGACTGCATATCTGGATTACTTGTCCGCTAACAACATGGTAGCAACTGAGACCACTGCGGAAGTATAAAGAAAGGGGTTGACATTTGCCCCTAACAAATGTTAATATGTGATGTTTAATTTGATTGAGGTATATTATGAAACTATCCAAAACTACTTTGGAGCTGTTGAAAAACTTTGCTACGATTAATACCAATTTATTGGTTAAGTCTGGTAGTAGTTTATCAACTGTGTCCGCTTCAAAGTCTATTCTTGCAAAGGGCACAATTGAGGAGAACTTCCCACAGGAGTTCGCAATCTATGACTTAAATCAATTTCTATCTTTGGTCACAATGAGTGAAGATACTGAGATTGATTTTTCCGATGATTATCTGACATGCAAATCTAATGCTGGAAGGTTCAAGTTTTATTACGCGGAACCATCTATCATTGTGGCAGCTCCAGATAAAGAAATTGAAATTGATTCTTTCTATCAATTCAATATTACCAAAGAACAACTCAACACTATCTACAGGGCAGCAAGTGTAATCTCTGCTCCTACTCTTAGTGTTGTCGCCAATGCTGGCAATGTGGTTCTGAGTGTGGGTGACCCGAATACTCCTAAGAGTAATTCATTCACCACTGACATTGGTAATGCTAATGTAGAGTTTGATGCTAGACTAGGAATTGAAAACCTAAAAGTAATCGCGGATGATTATGAGGTTACTGTTTCCCAGAAGAAAGTATTTAAATTTTCTAACGCTAAGAGAACCTACTTCTTGGCACTTGAACCGAGTTCAAATATCTAATGTATTGGATTGAAGGAATGATTGCCGTCTATGGAATGATACTTTCTTTCATGGCCGGCTGGTTGATGCCTAGAGGCAATTTTATTAGAACTTCCCAGTTATGGTTAACCAAAAAAATATACAACTGGTTAGCACATGACAAGGAAAAATTGAAGGAGAAAAAATGACAGATTTTAATATTGAAGTTGGTCAAAAACTACCAGAAGATATCACTTTCCACATGAGGGTAAGGGATGAAAAGATGGTAGAACAGGGGGATGAGAATCCATATCAGTGGCAACTAGTAAACTCAACTGACTTGTTCAAGGACAAGAGGGTTGTATTGTTTGCTTTGCCTGGCGCGTTTACTCCGACTTGTTCAACCTATCAACTACCAGATTACGACAACAATTATGAGTTGTTCAAAAGGTCTGGTATCGATGAGGTATATTGTCTATCTGTTAATGACAGTTTTGTTATGAACAAATGGGGCGATTGGTTGGACATTGATAGTGTAAAACTAATTCCAGATGGAAGTGGTTTCTTTACAGAGGCTATTGGTGCGTTGGTAAAGAAAGACAACTTAGGATTCGGGCCAAGGTCTTGGAGATATTCAGTCCTAGTAAATGATGGTGTTGTAGAAAAGGCATTCATCGAAGAGGGATGTGAAGATGATTGTCCCGCTGACCCATACGAAGTTTCTGACCCATACACAATGATGCAATATATTCAAAACGAAAGTCCTGTAGGACAACAGTATGAGTTGAATCTTGAAGATGGATTGGGAACAGAAGAACAGGTTGGATAAAGTTGATTACGATATAAAACCTTTATCAAAGGAACTCGCAATCGATTTTATTCAGACGCATCATTATTCACCAATGATGCCTAAACTGACAAAGCATTATCTAGGGTGCTTTCTCAATGGTGAACTTGTAGGTGTTTTGACTTTGGGCTGGGGTACTCAACCTAGACAAACAATCAATAAGATGTTTACTGGTCTTGAGTCAAAACACTATTGGGAAATTGGTAAGATGTGCATGACAGATGACATGCCAACCAATTCAGAATCACAAATGATATCCCAAACAGTCAAGTGGATAAAAGAAAATACACCCGATGTATTATTTCTTTACACAATGGCAGATGGTATCATGGGCAAATGTGGATATGTATATCAGGCCAGTAATTTTTTATACGGTGGAAAATACTTCACTCAAGTCTACGAGATAAATGGAGAAAAGATTCACCCTAGAACGACAGGAAAACTATGTGAAGAGAACGCAAGGTTCTCTGGTAGAGATAAAATTTTTTGGTTGACTTCTGACTTTATGAAAGAAAAGGGAATCAAAAAAATTGAAGGGTATATGTTCAGATATATCTTTCCACTAAATAAGAAAGCAAAAAGACTATTGAAAAAATCAAATATGGAATGGACTAGAAATTATCCAAAAGACCATGACTTAAAATGGTTTGATAAAACTGGTAAACCCAAATTTGAAATTGAACAACCCCACTTTTCATATGATGAAGTATTACATAATTCTAAGAACATCGATGGTGGTGGTGCATCTTTAAGAGGTATATTATGAGCAAAATTATTTTAGTGTCTGGTGGATTTGACCCACTACATAAAGGACACCTTGAGTTGTTGAAAGAAGCAAAAGCAATGGGTGACTATCTATCAGTTGGATTGAATAGTGACGCATGGTTAACTAGAAAAAAAGGTTCGCCTTTCATGACATCATGGGACAGGATGGATATGTTGATGGAGATGGAATGTGTTGACCATGTAGTTCCCTTCAATGATGATGACGATACCGCGAAAGATTTTATAGACAAAGCAATTGCTAGTTTTGGATTAGAACATAAGTTTGTATTTGCTAATGGTGGTGACAGGACAGAAGAAAACATTCCAGAGATGGAACTAAGAGAAAAGTTTTCCCATGCTCATTTAGAGTTTGCATTTAATGTTGGTGGTGATAAAGAGTATACTAGTAGTAGTGTAAATAAGATAGACAGAGCTTGGGGACAGTACAAAGTTATACACGAAGAACAAACTGCTAAAGTTAAACTGTTAACTATCGATATTGAAAAGGCAATAAGTTATCAGAGGCATTTTTACAGAGGTGAAATTTGGCATCTTGTTTCTGGACAGGCAATGATTAAAACCAGTAAAGGTAGTCCAAGTAATTACACATACGATTACTTGACCTCTGGACAACACTTTAGTGTTGTGCCATATGAATGGCATCAAATAAAAAATATAGGGAGAGAACCTTTGAGGATTATTGAAATTCAACACGGTTCTTATGTCGAAGAAGATGATATTGAACGCGAGGAGATAATTCATTGAGAAAGAAGGGTATAAAGGCAAGACGAATGGTTGCCCTAGAAAACTTGGAGAAGGCAAAGTTCACTCCAAAACAGGTAAGGTCTGGCAAAAAAATGGTAGACCGTTCTGAGGAAACTTGGAACAAGAATAGAGAATACCAGATAGAGGTGCTTAAGAAAAGAGTACAGTAATCATGTTTGATTACAACCTAATAGATGAATATCAGATAGAGGTTACCACTTACTGTAACGCCGCTTGTCCTCAATGTCCGAGGAATATAAACGGTGGTAAGACTAACCCCTATCTGCCAGTTTGTCATTTAGATAGACATGTAATAGATGTCGCATTTCCTAAGTCCCTAGTAAAGAGACTGAGGCAGGTTTTCTTTTGTGGCAGTTATGGTGACCCTATTATGCATCCAGAGTTCTTGGATATACTCAAGGACTTTAGAAGTAAAAACCCAACACTGCATCTCTACCTTCACACTAACGGCGGAGTCCGTAGCACTGAATGGTGGGAAGAGATTGCTGAAGTACTGGGTGACCATGGCAAAATTGATTTTGGTATTGATGGGGTATGGGATACCAATCATCTCTACCGAAAAAATGTAGAGTTCTCTCGCGTGATTGAAAACGCGAAAGCATTTATAAATGCTGGTGGAAAAGCACAATGGAACTATCTGGTATACAAACATAATGAACACCAGATACCAGAAGCAAGAAAGATGTCTGAAGAACTGGGGTTTGATGACATACTGTTTAGGTCAACTGGTAGGTTTATGAACCACAGAACTCTTACTGAGTTAGAAAAATGGCCAGTGCAAAATAGAGATGGTGAAGTAGAGTATTATTTAGAACCACCTACAGACAAACAGTATCACAATAGTAGTGTTGAGAATCTACCCAAACTACATGAAGAGTATCCAGATATAAAGGATTACTTCAATCAGACCAAAATAAAATGTGATGCTCTTACTGGAAAGAAAGTGGCAATTACTGCTGAAGGTTTGGTGTTGCCATGTAATTTTTTTGAACACAATCTCTACGACATGAGATTTCATAGAAGGGATGCATTGCCTAGTAGTAATGATTATCACTTTGAAGATGGTAATAATCAAGTTATGTCTCTTATCAACAGACATAATGGTGAAGACCAGAATTTAAACATTCACAAACAACCACTAGATAAAATTTTTAAGAGTAGGTTTTGGGAAGAGATTGTATGGTCATGGGAACAAGATATAGGGTGCGGTAAAATATTTGAGTGCGCTATGACTTGTGGACAGAAGTTAACTAAAGTATGGGATCAAAATAAAAAGATGAAAGGAACTTATCGATATTATATTACAGGTAACAATCGCGGATTGGGACTAGATTTATCAGAGTATTTCAATGGGGATGGTTGTTCCAGAAGTAGCGGAGATATTACCACTGACATCACAACTAAGGTTGGTATTCAGAGAATAGTAGAACAGAGTTTACATTATGATGTGTTTATCAACAATGCATTTGATGGCCCACCAGATGAACCTTGGGGTAATTTTGCTCAAGTAAATTTGTTGTTAGCAGTATTCAATAAATGGAAAGAGGAAGGTAAGTCTGGACATATTTTTAATATTGGAAGCACTGGAGCATTGAGTGCCAGAGTTAGTCATGATAGGTACGCGATTGCTAAGGATGCCCTTGCTACCGCGAGTAGACAATGTTCAAAAGCATTTAAAGATAATCTAGTAAAATTTAAAACTACTTTGATTACGCCAGGCAGATTGGACACCCCACTGAGTAGGGATAGAGAAACATGGACAGGTAACGGTGTGAAAACGCTTGACATCTGCAAGTTTATAGAGTATACTATGGGCATTGAGAATAACAGTATAATTGAAGACATCATAATCGATGTCAATTTGGAGTATGGTAATGAATGAATTTTTATGGGTGGAGAAATATAGACCCCAAACTATTTCTGATTGTATTCTACCAGATGGTCTGAAACAAACTTTCCAAGAGTATGTGGATGCTGGTGAAATATCTAATATGCTTTTGTGTGGGACTGCTGGTACAGGTAAGACCACGGTGGCGAGAGCACTTTGTAATGAACTTGGTTGTGACTACATTGTTATCAACGGTTCGGATGAAAGTGGTATCGATGTATTGCGTACTAAGATAAGAGACTTTGCGAGTACAGTCAGTTTTGAAAGTAAGGCGAAGGTTGTCATCCTAGACGAGGCAGACTATCTAAATCCAAACTCAACTCAACCAGCACTTAGAGCTTTTATTGAAGAGTTTTCTGGCAATTGCAGATTTATTTTTACATGCAATTTCAAGAATCGAATCATCGAACCTCTTCACAGTAGAACATCTGTTATCGATTTTAAGATTGATAAGAAAGATAGACCAGAGATGGCACAGAAGTTCATGGGAAGGATGCAGTATGTCCTAACACAAGAAGGTATTCCATACGAAGAGAATGTTCTCGCGGAACTATTGATGAAACACTTCCCAGACTATCGTAGGGTCATCAACGAACTACAAAGGTATTCTAGGAGTGGTTCTATTGATAGTGGTATCCTAAGTAACATCGCTGAGATAAACACTAAGGGATTGATTGACAGTCTCAAGGATAAGGATTGGAAGAAGATGAGACAATGGGTAGTCAACAATGTTGACAATGACCCACAAGGTGTCTACAGGAAGGTCTATGACTCTCTTATCGATAAGGTAAAACAAGTACCCCACTTGGTACTATTGATTGCTGACTACCAATACAAGAGTGCATTTGTGGCAGACCAAGAGATTAACTTGACCGCGTGTCTAACTGATATCATGGCGAGTGTTGAATTTAAATGATTGAAGGATTAGGTGAACCAGTAAAGACCTATGATGCTGAAGAGTTCAAGGTAAAGAAAAAAGCAATCAGTCCTTTTGACTTTGCGAACAGTATCAACTACACCAAAGAAAACTTGATGGTAGATGATTGGTCTGAGAAACAGTACAATGCTTTCATTATAAACAAGTCATTGTCTCATGGCATTGATACGGTTGTGGCAGCTAATGAAATGAATGCTAGACCACACTTGGATGCAAAACTTCAGTATGATTTCTTACAGGGGTTTGTTCGCAAAAAGAAAAGATTTAATAAATGGTTGAAGGCAGAGAAGGAAGAAAACCTAGAGATTATCAAAGAATACTTTGGTTACAGTAATGTTAGAGCCCAAGAAGCACTTAGATTATTAAGTGAAGCAGACATAGAGGCGATAAAGGGGTTACTGAAGAAGGGTGGAAAATAAAAAAACCATAAATACTTTCATATTAATTAACAAAATTATGAAGGTATTATCATGGTGGATGAATTTTTCGACATTGACTTCCCCGATTACAAACCAGTAGAAGTATTATTAGAAAAGGAAGATGACTTCCTAAAGGTAAGGGAAACTTTGTCGCGTATTGGAGTGGCATCAAAGAAAGACAAGACATTATATCAGTCTTGCCATATACTCCATAAACAGGGAAGATATTTTATTACGCATTTCAAGGAGCTGTTTGCTTTAGATGGCAAAGAAGCTGACTTGACTGAGAATGATTTAAAAAGAAGGAACGCAATAGCCAAACTGCTAAGTGATTGGGGTCTGGTAAAACTTCTGGATAAGTCAATCGAAGAAGAACTGGCTCCTATGAGTCAGATAAAAATTCTTTCTTTCAAAGAGAAAGATGATTGGTCGCTAGTAACCAAGTATAATATTGGGCGAAAAAGATAGTAATTAGTACTTGATTTTTTAAAAATAGTCCCCATATTATATAAATACAGTTGTAGATGCTCGGGTGAGGTCTACATTTTTAACTCGCTTAACAAGGAGAAATTATGAACCAAATAAGCACACAAGCGCATTGGGACAATTTAGTCTCTGCATTTCCACACATTCGTAGACAATTCGTAGGGTTCGATAGAGTAATCGATTTACTCAATCAGAACTTTGAGGTGTCTGTGAATTCCTATCCACCTTTCAACATCGAAAAATTAGATGAAGAAAACTACGAGATTCAAATGGCTCTCGCTGGATTCAAAGAATCTGATTTGAATATTACAGTTGAAGATGGTACACTTACTGTAGAAGGTGACCAATCAAGTTCAGAAGAAACTGATTACATTCACCAAGGTATTGCCGAAAGGAAATTTAAAAAGTCATGGAGTCTTGCTGACACAGTTATTGTCGAAGGGGCAAAATTGACTGACGGTATTCTTAGAGTCGCATTGAAAAATGTTATCCCAGAGGAAAAGAAACCTCAGACTATTAAGATTAAAACAAAATAACTTTAACCTGTGGGGGACGCCGTGAGGTGTCCCCCCTAGAAGGAGAGAAATGAGAGAAAAAGCAGTATTCCGCAAATTCAATACATACGGAATCTATCTTATATCATTATGTACATTTGGAACTATGATATATAGCTTAGGTCAACTTATTTAATTATTAGAGGATTGTTATGACAAAGAAAAAGAAAGTAGTGAAGGAAGTAGAAATTCCTAACCCAGAAATGGAAGTTACCGAAGAGGAACTTGAACAACAGCAATTACCTTCTGCCAGTTTGGTTGGAGCTAAATGTGCTGGCACAGGTGAACTTATCTGTTATTTACAGAAAGATGATGAGGGTGGTAGATATATTATTTCTAACCCCGCTGTGGTTCAATACATCCCAACGGAAAACAAGCCAGGCCAATTTAAAATAGCATTTGCACCACAGACTCCTGCTAGTCGCGGTACTTTGTTTGTTCCATTTGGTCAACTTGAATATCTTTTTGAAGTAAAAGAAGATTTGGCTTCCGAATACAAAGACAAGTTTGAACACACTAAGGTAACTGAGACAAAGAAAAAACCGAAATTTACTGGATAAATTGCTTGACTTCTGATACACACTCGTGTATACTATCCTATAAATGATGAATCGGTTTTATTATGTCTAACTTTTATACTTATGCGTGGCAATATGGAAATTCCATCCTTACTCGTGGAGTGAGGAATGGAGAGCGTTTTACTGAAAAACATCCATTCCAGCCAACCTTATATGTCAGAAGTAATGAACCTTCTGAATTTACTAACATTGATGGTCACTATCTAAAACCAATTCAGTTTGGGGATAATGGCGACTGCAAAGAATTCCTAGACAAATACTCTAAGGTAGATAACTACCCCATCTATGGTCAAACTGATTTGACCTATCAGTATTTGTCTTCTATGTATCCGCAAGATATTGAGTTTGACCTCAGTAAGATGCGGATTTTTTCAATTGATATTGAGACAACTGCCGAACACGGTTTCCCAGATACAGAGAACCCCATCGAAGAGGTTCTTCTTATTACACTCGTAGATAATTACACCAAGGAAATATTCACTTGGGGTTCGGGTGAGTGGAAGCCTGGCGAAGAAACAAAAGACCTTAATGTCACTTACACTTATTGTTCCGATGAGTATGACTTGTTGGAAAAATTCATGACATGGTGGGCACAAGACTATCCCGATGTGGTCACTGGTTGGAACCTAGAACTATTCGACATGCCATATTTGGTTGGTAGAATCGACAGAATGTTTGGTAACAACGCGAAGAACAATCTCAGTCCATATGGAATGACTAGGAAGAAGGTCATCAAGGGTCACAACAATCGTGAATTGTTGAAGGTTGATATGAAGGGTGTCATTCAACTTGACTACATGGACTTGTACAAAAAGTTTACTTATACTTTCCAAGAAAGTTATCGACTTGATTACATTGCTGAGGTAGAACTTGGTAAGAAGAAACTGGAGAGTGGATACGAAACATTCCGCGAGTTCTATGAGAATGATTGGAATCGATTCATTGACTACAACATCATCGATACTGTTCTGGTTGACGAACTTGATGACAAGATGAAATTCTTGGAACTGATTATTACAATGGGATATGACTGTAAATGTAATTACAATGATATCTTTTCATCTGTGAGAACTTGGGATTGTTTGTTATTCAATCATCTACTTGAAAAGAACATTATGATTCCTCAGAAGAAGGAACACTTCTCTAAGGGATTTGCTGGTGGTTATGTGCAAGACCCGAAGGTGGGTAAGTACAAGTGGGTTGTATCAGTTGATGCGACTTCTCTGTATCCATCTATCATCATGCAACATAATCTATCACCAGAGATGTTGGCAGAGGGACACAAACCTTTGGACTGTACAGTTGATAGTATTCTGGAAAGGAAACATGTTCTCAAAAGATTGAAGGAAGCAGACTTATCCATGGCAGCCAACGGTTATATGTTTGCTAGAAACTCGCAAGGATTCATGGCAGAAATTACTCAGAAGTTTTTTGATGACAGACAGAAGTACAAGAAACTCATGAAGAAGGCAGAACAGGATTTTGAGGATACCAAGAATCCAGAACTCAAGAAAGATATTGCGAAGTTCAACAACTTCCAGATGGCAAGAAAGATTCAATTGAACTCTCTCTTTGGTGCGATAGGTAACAAGTGGTTCAGATATTTCGATGAACGCATCGCAGAGGCAATCACACTAACTGGTCAGTTAATCATTCGTGATACTGGTAAGGCAGTTGATGAGTTTCTAAACAAGTTTCTTGGTACAGAGGATGTTGAGTATTCGTTCTATACTGATACTGATAGTTGTTATGTGACTCTTGATAAGATGGTGGAAGAACATCTACAGGGTAAATCTCGTGATGAGATTATCAATATACTTGACAACTTTGTCGAGAACAAACTAGAACCAGCAATCAATGGTAGAATGGTTGAACTTGGTGAGTACATGAATGTATTCCAACCCAAGATATTCTTCAAACGAGAGGCGATTGCGGATACTGGTATCTGGGTTGCAAAGAAAAGATACGCATTGAATGTATGGGACAATGAAGGTGTTCGATACAAGGAACCCAAACTCAAGGTGATGGGTCTGGAGATTGTAAGGTCTTCTACACCAGCACCAGTTCGTTCAAGTCTCAAAAAGGCAGTTGAGTTATGTTTGAACAAGGATGAAAAAGAATTACAGGATTTTGTTGAGGATACATGGCAGGCATTTTCTAAGATGTCTCCAGAAGAAATTGCCTTCCCACGCGGATGTAACAATATTGATAAGTATTCCTCAAGAGAAACAGTTTATACTAAGGGAACTCCGATGCATGTTCGGGGTGCCTTGGTTTACAATCACTTGATTAGGACTCAGAAACTAGAGAAGAAGTATCAAACCATTCAAGATGGTGACAAGATTAAATTTCTTTATCTGAAAGAACCTAATCATGTGAGAGAAAATACCGTGGCGATGAATGGTCTTATGCCGAAAGAGTTTGACTTGCATCGTTACATTGATTATGAAACAATGTTTGAGAAAGCATTTATTGACCCATTGACTACTATAGTCACCAGTTTGGATTGGAAGACTAGACCAGTAGCAACATTGGAGTCGTTATTTTAGGAGTGAATATGAGCACATTAGATAAATTAAAAAAGAACTCAACGATAAAACAAACTGAAGTTTTATCCAAGAGTAAATTTCTGAACAACAAAGATGTGGTTCAGACAACTGTACCCGCCTTGAATGTGGCATTGAGTGGTAAGTTGGATGGTGGATTGAGTACAGGTCTAACAGTTTTTGCTGGCCCATCTAAACATTTCAAGACTGCTTTTGCCATGTTATTGTCAAAATCTTATTTGGATAAATATGATGATGGAGTGGTGTTATTTTATGACTCAGAGTTCGGCGCTCCTCAAGGATATTTCGACAGTTTCGGCATAGATACAGATAGGGTTGTTCACACGCCTGTCACAGACATAGAACAACTCAAACACGATGTGATGTCCCAACTCCAAGGTATCGAAAGAGGTGACCGAGTAATTATTATTGTGGACTCAGTAGGTAACCTTGCCTCGCGTAAAGAAGTTGAAGATGCGATAGATGGTAAGTCAGTTGCCGATATGACTCGTGCAAAACAAATGAAATCCCTGTTTCGTATGGTGACTCCTCACCTAACAATCAAAGATATTCCAGCGGTGGTTGTAAACCACACATACAAAGAAATCGGCTTGTTCCCCAAAGATATAGTTTCTGGGGGTACTGGTGTATATTATAGTGCTGATAATATCTTTATTATTGGAAGACAACAAGAAAAACAAGGGAAGGATGTTGTAGGATACAACTTTATTATCAATGTTGAGAAGTCAAGATTTGTTCGGGAGAAGTCGCGTATACCCATTGAAGTTACATGGGAAGGTGGCATTAGCAAGTGGTCTGGTCTCCTTGATATGGCTCTTGAGTCTGGTCATGTTGTCAAACCATCAAACGGATGGTATGCGAAATCTGATGACCCAGATGCGCCGAAATTCAGAATTAAAGATACATACACAAAAGACTTCTGGATACCTATCCTTAGCGACAAAACTTTCATCCAGTGGATTGAGGACAGATACCTAATGTCTGCTGACGCTATCATGCAGTCAGAAGTAAGCGAAGAGGATATACAGGATGCCTACTCCGAAGTGTGATAGGTGTGGGACTGGCATTGACTTAGAAATTGATGCTGGAATATGTTTTAGACACGATGACGGAGAAGCATATCTCTGTGAGAAGTGTGTTGAAGAAGTGAAGACGGATTTTTATAATGAGATTAGAACAAACAATACTATCGAATCTGATACATAACGAAGAGTATGTCAGACAATCAATTGCACATTTAAAGGCATCTTATTTTTTGGATGCTGAATACCGAGAAGTATTCAAGTGTGTTCGTGATTATGTAACTGCATATAATTCTCCACCACAGACAAGTGCAATCAAGATTGCCTTACAAGACAACAAAAAAATTACAGAAGACCTCTACTTAAAATGTGAGGAACTTATTAATAGTTGTAAGGTAGTTGATGTTGATAACAGGTGGTTGATTGACCAGACAGAAAAGTTCTGCAAAGACAAGGCAGTTTACAATGCTATCATGCAATCTATTCAGATTATCGATGGGCAAGACAAAACACATTCAGTAGATGCTCTGCCTTCTATATTATCTGATGCTCTTAGTGTTGGGTTTGACAATAACATTGGTCACGATTATGTGGGTGATGCTGAACAACGATTTGATTTCTATCATAGACACGAAGAGAAGTTGCCATTTGACCTAGATTATTTCAACAAGATTACTGAAGGTGGATTGATAAACAAGACACTGAATATCGCTCTTGCTGGTACAGGTGTTGGTAAATCTCTTTTCATGTGTCATGTGGGTGCATCCATGATTGCTCAAGGTAAGAATGTTTTGTATATCACATTGGAAATGGCAGAAGAAAGAATCGCTGAAAGAATCGATGCGAACATGATGGATGTTTCCATGCAAGATTTGAGAGACTTATCCAAGTCCATGTACACAGACCGTATTCAGAAAATCAAAAACAAAGTTGACGGTAGATTGATTGTCAAAGAATATCCAACTGCTACTGCTCATGCTGGTCACTTCAGAGCTCTTCTTGAAGAACTAAAACTAAAACAAAATTTCGCACCAGATATTATCTTTATTGATTACCTAAACATTTGTGTCAGTCAAAGATTAAGAAACAATGCTGGTGCAAACTCATACACTATTGTCAAGGCAATTGCAGAAGAATTGAGAGGTTTGGCAGTTGAATATGATGTTCCTATTGTATCTGCAACACAAACCACGCGAGGTGGATTCAACAATAGTGATGTTGATTTGACAGATACTTCAGAAAGTTTTGGTTTGCCTGCAACTGCTGATTTGATGTTTGCTCTTATAAGTACAGAGGAATTAGAACAACAAGGTCACATGATGGTCAAACAATTGAAGAACAGGTACAGTGACCCCACAAGAAACAAACGATTTATGATTGGTGTTGACAGAGCAAAAATGAGACTTTATGATTTAGATGATGCTCAACAAAATTTGGTAGACTCTGGACAGGAAGATGTACAACCAGTGTTCGACAAAGGTGCATTTGGAAGTAGAATGAACTTGTCGGATATAAAAGTATAAATAGGCCTATGATTAGTAAAGTATTATTTGGTGTCATTTTAGCTGGTGGGCTTGTCGGGTACTTGTATTACACAAATACTCAGGCAGAACTCATTGAGCTTCGTGAATATAATATGGCGATGGAATTACAAGTCGCCACACAAAATGAAACCATTGATAAGATGTCTAAACAATACGAAACACAAGCAAAAGCGCTTGGTGAGTTGACTTCTAAGAATGCTGAGATTGAAGCGGAAATGTCAAGATACCTTGATATTTTTCGTAGACATGACCTTAGTAAACTTGCAGCTGCTAAACCAGGCCTAATTGAACCAAGGGTGAATAATGCAACAAAAGAAGTATTTGACAGCCTCGAAACTGATTCCAGTTTTGAGTTTGATGCTGATAATTAGTGGTTGTTCTTTAATACCAAAACAACCGCGTGAGGTAGAAATCAAAACCGTAGAGGTGCGTATACCTATACAGCATCCTGTGTATCCTAGACCCATCGATATGAAAGAACCCAAGTGGTATGTCGTATCCGATAAAAATTTAGACGAATTTCTTACTAAGATAGAAAAGGAATCTGGAAAGATGGTCTTTATGGCCATGTCTGTTCCAGACTATGAGCTCATGGCGTATAATCTGCAAGAGATTAAACGATTCGTGAAAGAAACTAAAGAAGTGATTGTGTATTACAGAACTGTTATGTCAGATGATGAAGAACCATTAGGAGAAGAATCAAATGGCAAAGGAAACGATTGACACAGGAACTAATAAAGTAGATGTTGATTTAGATAGATACACCGACTTAATTTTGAAACTTGACGAAGCGCAAGACAAGATTAGGGAGATGGAGAAAATCACAAAAGAGTTAAAGATTACAACCAAGGCTGCACAACCAAGCACAAAATTTTCATTTGGTGCTTTGTTTAGGGACGAAAACGATATCAACGAGAAATCTATCATAGGATTTGCATCATTTATCATGATGCTCGCGTTTGGTATTGTTGACCTAGTAACAGGGTTTTGGGGTCAAGATATAACAATATCCGATACAATCTACACTTCATTTGTGGTAGTAACTCTGGGTGCTTTTGGAATTGCTGAGGCAGGGAAGGCATTCAGTAAACAATAACTTGACATAAGGAGAAAATAGAAGTGAAAAAAGCGATAGTTTTCGCAACACTTTTTTTACTAACTACTGGATGTACAACATCTGGACAAAAAATTAAATCAATGAAACAATACTCTAATCCAGACGAGATGGTATATTGCGAAACTTTTGGCGGAAAGAAGTATTGTACTGTTATGAGTGAAGGGCAGATTAACGAAAAGTTAAATGCCCTTTTAAGTTCGCCGAGGATGAGGTTTTAGGTGACTCGTTTTTCTCCAAATCAATGGTTTGAACTTCCTCTTTCTATATCTGAGGACTTGAAAGAAGAACTACTGAACTGGGATATAGAGAACGCGAAAAACTATTTTATCCATGAACCAGAAGAAAACCATAGATTAGAGTTTTTGGAAATTCCTTTAACTAGGGTCAAAGAAGTGGCAGATAAATTTATGATTACTCCCACTAGAGCAACACTGGTTGCAATAGAACCCAATAGTGGTATTCCATTCCATACGGATGGGCAAACACACGATTATTGGAGACCAACCATAGCTTGTTTTCCACTATTTCCAAACTCTAAAACCTATGAATGTACTGAGTACAGGGATGGATTTGTGCCATATTGTGACTCTTATATCTTTAACACACAAGAAGAACACAGGGCAGCAGCTGGTGATTGTAGGAGAATAAACCTACAATTATGGTTCGACCAACTCTTTGGAGAGGTAAAAACTTTATTCGACAGCGGTAAGTTGTTGATTTAAAACGATATTTAATTTCACTTTTTTTCGCTTTGGCCCTTGACTTTTGGGTCAAAATATGGGATCATGATCATATAAATTAGAGAAGTGAGAGAAAATATGCAAAAACAAATCGAAAACCTACTAACCTTAATCAACGAAGACTACGCGAGGTGGACTACTCGTTCTTGGGAAGCCAATGACTTTGGTGGAGAAGAAAGGCGAGATGCTCGCATTGCTGAGTTCGCTGATAAACTGGTTGTCAAAGAAGGTCAGAAATACATCAAGATTATTTCAGACAATTCAGTCTGGGGATTCATTGTCAAGGGTGACAATGATAAGTTATTTCAAAAGGGTGATGTTTTAAAACCCGCTGGTTGGGCTGCCCCCGCTAGGAACAAACCTAGAGGCAATGTCTTTGAGATGTTGGAAGGTAAGGGAACTGGTTGGGTAAGATGGACTGGCCCTCAGTACTTACGATAGGAGAATGAGAATGATTGGTGATATAATTGCTGAAAAAGCTTATCTCAAAACCCAGATAAATAAATGGGAAGAAATTGTAGACAACATTGATTCTGCTGTTCGCAAGGTGAACGAAGAAACAAAAGTTATCAAGTACAATGATGTTCCTAGTAACATTTATATTACGGTTGAAGGGATTGCCGATGATTTGGGACTAAAGTTAAGTTCCGAAAAAAGTCAAGAACTGAAAAAAGAACTTGAATGGAAAATCAACGAAGTCCGTGAGGCGGTTAGCACTCTGGAATCTGCCATGTACAATTTGGTAGAACCATTTGAAGACATGAAAAGTGATGCTGAAAACAAGAAAGATGATTTTGAGTATGAACTTGATGACTTGGAGTGGGAAGAGGAAAAACTTCAAAACGCTTCATAGTTTTAAGGCGAATACAGGATGCCTGCTAAAGTCTGTATAGGTTGATGACCGAACATCCGCGAGGGGAATGAAAACGCCCCTCAACCTTTATTAATTGGAGAAATTATGAATCAGAATGATATAGTATCGGTGATTACACCAGCTGGTGAGTTTATAGGTAAACTTGCTTTTGAAACAGACACGCGATTGAAATTAAATGACCCACGCATGTTGATTACAACAAATGAAGGCATGGGGTTTGCTCGGGGAGTTTGCCTTACTGGTGTTGAGAATCCCGATGAGATGACATTTTACTCTGGTGGGATTGTTTTTGTTTCCCCAACCAATGAAGATGTGCAAAAATCTTATCGTAAATTCACAAGTGGAATTATAACATGACCGAAAAATTACAAAAGATTGCTGATGAAATTTCAAAGTGGGATGATAAACACGAACCTCTCGCTCAAGATATTTTAGATGCGTACAAATTTATATATAGATTACTAGACCCAGAAGGATTTGGGTTTGCTGTATCCGCTGAGGTTAGGGATGCTGCTCGAGTAGTCGTAGGACTAGAACCAGTGGAACAAAACCTATACAAAGCGAAAGATGAGTGACGAAACTAAGCAATTAGAATTAGACCTAAAAATACCTAAGTCAGATGAGGGAGAAGAGATGACCCCGAAATTCACTCCAGAAGAGATAGAAAATTCCAAAAGGATTTTTAAATCTGCTACACCAAAGTATGACCTTAGTTGGTATGTTAAGTGGGCATCTTCAATTCTTATTCTGATTGCTCTTACTATAAGAGCTGCTGATTATCCACGCATATACGATATGTGGTTTGGATTTGTTGGTATGATTGGTTGGACTTATGTTGGAATTCTATGGAAAGATAGGGCGATAATCATCATGAACATTATCAGTACAATCCTTCTGGCTATTGGTCTCTTAACACATTATAGAGGATTATTCTAATGCCAATTTACGAAATTGAGAACACCGAAACAGGTGAAGTCTTTGAAGTCATGATGAGGATTGATGACAAAGAAAAAATGATGAAGAAAAATCCACACTTTCGACAAGTACCATCCGCACCAGCTTTAAACTTTGGTGGTGTTGGAGATAGGGTAAAACCCGATGGTGGATTTAAAGATGTTCTGTCCAGAATCGCAGATTCAAATCCAACATCAGCTCTTGCAGATGATTATGGAAAGAAAGATAAAAAATCAGTCGCTGTCCGTGACAGTATGAAACGAGTCAAAAAGAAATTAGGTTCTATCACAGACGGTTCATAATATTATGAAGATAATGACATTGTGGGGTGAAGAAGAAGTTCATAACACAAGAATGTGTATACACTGTAAACAGGTAAAACACGAAGACGAATTTGGTATAAGGTCATATACGAAAAATGGAGTTAAATCAGAAAGAAGAAATGATTGCAATTCCTGTCGTAAAAAAGAAACTAAAATAAGAAATCAATTAAAGAAACAATATCCTAGACCTACTAATAAGGACTATAAATGTCCTAGATGTAATAGAAGTCAACAAGACTTTATTGATGAGGGTAGATTTGTTCATACCAAGAAGAAGTCTATATTTGTTTTAGACCATGACCATGAAACAGGACAATTCAGAGGATGGATATGTGACTACTGTAATACTATATGTGCAAGAGCATACGATGACCCCAGTATATTAGAGGCAAATGCAAGGGCATTAAGAGAATTCAAATTGTGAATATTACCACTTTTTATTATTGACTTTTGATTCAAATTAGTGTTAAATATATAGGTGTCAAATAAGTGACACAACTCATAACTCGACAAGAGGACTATGTTATGAAATGGCTCAAAATGATTACTGCAATCTTTTTGATTTCAGTAGTAAATGTGGGGTGCGCTTCAGCCTCTGGTGGTAATTACTATGAAGCCGTGCAAAGGGCAGCAGAGGCGAAAGCTAAAGTGTCTGAAGCACGATATCGAGCTCTCGCTCAAGTCGCATCTAGTGGTGATGGTCAGGCTGCATCTGCAGCTGTTATGGCAATCGCACTATCGAATGAAGACACAATCGTTCCACAGTATGTCGAATCTTCTGCTCTGAAATGGGCGCAAGTATTGACACCAACTATCGGAACACTGGGGTTGGGTATCGTTCAAGCAAATGTTGCTAAGAACGCCGCTAACAAGGCTGCCGAAGTTCAAATGGCTTCTATGCAGGCAAACGCGGATATCCAATTAGGTCAACAAACCATGATTAGTAACATGGGTGGACAGTGGGCAGAGGTTGCAGCTGCTGGCGGACAGGCAACAGTTGATGTTGCTCTCGCTGGATTTGGCGCACTCAATACCGCTGGTGACCAAACTGTTACACTCGGTCTCGCTGGGTTAGATACTGCTGACAGTATCGCAACCACTGGTTTCACCACTGCTGGTGACATTGCTACAGTTGGTATGAACAACCTCAACGATATGGGTCAGTTTGGTATTACCACTGTTGGCGCAGTCGGAATGTACGGTATCGATGCAGCTGAAACTTTAGGTATTCAAGGTATGTTGGGTATTCATGAAACCAATGAAGATTGGTTAACTTATACCACTAGTAGTGATACTAACTTTGCTCAGATTCTTGCAGATTTTAACGCAACAATCTTGCAATTTGGAACTGATTTGGGAACCCCTATCACATGTAACAATGACGGAAATGGAGTATTCAACTGTCAATAGTTACATAAAAGTTGTATAAATAGAGGGGACATTGAGTCCCCTTTTTTTTAATTATGAGGTAAATTATGGCAGATATAAAGAAAATTCTTGACGGTGAGGAATTCGTAGTTCAACCCCCCGAAGAATTAAAACTAGAAGAACAAACAGTCAATCCAAAATTAATGGGTGACGATGAACTATATGATGAAGACTTAGATGCTGAAACTGTCAAGGCACTATCACATGCTTTAGAACTTGACTATATTGAGAAGTGGAAAGTCTTTGCTCAAATGAAACTCCTAGAAAGAAATTTTGCAGTCGCTGAAGCGGCGAGGGTTGTTTTGCGTGACCAGTTAATTAAAGCAAATGCCAATGTACAAATTCTTCTGAGAAACTATGAAGAAAAGAAGATTGGTTTAGACCACGAGATAAAGCAAAAGTTGAAAGTTCAAGAAGAACTCAAGACAGTTCGTGCTGAGTTAAGGTCGCTTAAAAAAACTAAAGACATTTCCGAAGCGAAAAGCGCTAAAAATAAATCCGAGCCAAAAAACGCCTAGCTGGTTTTTTATAAATAGTGGGAAACAGATGTTTATGGAAGAAGCAATTAATGGTCGGATTTTTATCATATCTAAACGAAGATGCACAGGGGAAAAACCTACATCTTGAACACCTAGAAGACGAAATTCTTAATTTCGGAATAGGTGGAGCTCGTGGTGCAATTAATTTCCTACAGTCATTAAGAGATATGCTGTCGGGAAGTTCTCGTTCATCTGTAAACATGACAGTCAAGTGGGATGGCGCACCCGCTATATTTGCTGGTATAGACCCCAGTGATGGTAAATTCTTTGTTGCTAAGAAAGGTGTATTCAACAAGACACCACTATTATATAAGTCCACGCAAGAGATAAACAAAGATAGTAAATTACCACAAGCACTAAAACCCGCCTTTATAATCGCATTACAAGAATTTAGTAAACTCGGAATCAAGGGTGTATTACAGGGTGACTTAATGTTCACTTCTGGTTCACTTGAGTCCGAGACCATTGATGGTGAAAGATACACCACATTCCAACCAAATACAATAGTCTATGCTGTTCCTAAAATGTCAGAACTGGAACAGAAAATCAAAGCGGCTAAAATTGGTGTGGTATGGCACACTACATATACTGGTAACACACTAGAGAGTATGAAGGCATCTTTTGGTGTAAACATTAGTGGTCTCAGAAAATCAAAAAATGTCTGGATGGATGATGCTAGTTATAGAGATACTAGTGGAACTTCTACATTCACAAAAGCAGAAACCGCCGCTGTAACCACGAAGTTGGCTAACTGTGGTAGGATATTTCAGAAAATAAATTCAGCACAATTAAGCAGTTTCTTAAAATTTCAAGCTGGGTTTACGGGCAAAATGGTTGGCGCCAACATCAAAACATATAACAATTCAAAAGTAAAAGTTGGTGCGAAGATATCAAATGTCGCTGGACATGTGTCTGGATATGCAAAATGGGTAGAAGACAAATTTGATTCAGAGATAAATAAGTTAAAGACGGAGAAATCTAAAAGTCAACTAGAAAAAAGAAAGACTGAAACTCTAAGAGAACTATCTAAGTATAGTGTTCTTCTTACAAATGTCATCAATTTTCAGAACTCTATGGTAGAGGCGAAAATGATAATCGTTAGTAAATTAAATAGAGTAAAACAGTTAATGGATACCTTTGTTAGAACCAAACAGGGATTTAAAGTTACAAATCCAGAAGGATATGTTGCTATAGATAGGGTTTCTGGTAACGCGGTCAAACTAGTAGACAGAATGGAATTCAGTTATAATAATTTTACAGCAATTAAGGCGTGGGATAGATGAAAACATTAGTATATGCATTTGGTAGGATGAACCCACCCACGGCGGGACACGGAAAACTTATCCAGAAAGTAAAACAACTTGCTCAAAGAGAAAGAGCAGACCATCTTATTGTAGTCAGTCACAGTCAAGATAAAATTAAAAACCCACTGACACCACAAAGAAAGGTTGCACATCTCAAAAAGATGTTTCCACAAACAAAATTTAAAGCATCTGATAGAGTCAACCCGAATTTTATCAAACAACTTGGATTACTTACAGGTAAATATGATAAAGTTATCATGGTTGCTGGTTCAGATAGGGTTCAAGAATTCCAAAGAATATTGGACAGGTACAACGGTAAAGATTTTAAATTTGATGAAATAGATGTTATCTCTGCTGGTGCAAGAGACCCAGACGCGGAAGGCGTAACTGGTATAAGTGCTAGTAAAATGAGACTATTTGTCAAGAACAATGATTTTAACTCCTTCAAACGAGGACTGCCCGCTGGATATAGTGGGTCTCAAGCTTTGTTTAATGATGTGAAGAAGGGAATGGAGTTGAAAGAAGGAAACTACAACACTTTTTCACAGTTTTTAAGAGGATAACTTATGTCAAAATATTTAAAGGGTTTATTACCCACAACAGGATTGGAGTTCGACCCTAGTTCGGCACCTCATGGATACGCAGACGAAACTTCTAGTGGGGATGCTGCTTTACCAGATATTGATTTTCCAAATGGGAAATGGGGAATGTTTGGATTAAAATCAAGTGGGCCTGGCATCAGTGAACCAACTGATTTACCAGATGAATACTATGAAGAAGTCGCTGAAAGAGAAGAACTTCTCGAACAACTAAAAGAGGATGAGGGAGTAAAATATGAAGTCTATCTTGACCATCTTGGGTACGCCACCTGTGGTATCGGTCACCTCATTAAACCAGAAGATGCCGAAGCGAAACTCGACATTGGAGATGAAGTCTCAGAAGAAAGAGTCATCGAACTCTTCAAACAAGATATCGGAATTGCCTGCCGAGACGCCGTTAATCTATACGGCTGGTCTGGATTTTGTGAATGGCCCGAGGAAGTCCAAAATATCCTTATTAATATGATTTTTAATTTGGGTATGACTAGACTCAGCAAGTTTAAAAACATGCATAGGGCATTAGAACAACAGAACTGGAAACAAGCAGCTATCGAAGGACGCGATAGTAAATGGCACAAACAAGTTACTAACAGGGCAGAAAGATTGATGTCCAAACTAGAAACAATTCCAAACATTGTCCGTCAATCGGGCCCGATTGGAATTGTTGGTTAATTAAAGGAAAGGAGACCCAAATGTTGCAAGTCATTTTAGACCTTGCGGTTACCTTCTGGATGTGGACTATTCTAATCGCCATCATCCTAGTAGGCTGGATTATTGATAGATTAGATATGAGACAAAAAACGAATTTGACATTTACCATGAAGGAAATGCCACAATTAAGACCGATTGTCATAGAGACAAAAGGAAAAGGTTTTTGGAAATCAATGTTACATTGGTTTTTATCAACTAGAAATTGGGAAGTTACCAAAGACTGGCACTATACAATAGATGATATTGAGTATGTGATTCCAAAAGGATTCCAGTTTGATGGTGCTAGTATACCTAAATTTTTAAGAACTTTTTTCTCGCCAGTAGGCATTATGTTAGTCGGTGGGTTGGTTCATGATTATGGATATAAGTATGAAACCTTATTACTAAAAGGTAAAAAGGATACTATCGGAACCAAAAATCAAAAATTTATGGATGAGGTTTTCAAAGATATTAATATCAATGTAAATGGGTTTTATCTATTCAATATACTCTCTTATTGGTCATTGCGACTGGCAGGGTTTATTGCGTGGAACGGACACAGAAAAAGAAATCTCTCCCCAGTATAATATCAAGGAGTGAAAATGAATGAGAAGATTCTCATAGAACATTATTCAAAGAAACTTGCAGAACTAAACGAATTATTGGATAGTGGTATGTTAAGTTTCTCGGAGTATGATGAATTAGTGAAAGATTTTAGAGATGTAAGGGCAATTGAGTCCGATATTGAGGATATTAAGTTAAAAGTATTCGCTGGTGCGGTGGTATCTAGCCTCTCGCCCCAAATTAAATCTTTATAAATAGTCATACTATGGAAAAGACTTTTGCAGACTTTGTAGATATACCAGAGCTTGAAGAAGGTGTCAATGACCCTGCTATCTTCAAAGCAGTTTTCCTTGCCGGCGGGCCTGGGTCTGGTAAGTCTTTCATGGTTGGACAAACAGGTCTAACTGGATTGGGTTTCAAGATAGTCAACTCTGACACGGCATTTGAGATGGCCATCAAAAAAGAATTCTCAGATAAAATATCACCCATGTCTCCCGAAAATATTTTTTCACTCAAAGGTCAATCTCTCAGAGACCGCGCTAAATTTACAACACAAAAAAGAAAAGATGGATATCTTGCTGGTAGACTTGGATTAGTTATTGACGGTACTGGTAGAGAGTACGACAAAATATCAAAACAAAAAGCAGAACTAGAAAAACTGGGATATGAAACTGCCATGATAATGGTAAATACATCCCTACAAACTGCTGTTGGCAGAGACCAAGCAAGAGACAGGACATTGGGTAAGGCCGCTATCACTCCAATGTGGAAAGCAGTTCAACAAAACATTGGTAAATTTTCAAACCTTTTTAAACAGAATTTTTATATTGTAGATAATTCAGATGGTGCCGACTTTAAAAAGGGTGCGTTGTCTGTATATAGAAGTCTTATGTCTTGGTCAAAGAGACCACCACAAGACAGACGGGCGAAGGCATGGATTAAAGACCAGAAACAACAACGCAATATTAAAGAGGAATTACCACCACATTTAAAAAGACATTTCGATAAGAAAGGAAATGTAATCAAGGGTACATGGAAGGATGGTAAGTGGAGTCCAAATAAGAAACAACCAAAAATAAAAACCACTATCAAGGATGTGACACCAAAAGGATATGGCCCAACCGAAGATATCAAGAACATGGATATGGGTGATGTCATCAAAGATTTTTACAAGAGTGATGCACCTCAGTTCAAAGGCAAATCCAAGAAGAAACGCAGAGAGATGGCGATTGCCGCTAAACTTTCCACTGAAGGAGTTTTTGACAGGGATTCCAAATCAAACTCTTTCAACAGAACTAAGTCTAAAACCACAAAAGTAAAATTGGGTACTAAGGGTGGTAAACCAGTATACGGAAAATCTACTGCACCACAAGGATTCCCAAAACTATCTAGTGAAGAAAGAGCTCAAATGGCAATGGAAGATTTACGCAAGTGGTTTGGTAAAGGCCCAAAAGGTGATTGGGTTCGCGTAGGTACAGACGGTGAAATTAAAGGAGATTGTGCAAGAGAGCCTGGCGAAGGTAAACCAAAGTGTATGCCTCGTTCAAAAGCTCACAGTATGTCTAAAGATGACAGAGCAACATCTGCCAGAAGAAAACGCAGAAAAGACCCAGTTGCAGACAGAAAGGGTAAAGGTGGAAAACCAGTTATGGTTAAAACCGATGTCAAAGAAGATGTCCAAATTAGTAGGTACGAATGGGGTAGACCAGATGGTACTGCTTATATGAAAGCATTAACGCCTGGCGAGCCTGGAAAAACTACTAAAAAGAACAGGTCTAATGGAAATAAGAAACATTACAAAGCAGTAATGGAAGCAGGAGATACAGAAGAATTAAAATCAATAGCATCTGCAACCCATGACCAAATGCACAAAGATGTAGATGGGACTCAAGATGACTTTGAGGGAATTATCACTCTTGATACCATTGATAACGATTGGACTGCAATATTCACGGAACCAGAAATAGAAGCACTTGAACACGAAGTTGATGAATTATCTTTTGAAGATATGATGGGTCTGGGAATGTATGACGAAGACGAATTAGAAGATTTTGAGGCATTTGACCAAGATATAGACTGGCACGATGAAGTACAAATAACTGAAGTTCTATCCATTCAAGGTAGAATGAAAAGACGATTCGCTGCTAGAAGAAACAGACAAAAACTCAAAGTTGCTCGTATGAGAGCCGCGAGGAGGGCAGCTGACCCAACTAGATTGAAGAGGCGTGCTACTCGTGGTGCAAGAAATATGTTGAAGAACAGGATTGCGAGAGGTAGGGATTTAAGTGCATTGCCACCTGCTGAGAAGGCTCGTATTGAAGGTATGGTTATGAGATTTTCTGGATTAGTATCTAGGATTGCTCAGAGAATGATACCTATTGTTCGTAAGAACGAAATGAAAAGATTGAAATCTGGTTCAAGACAGAAATCCCAGAAGGCGAAGAAGTATAATCCAAAGAAAGCATTGGCTTCTGCTTCAAAACAGAAGGGTAAAAAGTTTAAGGCAAGTAAAAAAACATTTGCTAAACCAAAATTAGCAAGTAAACCAAAGGCGGCGAAGAAAACGAAATGATTACATTCAAACAACTATTAGAAAAAAATGTACCGACCAATCCAAAGTTATGGTCTAAATTTAAATCACAAGCAAAATCAAAGTTTGATGTCTATCCTTCAGCATATGCGAATGGATGGGCTGCTAAACAGTACAAGAAAGCTGGTGGTGGATGGAAGACTGTATCTGAATCTTTATCTGAAGAGACTGGCGAAGAAATCACTATTATTACAGAAGAAGGTGAAAAGAAAAAAGTCAAATTAGGTAAAGTCCAGAGAGGTGGTAGTAAGAAATTTTATGTACATGTCAAGAACGATAAAGGCAATGTTGTCAAAGTATCGTTTGGAGACCCAAATATGGAAATCAAACGAGATGACCCAGAACGCAGAAAGTCATTTCGTGCAAGGCACAATTGTGACAATCCAGGCCCTCGCTGGAAAGCAAGATACTGGAGTTGTAAGCAATGGAGGGCCGGTTCCAAAGTAGAGGATTAGTATGATTGAGTGGTTAAAGCGGTTACTTTACGAAGAGTGGGAGATAACAATTTTCTATCCCGCTGAGACAAGAGTATTAGCAGATGGAACCAGAGTCGAAAGTTTGAAACCAAAAACATATAGGGCGAAAGCTTTAAAAAAGATATCGGAAAAACATTTTAAGTTCGTTGATACTGAAGGTGTATTGCACGAAATTAGAGTGGTAAGTCCTGTAGGATATGATATCAAGAAGGTTTACTAATATTATGTTCCTGTGATTGGAATCCCTAGCACTTGAACTTTATAAATAATACCTATAAACAAATTTATATTGGAGACACCAAATGTCCAGCAGATTAGACAGAATAATTAGGGAAGTTCTTGAAGGCGGAGAAAGTACCCTATTAGAAGCGGATATGTCAAGAAGACTTGATATGCTCGTAAGACAGGGATTAATGCCTGCATCACAATTACCCATTTTAAAACGCGGTTTAGAGAAATTCAATCAAGGTAAAGTGCCTGCGCCGAATGAAAGAAACGCGGTCAACACACTATTGAACGGTATGATGTTCATCGTACTAGGTGACGATACTGTATTCAATAGAGCAAGAACCTCTGTACAACAGAAGAAATATCAAACAGAAGAAGAGAAAAAAGATTACGATTCTGATAAAGAACACACTATGGATCCTACTAGTCATGTCAAGAAAGAGGGTGAGAAGTTCTGCGTATATGATATGAAAGGTAAGAAAGTTGCTAGTTTTGAGACAAAAGACGAAGCAGATGCATATGCTAAAAAGAATCACGATGACCTCATGAACGAAGAACTAGAAGAAAACAGAGCAGCTTTCTCAGGCGCTGCTGACAGAAATAGACTTCTAAAAAAATTACAAAAAACTGGTAAGGTCGCTGATGAAATTGGTGAACCAAAAAAACGAGCGGCCGCCAAAAAAGAACTTCCTAAAATAATGAAACAGTTGGACACAGGAATTAGGGAAGAAGAACAACTAGACGAGTACGGTGCAATGTCAAGTGATAAGGCATCACATAATACTGGTGGATTCAGAATTTCAAATAAAGACGCAGCTGCTGCTAAAGAAAGAGCAAAGAAAAAGAGTGCAGAGAAACGCGACAAGTTATCAAATATAATCAAAAAGAACACCATTCAGAAAGGGCCTATGAAAGGTTACATGACGGATGAAGTTAATCAAGGGGAAGAAAAAATGGATATTGATTGGACAAAAAATCCTTTCGCTCAAGCAAAAGCCATAGAGGAAGGTAAATTTAAGGATATGGCTACTAGGGCATCCGAAGACGAAAGACTCAAGGCAGAGAAAAAAGCTAAAAGACTTTCTGATAAGAAGGGTAGAGAAGAAAAAGAAACTGACCCAGGCTTGAAGACTGAAGGTGTTGCTAAGAATACTCTTGATATCTATCAGGCTGCTAAAGACTCGAAAGATAAAAAATCTCTCAAGTCTATGGAAAAACAGATGGACAAGGCAGTTGATAAAGCAAACGCTAAACTCAAGGAAGAACTAGAAGGACTACCAGAGTTAGATGCAATGGACTATGAGATGTGGGAAGCATATCAGTCCCCTACAAAGAACAACTACACCGACAAGGAACTTAGACAGGCGAAAGGTATCGCATTTGATAAGAGATACAAAGGCGGTAACATGACAGGTGCTGCTAAGGCAATGGAGAAAATCAAGAAAGGTTTATCCGACCATCCTGTTGCTTCTAAAGCATTAAGAAAAGCAAACGAAGAGAACATGAAAGATGAGTGGTTGGACTTGTTTGATGGTGTAGAAGATTTCAATGAAATTATGGAGATGTCTTACAAAGAGAAGTTTACTTCTATGTTGAAGAAGACAGGTAAATCTCTTGCTGGTATGTCACCAGAAGAGAAGAAGAAATTCTTTAACAAAGTAGATGGCGCCCACGATGCAGTAAACGAGAACAAAGCATTTAGAGATGCTGCTAGGGATTACTCAAAAGATGATAAAAGAGGTATGGCACCCTTAAAGAAGGATGCACCTAAAGTATCAGACGCGAAGAACGCCAAAGAAATCGAACATATCGTTCCTCAAATGAGGAAAGCTATTTCAGTAGGTAAGAAAGTACAATTCAAAGATGGTAAACATCACACAGTTTCCAAGGCACACGCCGCTAAATTCTTGAATAAATACATGAGTGGCAAACCTGCTGATAAAGAAAAAATGCAATCGCATGCCCACGCAAGTCATAAGAACTTTATGGATCATGCAAAATAGTTTTAATAACCAAAAACACATAGGAGAGAAAAAATGAGTGGATGGGGAGCAACTGATTCAGACGAATCAAAACCAAAGTGGTTAACAGCAGACCAAAAAGAAGATGTCTTTGCTAACTCTAGTGGTTGGGTTGTAAAAGCTGGGTCAACTATGACAGGAAATGGCAATACAAGTGCCACTCCAGAAGTTTTAGTTGCACTTGGTTCACTTGCGACTTCACTAGGACAAGCAACTATTGATGCTGTAGATTTTGTAAGCACAGCGTTTGATGTTTCAGACGGAGGCGTAATTTCAGCTGAAGTCAGTTACAACGAACAAGTAACCGTAGCAACAGCATTCCCGCTGTTAGTTTTAACAAACAACCAAGCGGGTGGTGGTTCAGCAGCTAGTGTTACACTAACAATGGATGGAACTTTACCAGTAACTTCTGATAAACTTACATTTAGTGTTACAATAGGTGCTGGTGGTTCAACAATTGTTGCAGACGATGTACTTTCAATTGGAGCACAATCACTTAACCTCAACGGCGGTACAATCGTTGACACAATCGGTGGTGGAAATGCAGAAAGAGCAATCACAGCTGCACAGGGAACTGCTGGTGGAACACTAACCGCAACTGCATAAGGAGATAAAGCATGTGTAAATGTTGCAAGTGTTGTACATGTACATGCCCAGAGTGTAACTAATGGCTGATAGTAAACTTTCAGAATTAACGGCAGCTACATCTGTAGCTGCCGCTGACACCTTTTATCTAGTACAAAGTTCTACTAGTAAAGGTGTGACAGCTGCAAATCTATTCGCTGATGTGGCGACACCTGTATCTTTTTCAGATAAGGTATCAATCGCGGATGTGGATACAGTAACAGGGCCAGGCGCAGTCTCAGTCGCAACGAATGTGACTAGATTGACAAACCCAGGCACAGGTGGTACACTAACCATTGGTGCTGGTACAGAAGGTCAATTGAAAATTATTGTTATGGATGGCAATTCTAGTGCGGTAACACTGACACTAGATGATTCAGACTTGGGTCACGACACCATTACATTCAATAATGCTGGTGATACGGCAACCCTCATATATACTAATAGTAAATGGTGGATGATAGGGGGAACTGCTACAGTTGCCAATTAGATAATAAAAAGATTTTATGAATGATTGAATTGAATGAAGAGAACTATTTAGTATACGCATTGAAGAATTATAATAGTCCAGAGTGTTCTGGAATGGATGATTTTGAAGAAGATATCAAGCGTTTTAAATACCTAAAAAGGTTATTTCGTAGGTACGAAAGAACAGAGGTTTTAAACGACAGACTTATTTTAAATCATCTTATAGTATTATACAATGTTTTCGACAAGGCGGCGACACCCTTGCTGTTCTATAAAATAGACAAAGAACATTGGCCTATACTAAAAACTTTTCTGGTATTCTTGAATAGGATGCCAATGGAACAGATAATCACTGGTGGTGTTAGGGGAGATGATATCCAACTAGACATGAAAGTGATTAATATTTTAAGGAAAATTTAATGTCCAGAGTTGTAGACAGTTTAATCGCATATAGGATACTTAGGATGTTCTCACAACCTATTAAGAAACATCCAGCGTATCTCATGGGAATTGTCGATGCAGACGGTAACAAGATAAAAGAACCATCTGGTTCTCAAGAATTGGATGCATATACTTTACTGGACAAACTCGCTTTTAAAATTAAGCGAGCGTTAATGAAGTCTCCAGATAGAACCTCTAAAAGACTTCTTACATTTGCTGCCGCTATTGCTCTTCTACGCGAAAATAAAAATGTAGAAGATATGGAAGATGGTGAGTTTGAGGCATTGATTGATTTGTATTCAGAAGATGAAGATGTAATCAAAGAATCAAAAATGTTAGAAATGGGTAGAACACCTTTCACCTATTTCGCCTTGGATGAAGAGATTGCAAATGTAGCAGGCCCGATGGGTGGTGGTGCAATTGCTGGTATAGGAACAGGCCCACAAGGAGAACCCGGCCGAAACCCTAGTCTCATGCCTCTTCAAAGAAGGAAGAAAAAGAGGCAATCTAATGGCAAACGGTAGTATCGAAACGAAAATCGCAGTTATGGAACAAGACCTCAAACAAATGACAGGTTTGTTTGATAGACTAGACATTTCCATAGAAAAAATCACTGAACTAAATATTAGTATAAAGGAAGTTTTAGCTGTGCATGAACAACGAATTACCGCAACGGAGGTTGACATAGAAAGAACATACGATACTTTTGAGGAGAAGTACGAACAACTACACTCTCGTATATCAACAGTAAACCGAGAGATATCTAAAGAACTAAAAGACAATACTAATTCTGTACAAGATGCATTAAAAGAACTTACTCTTTTAATCTCAGAACACGCGAATCAACATGATGACAGAATTAGGTCTCTTGAAAAGAGACAATGGATGATGATGGGTGCTGCTGCTGTTCTGGGCTTTTTAATAGGGAATACCGAGTTTTTTCAATTGATTCTCTCTTAAATTTTATGGATTTTTGTTATGATTATTTTATCAACTTTTGATGAAAGATTTGATGATTTGATAAGAGGTGACTATGAACATGAAGATGTCATGGTCTACAATGCCGAAGAAATAGAAATCAGGTCAGATTTCGATTACTCCAAACTAAAAACAAAATCTTATACTGAAGTTACTGGTAACATTGATGGCATCGACTCTATCGATTCACCTGTTTATCCTTGGTTCTGGTTGACAGATACGATTAGACACTGCTGGGATTTATCTTGGAATAAAGAACAACAGGACACATTGTCTGGAACAGACCCCAAACAATACTGGCAAACATCAAAGGAACCATCGACACTTTTTACATGTATGTTAGGACAAGGCCGTCCACATAGAAAAGTCATTTTTGATTTTCTTGAATTTTATAACATGCCGTTAAAATATGTAAGTTTTGCTACCAAGGGTATCTGGATAGATTTGAGACCAGAAACAATTTACCACAACAAGAATATAGATGAATTAGATTATCTGGTATGGACAGGTCAAAATAGACAGAAGACACATAGATTTCCTCCTTGGTATGATGAGGTATTGATAGACTTAGTAGTGGAAACACATGACGATGCAGTTTTTTATACAGAGAAAACTTGGAAACCTTTTTTGGGTATGAGACTGCCTATGATTTTTGGTGGTGCTGGTATGAATGTCTTTTTAAAAGATAATGGATTTAAATTTGCAGACAATTTAATTGATTATTCTTATGATAAAGTAGAAGACCCATATCTCAGAGCACAAGCCTTAGTTTCAGAACTTAAAAGACTCAATGAATTAGACTTGAATACATTACATCATGAGACTTTGGAAATACGAAAATATAACCAGAAAAGAGCCCTAGAGATACCAAAAGAGATTGATGTGCCAAAGTTCCGCAAATATGAGGAAACCCACCAACACGCGATTGGTATTGGTAGTGCTATAATTAACGAAGATTATAGCTATTTTGTAGAAGATTTTTCAAAATAATTTAAAAAATCGCTTGACTTCTGCCCCCGGCGAATGTATAATATGACCTATGCTTTATGTAGATGTGAAATATATCAACTTGATATCTCATCATTTTGAGAAATTCAAGAAAAAGAATGATTATCTTTGGAATGTAAGATGCCCGTTCTGTGGCGATTCACGCAAGAATCAAAACAAGATGCGTGGATATTTTTTCCGCAAAGAAAACAATATGATTTACAAATGCCACAACTGTGGTTTTGGTGCTAGCGTTGCGACTGTTCTCAAAGAACTCGCACCTACTACACACAAGGAATATTGTCTTGAAAGATTTGGTGAGAATGAGAATAAAAACTGGGAACCAAAGGGCGCAAACTGGACTCCAAACGGACACAAATTGTTTGATGATAAACCAGTAGAACCACCCAAGTTCACACCAAAATTTAGTTTATTTGATAAACTTGTGGATAGATTGGATACACTTCCATATGACCATGAGGCAGTTCAATATGTGAAAAGTAGAAATATTCCAAATGATAAATTGGATCGACTTTACTATATTGATAACATAAAAAATATAGTACAACTTAATGACAAATACTCTAAATCGATAGTAACAGAAGAACCCAGATTGGTCATTCCCTTCTTTGACCAAGATGGACAGTTGATGTCGGTGTCATTAAGAGCTATGAGAGGGGAAACACTGAGGTATATTCTAGTTAAAGTTAAAGAGGATGCACCTACAGTATTCGGTTTGGATAGAGTTGATATGTCTAAACCTATATCAGTTGTTGAAGGGCCGATAGATAGTCTGTTTCTTGAAAACAGTATTGCCTGTTCTGGCACTTCATTCAACAAAATTGAACAATTGGGAATCAACCATGATAAGATTACAATCGTGTTCGACAATCAACCGCGTAACAAAGATGTTGTTAAGTTGGTTGAAAAATATGTTGACCTTGATTATAATGTTGTCATATGGCCAGAATCAATTGTACAAAAAGATATAAATGATATGGTGAACGATGGTATTGATGTACGCGATGTTATTAGTAGTAATACACAGAGTGGACTGACTGCCAAGTTTTTATTAAATCAATGGAAAAAATGTTAGGAGCAAATACATGATTGAAGAAAATGTACTAGCAGCTACTGATACACTCATATTACTTGGTGTTCTGGTAATTTCTGCACTCTTCATCGGCGCTTTCACTATTAGACCAAAGGTAGAAAAAAGTCTGCAAAATGTTACAGATAAAACTGTGACTATGGAAGACAAAATCAAAGAACAGTCTACTGTCGATTTTGGTAAAATGACAAAAGCAAAGCTTGATGAGTACGGAGAGTCAAAAGGAATTAAACTTGACCGAAGAAAAACCAAAGCAAATATGATTGCGGATTTAGAAGCTGCAATGAAAGGTAACAATCACAAACTAGGAAAATAAAAATTATGAACCATGAAGTGAGTTTGATAGGTTTAACACAACCTTCAGCCTATACTGGTTGTCGTACTGCAAATGAACTAATTGCATACGCGGCTAGGGTTAGTAACCCAGAAAACCAGATGAATGTAAAAACCGCACCAAAGTTATTGGCTTATCTTATTAAGCATGAACATTGGTCACCTTTTGAAATTGTTTCTTTGACGATGGAAATTAAAACAACGCGAGATATTGGTAGACAAATACTAAGACATCGTAGTTTTTCTTTCCAAGAGTTTAGTCAAAGATATGCTGTATCAGAAGATTTTGTAACTAGGGATGCTAGATTACAGGATGAGAAGAACAGACAAAATTCTATCGAAATTGGTGAGGCTATTGAAGAACAACAATTCAAAGAGCAGTGGTCTATGCAACAGGCGAAAGTTATGCATGAATCTAAAAAAGCTTACCAGTGGGCCCTAGATAATGGGATTGCTAAGGAACAAGCTAGAGCAGTGTTACCAGAAGGTAATACTATGACCACCATATACATGGCTGGTACACTGCGGTCTTGGATTCATTATTGTGGTCTTAGGGGTGGACATGGTACACAGTTAGAACACACTAAGATAGCAAACATATGCTGGGAAATAATAGGACAACACTTCCCAGATGTAGTAAAGGCGGTACAAGATGCGAGACAAGGCGACTAGTAGGTATAAAGCATTTGAAAGGATTTATTTCGGTAAAACCGAGGATGAAGATAAACACATTGATTTAGTCAAGGGTAGAATACCATATGCCTTTGGTTGGAATAGGAAACTAAACGAACCAGTAAGACATAAATGGAGTTCTACTGATAGTGAAGATGCTTGGGAGTCTAATTTAAAAAACCAGAAAGACCTTTTGGAAAAGTATGGTTGGTTGGACACTGAAGTTTACTATGACCTTAACTCACATGGATATCGTACAGATGAATTTCGGGAGTCGCCGGACTCTATTGTTGCTATAGGAGAATGTTTTACCTATGGCACTGGACTACCAGTAGAGATGACATGGCCATATCTATTGGGTAAAGAGATTGATACTAAGATATGGAACTTGGGATTATGTACTACAGGACTTGATGTTAGTTTTAGAAGTCTGATAAGTTGGTTACCTGTAATAAAACCTAAGATGGTTCTATTATTAGAGAACAGTCAATTGGGTAGAGAAGTATGGTACATAGATGAAGAGAAGGATGAGTGGAATACTCAGATTGGATTTTGGTCTGACCACGACTGGCAAAGAGAATTGGTAGAATCTAAAACAGAAAGATTTATATCAAGACAAAAGAATTTACTTGCCATAAAACAGTTGTGTCAAATACACGACATAGAGTTGAAAATCATATCCGCGAGAGAAAGAAACGAGATAGGATTGTCAAATTGGAATGAACATAAAGAAGAAAAGTATGCATTGTCTAGGGATTTAATGCACCCAGGCCTTGCATTTCATCAAGAGATGGTAAAACGCTGGAAAGAGGAACAACTATAATGGCGACAGAAGATTATTTAGGAATTAAAATAGACAGGGAGAGAGACCAGTTATTCGATAAGTTGGGTATTCAGCGTCTACAAGAAAGTTACATGAAAGAGGAAGAAGATAGTCCACAACAGAGGTTTGCTTTTGTGAGCAAGTCATTTGCTTCAAATGATGAACACGCACAGAGGTTATACGACTATTCTAGTAAACACTGGTTGTCTTACTCTACACCTATCCTATCATTTGGTAGGTCTAATAAGGGACTACCTATTTCATGTTTTTTAAATTACATTAACGATACAGCGGAGGGATTAGTTGAAAATCTATCAGAAACAAATTGGCTTAGTATGCTTGGGGGCGGTGTTGGTATTGGGTTTGGTATCCGAGCTAGCGATGATAAGTCTACTGGCGTCTTGCCACATCTCAAAACCTATGACTCAAGTTCACTCGCCTATAGACAGGGTAAGACACGAAGGGGTAGTTATGCCGCTTACCTCGACATTAGTCACCCCGATATTACAATGTTTCTCGAAATGCGTAAACCAACAGGAGACCAAAACCTCAGATGTCTAAATCTACATCACGGTATTAATATCAGTGATAGGTTTATGCAACTAATTGAGAAGTGCATGTCAGACCCAGATGCTGATGATAGGTGGAATCTAACAGACCCACACACAGGGGAAGTGCGAGATACAGTATCAGCGAAAGCATTGTGGCAGAAAATACTAGAAATGAGAATGGAGACAGGAGAACCTTATTTACATTTTGTTGATGCAAGTAATCGTGGATTGCCAGAGTGGTTAAAAGAGAAGGGATTAAAAATTAATCAGTCTAATCTTTGTTCAGAGATTATATTACCAACCAATGAAAACAGAACTGCTGTTTGTTGTTTATCATCTGTGAACCTAGAACACTATGACGCATGGTCAAAGAGTACCACATTCTTGAGAGATGTGGCAGAGATGTTAGATAATGTATTACAGTATTTTATTGACAACGCACCAGATACAGTATCAAGAGCAGTATTTTCAGCGAAACAGGAAAGAAGTATTGGGATTGGTGCATTAGGATTTCATGCATATCTCCAGAAAAACAGTATACCATTTGAAGGATTTATGGCGAAGTCAACAAATATCAGAATGTTCAAACTAATAAGGGGAAAACTAGATGAAGCAAACTTGGACTTGGGTAAAGAAAGAGGGGAAGCTATTGATGCGAAGGGGACAGGAAGAAGATTTAGTCATGTTATGGCTATCGCTCCCAATGCTAGTAGCTCTATTATTATGGGAAACACCTCGCCGTCTATTGAACCGTATCGTGCAAACGCTTACAGGCAGGACACATTATCTGGAGCGTATCTCAATAAGAATAAGCACTTGGATATTATTATTAAAGATAAATGCGAGACTAACAAAAGACTCGATTATGACAAAATTTGGTCATCGATAATTGCCAACGATGGGTCAGTACAACATGTAACATGTCTGGATGATAAAGAAAAAGAAATCTACAAGACTGCCATGGAGATTGACCAACGATGGGTAGTAGAACATGCATCTACTAGACAAGAGTGGATTGACCAAGCACAGTCTGTTAATTTATTTTTCAGACCAGATGTTAATATTAAATATTTACACGCGATACATTATCTAGCATGGAAACAAGGGATGAAGACTCTATACTATTGTAGGTCAGAAAAACTTGGTAAAGCAGATAAGGTCTCTAAAAGAATTGAAAGGGAAGCAATAAAAGAGATTGATTTTCAGAGTATGATTGATGGTGAAAATTGTGTTGCATGTGAAGGATGATATAGAAAAAGAAATACCACTAAATAAGAAGATTGCGGTTTTAGTTAGTGGTGGATGGGACAGTGCCATTATGTGGTATCTGGTCAAATCAGTGTGTATGGAACGCAATCAAGAGTGTAATCCGTTTACAGTACCAAAGATTGATGGTGCGGAACATTACGCTAATATGGTGCTAGAATGGTCTTCTAACCGTCTAGGACACGCCAAGATAAAGACAACCATTGTAGGGGATGTATCATCCGATAATCCTTCTGATTATGTTACCAGTGGTGGTTGGGATATCTGGAACAGAGGTTTGGGTGAACATTTATTCAGCGCAGTAAATGCCTACCCACCAAATCAAAGGTCTATGCTACCAGAGGGTTACCCTTTACCCAATGATAGATTTATTAAGACCGATGAACACAAGCATTTAAGTGTGCCTTTCGCAGACTTTACAAAAGATAAAATTGTACAGTTAGGATTTGATTTAGGTATAGCAGAAGACATTATGCCTATCACTCATAGTTGTACGGAATTGGACAGGGGCCGATGTGGTAACTGCTGGTGGTGTAAAGAAAGAGAGTGGGCTTTTAACGAAATAGGTCAAAAAGATACTGGAGAGAACTAATGACACCTAAACAAGATTTAACAAGTAAAAGAGAATATTTTAAACCCTTCAACTACCCTTGGGCATACGAGGCATGGTTGAAACATGAACAGTCTCATTGGTTACATACCGAAGTACCGATGGCAGAAGATGTAAAAGATTGGAAGGAACGATTATCACAAGAAGAGAAAGCATTTCTCACTAATATATTTCGATTCTTCACACAGGGTGACATAGATGTGGCAGATGGGTATGTGACTAACTATCTGCCATATTTTCCGCAACCAGAAATACGAATGATGTTATCTGGATTTGCCGCTCGAGAAGCATTGCATGTTGCCGCTTACTCACATCTAATTGAGACTCTTGGGATGCCTGAAAGTACATACAGTGAGTTCTTGGAGTATCAGGCAATGGCAGATAAACACGAATACTTTATGGACTTATCAAAAGCAAATGGAACCGCAGAGAGTGTTGCCACTAATATCGCCGCCTTTAGTGCATTTACTGAGGGTATGCAGTTGTTTAGTTCTTTCATTATGTTATTGAACTTTCCGCGTCACGGTAAGATGAAAGGTATGGGTCAGATTATTACATGGTCTATTGTAGATGAGACTATGCACGCTGAGTCTATGATTAAGTTGTTTAGAACTTACATAGAGGAGAACAGAAGACTATGGAAGGATTCTCTTAAAAGAGAAATATATACCATTGCTGAAAATATGGTAGAGTTAGAAGAAAAATTTATTGACCTTGCATTTGCTATGGGGCCAATGGAGAATCTAAAACCAGAAGATGTTAAAACATATATTCGATACATTGCTGACAGGAGATTGATTAGTTTGGGTATGAGAGGTATATTCAAGGTAAAAAGAAATCCACTATTGTGGGTAGAAGAAATGATTAACGCACCTACACATACAAACTTCTTTGAAAATAGAGCAACTGATTATGCGAGGGGGGCGCTCCAAGGGAAGTGGGATGATGTCTGGGGGACAGCAGTAGCATAATATGACTGAACCTTCAAAACATATAGAGTGTGTCAAATGTGATGCAGTTTACCGAATAAAACATGATATGTCGGATTCCCATTATCGTATGGAGTATTGTACATTCTGTGGTTCGAGATTAGAACTTGAAGAAGAGTTAGAACAAGAGGATTGGGATAAAGAAGAGGTAATTGAGGATTGGTAGTGGATAAGTTTGATAAAGCGCATATGCAAACAGCAAATGTATATGCAAAATTATCACCCGCCAAGAGATTAAAGGTTGGGTGTATATTGGTGAAAGAGAATAGAATTGTCTCTATTGGATACAATGGTACGCCATCTGGATGGAGTAACGATTGCGAATATCCAAGTAAAAGAGGCGCATTGACAGGCAATGTCATAGAACTAAAAACTAAACCAGAGGTATTACACGCGGAGACAAATGCAATTGCTAAAGTTGCGAGGTCTACAGAAAGTGCTGAGGGTACTACATTGTACACCACTCACGCACCATGTTTAGATTGTTCTAAGTTGATATATCAGTCTGGTATTAGTGCGGTTTACTACGAGAAGGAATATAGAACAGAGGAAGGCATTAAGTTTTTAAAGAAATCTGGAGTACCAGTTTTCAAAATGTAGGAGTAAATATGGTTGAATTTTATGGGCATGAGTTGAAACATGATGATAGTTGTTTTACACCAACTACAATAACAAAGTTTACGGCAATCAATGTGCCAGTCGAAGGTAAAAAGGTTTTAGACCTTGGTTGTGGTATTGGCCCACTTGCTATATACTATGCAAAGAATGGTGCTGAATCTGTGACTGCTGTTGATGTTTATGAGAAACATTGTTTTTATACCATGATTAATGCTGCTACGAATAATGTACAAGACAAAGTAAAAGTTATCAAGAGTGATTTGTTTGAAGATGTACACGAAAAATTTGATGTTATATCGTGTGATGTGTCTGGTGTAGATAGAAGGGTAGCAGAGATGACAGGGTGGTTCCCCGATGGAGTACCCAAGGCAGATGAGACAGGTGCTGATATTATATGTCGTGCAATCAAAGATGCCCCTAATTATCTAAATGAGGGTGGCGATTTCTATTTGTGTACTGCTCAGTTTTCAGACTTACAAAAGATACAAGTACAGATGTCACAGACTCAAGGGTTGAATCAAGGGGAGAAAGTATTTGAAAAGTCTATACCTTTTTCTAAGAGGTTATTAGAAAATATAGATAACTTAGACCCCAAACATTATAACAAAAGGGGTTCAAGATATTTTTGGAATTTTGCTCTATGGAGAATGGGTCTATTATGAAAAAGTTGACTACATTATGGATGATATTTTTGTGGTTTCTTTTACTACCTATCATAGCATTCATACCACATTCTAATTGTTGGTACTATTCTGTTAAAAGATGGGTACTAGAAGGATTCAAGGGTAAAGTAATACCAGTTGAAAGTAGAAGGTGGAGAGGATATCACTGTGTCTATCAAGATGCTAATGGAGAACTATGGGAGTATACATTAAAAAGGATGCCTAGGTTTATGCCTTGGTGGCAATTAATAGTATACAGGGGTGTTGAAAGACGATACCGTGGAAAAATATAAAATATGATTTATGAAGATTTTTTAACTGAAACAGTGTTTCCTGTAGTCAAAGACAAAAATGTCTTAGAAATAGGTGCATTGAATGATAAAATTACAGAATGTATTAAAAACGCTGGTGCTTATTATGTGGAGACAGTAGACCCAGTTGGTTTGGTTAAACCAATTTTCAAGGGTACTGCTAATGATTATTATAAACAATTCAATCCAGATGACGGCAGATATCGTGATACTGATGTTGTAGTGGTCATGGGGTTATTATATCACTTACATAGTCCTTGGCATTTACTAGAACTAATCATCAACTATTCACAACCAGATACATTAATAATTGAAACCAGTAATGGTGTTACTCTTGACAAAGGTATAAAGGTGATAGAACCATTTAAAACCATTGGTGAAGAAGTATATTCTACATTAGGTAATGCGTGGCCAGATAAAGATATCAAACATCCTATATCGATACACACTTCTGTGACCAGACAAGATTTCATAAAAGGTATAGAAACAACACCCATGAAGTTAGATAAATACTGGAATTACCCAGACATGGAAGATTTTTCATTTAATTCTGAAGCATTTTCTAAATCAAAACACGACATGTGGTTAGGAGTATTTAATCGTGAAGAAGAAAAACTATAATGCAAAAAAACCCAAACTCAAAACTGTGCCGAAAGAGGAAGCATGGGATAGATTATGGGGTTCTGGAAAGACCATAAATAGTAATTCCGCAAGTGAGGAATTACCAAATGGTTATGAATGGAACGAAAAGAAAACGAAAATCATCCCCAAAGAAGAAACATAGGGTTTATTGCACCTATTTTCCAGATGGGAGATACTACATAGGTTATTCATGCAAGACTGAAAAATTGTATGAGAAATATTATGGTAGCTCTAACATAGTAAAAGAGTACGAAGGTGAACTAACCAAAGAAACCATTGTCGAGTATGACACTAGAGCTCCTGCCAAGATACAAGAATTCTTGCTACAATGGCAACAACGCGAAGACGAAAACTGTTTGAATGATATGATTCATATAAGACTAAGAATGAGTTTTCTGAAAGATTTTAAACCAATCGAATGGAAACCACATGGACAAAATAATGTTAGTACTAGAAACCAGTAAACATGCATTTGGAATAATGGGTAGGTGTGGTTCTACTACCATGATAAGACGGTCTAGGAAAACACGCGAACAGAATACTAGAACATATGAATACTTCAATGAGTTGGAGAAAGAGAAATATGTTTTTTTAAGAAACCCTATCAGCAGATGGTATTCAGCAGAACAATCTGGTATGGGTATTGACCCATATCACGCTTTACCATATATGCATAATATTATTTGGGATAAGGTTCATGGTATAGTGCCGTTTGAAGATTTGGAACAATATTTACCAAAGGGCAACTATATCCACAGGGGTAGTGGTAGAGTATACAAAGGGAATCAACCTTCATCCGTGTTAGACGGTGAGATGATGTTATACCACATGTGGAGAAAGAAGAAACCAGTTCTTACCCCAGAGAAATTTAGGGAGATAATTAAAGAATGGGACACTTAATAGGATTATTATTTTCAGCACTCGCAGTATCGGCAGTCGCCGCTTACTTCTCGATTGTTGGATTGATGGCAATCTTTAGTGGACTACCACAGTCCATACTTGCCATGGGTGTAGTGTTGGAGATTGCTAAACTAGTAACTGCCTCTTGGGTGTATCAGTATTGGAAGAAGACCTCGTTGCTGATGCGAAGTTACATGGTGTCTGCCGTGATTATACTATCAGTTATTACATCTATAGGTATATTTGGATTCCTATCTAAGGCACACCTAGACCAATCCGCATCCACAGGTGACGCGGTAGCACAGGTAGAGAGAATACAAGACCTTATACAACGAGAGAACCTAAGAATCACCACAGCAGAAGAACAAATAACCAGAGTAGAATCTGGTGGTAGTTTGGATGTGTCGGAGAGTATCAAACAACAGGAAGAGATACGAGATACAGCATGGGACAGGATACAAGATGATGTGCAATATGCAGAAAACCAGATTGAAAAGATACGAGAAGGATTAGAATCAGATTTAAATAAGAAACAATCAGAGTTAGATGCCCTTGACGATATAGTAAAGTCATACACAGACCAAGGAACTACAGGTGGTGTATTCAGTAGAGAAGATAATGTAGCGAAGGGTATAGAGATAAGAGAGTCACAGAAAACAGAGAGAGACAGGATTGCTCTGGAGATGGGTGAACTGAGAGGATACGCGGAGACCCAGATTGCTGGATATCGTAACCAAATAGGTGAGTACAGGGCATCTGTACAGGATACCATTGATGGTGCGAACAGAGAGATAAACAGATTACGAGAACAGGGTGCTGATGACCAAGCATCCAGAGATGAACAAATTGACACTATACAAGAAAGAATTGATAGTGCATATGCAAAGATTGATGAGTACAATGTAGAGTTGTTCGATAAACAATCTATTGTAAGGGACATAGAAAAAGAAGTTGGCCCGATTAAATATGTTGCCCAGTTGCTCTATGGTAACAGCGGTGCTGGTGCGGTAGATAATGCCGTCACACTTCTTATTTTATTACTAGTGTTTGTATTTGACCCATTGGCTATTGTGTTAGTACTTGCCGCCAACCTTAGTTTTAAGGAAAGGCAAGGAGAACTCATAACACCAATGTCAGTTGATGAAACAGTAGTCGAAGAGCAAATTATACCAGAGGAAGAACCATCTGGAATGCCTACCGATGATTTACCAGAGATGGATGATTGGGTTAAGGATAAGTATGGTACTAGTTCTGGAATGGCCAACCTTTCCAAGACCGATAAAAAGAAATTGGAATGGTTGATTGATAAACAAAAAAACACGGAGTAAAGTGAAATATATAATTGCGTTAATAGTTTTGACATTCGCTTTCAATGTCAATGCTAGTGAAGAAATAGAAGAAAGTATAATAGTCGGTGCCAAAGTATACAATGGATACTCAGACCCAATATATGACAGAAACCTTTTAGAAAGTATTCAATACACTAAAAGATATGTCGCTGGTGGTTTGGGTGGATTCAACGGTATACAGTTAAATGGTACAGATACTAAACACACTGCTGTATATAAGAATGGTGTACCAGTTAATGACCCTAGTGCTGGGTGGTACGATTTCGGTACAGACCTACCCGCTCATCAAAACATAACTACTATATCTGGGCCAAACAGCGTCAAGTATGGTAGTGGTTCGATGGCTGGTGTAGTGCTTATAGAAGATAACTTTGAAAGAAATCTAACCATAGAGGGTGGAGAAGACCTTGCAAAGATAGTTGCTAGTTATGAGTGGTTCAATGAGAATCAAGAAGTTGGTTTTCAATTAGCACATTATAATGGTAGTAACGGTTCAGTCATGACTGATAATGATGAACAGGATTGGTATGAAAACACCACGATAAAATTTGGATACGCGAATGAGTATGCCAAGATAAATGTGGAGAATATCAAATACTATTATGATTATGATGCATGTTGGATGATGATGCCACCAAATGAGTGGGAAGAGTGGGACTTCTGTAATACAGAGGGTGAGAAAAACACAATATCAGTGAGAAACGAATGGTTTGTTTTAGGTCATACAGATAACAAGGCAAAACATAACACTGGATATGAGATGGACTCACAGAGAACCTACCTTGATGCTACTGTATGGAGGGGTGCTGGTCATGAAATAGGTTTCACTGCTCAAGAAGAGGAATTTGACGATAAAAGTAGGGATTCTTATTCCGCGTATTACCGATGGTCAAATGACTTTGTTGGGATTGGATATAAATTTCTTGAGGGTACTGCGCCATCATCTGAACAACACATTGTTAGAGTTGGTGTAGAGTGGCAAGAGGCAAGATTCTCAATTGCAAATAGTTACAGACTGCCTAATTTATATGAGCAATATGGTGATGGATGGGTAGCACCAAACCCATCATTACAACCAGAAGAGGGTTTAGGCACAGAATTTGGATACAAGGATGTGTCCATTTACTACTATGAATTTGAGGAAGGTATAGATTTTGACTACAACAGGTATCAATATGTAAATTCTGGGGAGTATTCTACACATGGAATCCGCTATCAAGACCAATTTTTGCTTGACAATGGGTCTCTTTTCGTGTATACTGAGTACACAGAAACAGATAAAATTAGAGTACCTAAATATAGGACTAAATTAAGTTACTGGACATCTGGACAATTTGGTGGTATTCAATGGGATACCGCTTTGGAATATCTAGGTGAATTTGAAAAAGGTAGAGATTTTGATACAAGACGAATTGATGATGTTAATACTTTTAATTTTAAGTTCGGGTTGTATTTACAGCGCAATGTTTACATGATGATTTCTATTGATGACATATTGGACAACAATTTCGAGATATTACCAGATTATGCTGCTGGTGGGAGAACAGTACGACTTAGTATCGACAAAATATTATAAGGATAAATTCATGGAAGGGCCAGGCCGCGACCCTAATCGTATAAAAAAGACTAAATTTCTGGATTCCATAGTTTACCGAAAACTTGATACAAAAGTAGAGAAGGATAAATCTATGCCCAAACTTTTAACTAATGGATGTTCTATAACTATTGGCGCAGAACTTGGTGAGAAAAAAGTAATGCACAAAAACGGATTTGAATACCAAGACTGTGACACCACTTATAGACATAACAATAGATGGTCAACTAAACTAGCCTTGAAGTTGGATATGCAACCGATTAATATAGCAAGAGGTGGCGGTTCTAATTGGAGAATATGGAGAAACACACAAGACTACCTATTAGAAAATCAAGTTGATTTTGCCGTCATACAAATGACAGAACCAAGTAGATTCCAGATACCTATAAGTTATGATTTTGTATCGAAATGGAAACCTACTAGTACTGTTTCTGAATTTAGTGATTGGGCTTCTGGTGGTATATACGGCGCTGAAGATTTTGGTGGTCAGTTTGAGGAATATAGTCACTGGAATTGGGGTGAACAACACCAGTTGCAAAGTTTTATGAATGACAGGAAGGCAAACCCAGGCCAAATAGCGGATTGGGACAAAGAAACTATGCTAGATGAAAATCATTATGTAGATATGGCAGATGAGATTACAGGATATTTCCTAATCAATGACCAGATACATTCTTACTTTGATTATCTTAGACATATTCTATATCTACATAATTTATTTGAGACACATGGCGTACCACATTTAATTGTAGATATGCTAGAAGGGTTTACCATGTGCCAGTATATACTAGATGAATTGGATCAAGTCGAATCTATGCCACTTGATGCTTCGGTTGGTAAGTTTTTCAATTACATCATACCACAAGACCCAGACCCAGAATTGAAGAAAGTGTGGTTTGATTATATCAAAAAATCAAAAATACACTCTAAATTTAACAACTTATTCAAAGAGGTGGCATCTGCCAAGTGGTTCGATGGTCACCCATATAGGAATTATTTTTCAAAAATAACCAGAGATTGCCCACGCGAGGGCATGAATGACATGTATGTCGGGGAAATGCCTAATGGCCATCCCGATGAGGTATGTCATACAATATTCGCGGAAAGAATGTTCAGTGAAATTAAAAGGAGAAATTTATTATGAACGCAGTGAAATATAGTAGGTCACAAATCAGTGACATTTTGGTAGAACACCAAGCAACTATTGGTTATGTCAAGAAGGATGGCACTTCAAGAGATGTAAAAGCTACATTGATGCCTAGTGTTATTCCAGAGGTGAAAAATCCCGCTCCAGTTAAGGAGACTCACTTGACAGTATTTGATACTGAAAAACAGCAGTGGAGAACTCTGCTTATGGATGGTATCATCAATATTTCTTCAGTTAAGTAAAAAAACGCTTGACACTTGGACTAGACTTGTGTTATCATATATAGCTATGATACACAAGGAGTCCAATAATGGCAAAAAGAATAACTAAGGACGATTTTCGTCCAGACAAACCGAAGCGTAGGCGTAGAAAACCTATGACTGAGGAACAAAAAGCTGCCGCTGTTGAAAGACTAGCGAAGGCGCGTGAAGCGAGGTTGTTAAAGAACCCGCCTAAATTGAAGCATGTACATCCAGATGTATTAGCGAAACCCGATGACGATTGGTTATCATATAACAAGGTCAAGGGTTGGATTAAATACAACAAAGAGATGATACCCTCTCTTAAACAAGAGATAAGGGCGAATCAAAAGGGTGCAATTGCTAAATTAGAATCAGTTAAAGGTTACATTAGACAAATGGAAACTTATCTGAAACATGGAGTATGGTTATCTAATTTCGCAGGCGAAGACCAAAATAGGAAGGTAGTCTGGGAATGTATTGTTCCAGCATACGACAAAGAGGGTAATATCAAACGCCAGAATGGGGTTTATTACAAAGACCTTGGTTTTGTATGGGGGGAGCAATCCGATGATATTGATTGATTATAATCAAATTAGTATCGGCAATCTTATGGTGGAGTTGAATAATTCCAAAGATGGCGATATTAACATAGACTTGGTTCGGCATATGATACTCAATACTTTGCGAAGTTATAAAACAAAGTATGGTGAGGAGTATGGTGACCTAGTAATTGCCTGTGATAATAGAAGATACTGGAGAAGAAGTATATTTCCACAGTACAAGGCGAGTCGTAAAAAGACACGCGAAGACAGTGGATATGATTGGGTGTCTATATTTGAAGGGTTGTCACTAGTTAGACAAGAGTTGCAACAACACATGCCATATCCAGTTATTGATGTGGATGGTGCTGAGGCAGATGATGTGATTGGTACACTGGCGGCATGGAGTCAGACAAATGATTTGGTACAGGATGGTTTATTTGAATCACCCAAACCATTTCTCATTGTGTCTGGTGACCATGATTTCCAACAGTTGCAGAAGTGGGATAATGTTGCCCAGTTTTCGCCATTGAAGAAAAGGTTTATCAAGATTAAAGAACCCGCTGACCAGATTCTAAGAGAACATATCATACGCGGTGATAAGGGAGATGGAGTGCCTAACATTCTCAGCGAAGACAATTCATTCGTTGAGGGTATACGACAAAGACCTATCAGAAAAACACTGGTTGCTGAATGGAAAATGCAGAAACCAGAAGAATGGGTCACTGGAGAAATGGCCGCTGCTTACATCCGAAATAAAACTATGGTGGATTTATCACAAACACCAGAAGATATTAAGGAACAAATCATATTCCAGTACACGGCGCAGTTGAATAAGTCGGCTGAAGACATGTATAAATACTTTACGAACTTTAGTCTTGATAGACTTATTGAAGTGATTGATGAATTTTAAATGAGGAAATTATGCGAAAATTTAGACAAATGAATGAAGGTTTCGACTTTGTATTTGAAGGCGAAACCGTAGACGAACAAGTAACTCGTCTAAAAGAATGGGGACAGAACAACCAATGCCTAGTTCCAGTAGTTAGAATGGGAGTTGGTGCGGAGAAACCAGAATGGAATTTACCAGAAGGGATGCCCGAAACTGTCAAACTAGAAGAAGATACGCCAGATGGATTGGGTGCAACATCTATCCAGATAGAGTGGCGTAGAATTAAACAATTCACAGACCCCAATTCCAACATGAAAAATCTACCCGATTGGAAACAGGAGATGAATTGGTTACAGATTCTTGAGGGTGTACATCCAGAAGAGGCAAAGATACTAACTGCCGTGAAGGATGGCAGTCTACTTGGACTATACCCGAAGTTAGAAAAACTCATGGAACCCTTGGGCATTACCGAGTATAACAAACCCAAGAAAGTTAGAAAACCCAGAAAGAAAAAGGAAGTGTAATGGCAGATTTGACCAAACAATTAACCCATACCTTGAAAATCTATTTCGAGAGTCAGATAAACAAGCACAAAATCAATGTACAGGTTTTGATGCAGAAAGGCGTGGGGGTTGCAGAACATCCAGATATAATGCAAACGATTGAGGATGAACTTGGCAAGATTGCTGAATTCAAGGATAAACTAGAAGCACTAGATACACTTGATATTACAGACGAGAATCAGCTGAGTTTTTTGAAGGAAGATGGAACGAGCTAGTAGATTCTTTTTATTCAAGTGTGGTGGTTGGAAGAATGAATTTTGGATTGTAGATGAACACAGTTTACAGGAAGTACCAAAACCACGCGAGATGATAATCAAATTCTCTACCGTTGAAAAGGTCAGAGAATATGTTATTACACAAAATCCAACAGACCTACCAATAGTCGATAGGTGCAGAGACCGTACCGCTTGGCACACGCCAGAGGGTCGAGAACGCATAAAACAGGCGAAACTAGGGGGAAGTAACCCTAATGCCAGTGGACTATCAGAAACGCACAAAATGAAGATTTCACAGACCATGACAGGTACTAGGCAAGGTGAATTCAATCCCATGTATGGGAGACAACACAAACAACAAACCATAGAACTAATACGACAGAAGGCATATGCCCGCCCCAAAATGAGGTGGTGCGTAGAACCTTCTGGCAAGTCCCATTTGGTGAGAGCTGACGGCGATATACCAGAATCTTGGCAATGGGGACGATATTACGACAAATATAGACCAAATGAGTGAATTTTTTTATCAATTTTTTTGTTTTTCCCAGTTAAATCAATGACTTACAGAGGCGGATTTATTGATATTTCGCTTGACTTTTGCCCCTATTTCTGTCATGATCATAATGTAAGATAAATCATGAGAGGAAAAAATATGACAAATAAAATTGATTTCGTTGGTGCAAATAATGGTGGTCTTGAGTTCACACTTGAGAATGACAATTATGAGAACAAACTTGTGGGCAAAAACCTTGAAGAGTGTGCTTTGATTATCGCAAAATATGGTCTTGCTGACAGTGTGATGGGTTCTTCTTCAATGGATTTCGCAAGTGAATCTGGTTTTGAGAACGATGAAGACGCGATGACCATGTACCAATATGCAATCAAATTGGCGGGAGTTTAATATGGCAGAACAAGAAATCGCATTAACAGTAACTATGAACCAATTGATTGAGAAAATGGGTGCCCCAAAAGGCACTACCTATGACCAGTTAGATGCTGGACAACAAGCACATATCGATGGATATTGTGAACAGTTTGATGATGAAATTGACCATGACGGAGGTCAATGTTATTGTGGTACTTATGGATGCCCAGATGCATACATTTGTGCTACTAGTGGTTGGTAATTATGGTACAGATAAACAAAGAAAAAGTAATTTTAACGGATTGTGATGGGGTCTGCCTAGATTGGGAGACTGCATTTTTCACATGGATGGCTCATAATGGAATGAATCCAGTGGGCGAGGATTGGAAACTCAAGTATAAAGTTTCTGATAGATTTGGTGTCAGTGTTGCCGAGGGGCAAAGATTGACTAACCAATTCAACAGTAGTGCTGCTATCGGGTTTCTGCCCCCGCTTAGAGATGCACAACATTATATGAAGTTGTTGGCAGAAAAACACGGTTATAAGTTTGTAGCAGTCACTAGTCTACACAGTGACCCCTATGCTCAAGAGTTAAGAACGCAAAACCTTAAAAAGTTATTCGGAGAGGATACATTTATTGAGTACCACTATCTTGATTGTGGTGCTGACAAGGATGAAATCCTATTGGAATTAGCGAATAAATACGAAGGATGCCCTTGGATTGAAGACAAGTATATCAATGTCGAAGTTGGTATGAAAGTTGGATTCAAAGGTTACTTAATTGAACATGGTCACAATTTGAGATACCAAGGTAACGCTATTGTGGTCAAGAACTGGGAGCAAATCTATGAGTCAATTACTAAGTGAAGTCGATTTTGATGGTGTAGAGTTTGATACATTTTGCCATGAATTCTTTCATCGCAATTGTGAAGAACGCGAAGCCTACAATGAACCTCTACTGAGTTTTGAACAGTACTTGGAAAAGAACAGGTCTTTTCTGGTCGAAGAGTATAACAAGCAGAACAAACAACAACTTTTATTTTAAGAGGATAAAATGATTGGATTAGAATTATCAGCAATGCTGGTGGGAATCACTGCAATGTTAGCATATAGATGGGGATTTAGGAAAGGTACTGCATCCTCAGCAACCGCAACGATGTTTATCATGCGAGAGTTTTTGAATGAGAGTCAAGGTTCTGATTGGACTGACATCACACTAGGCAAAAACTTTAACAGGGTACACAGGTGGATGGATAAATTAGAAAATGGCGAGGAGTAGAAAACCAAGTCTAAGGCAATTCGACACTATGCTCGATGACCACAATTTTAAATGGTTGATGGACATCGAAATGAAATCTATGCAAACGCCGGCAGCAGAAGTTCGCCGGCGTTTTGAAGCAAAAGAGGATGAGTTATTGTCCTACACAGATATTTCTGAAATGCATATGGAATTATGGAACGCCTACTACAATCACGCCACTGAAGATGGGCCAAAACCAAAGTTGGTGGAGGCAGGAAGAGAACACGGAAAAATCGTCTATAAAATAATTCATGACAATGGGGACGGTTTAATTTTTGATTGGAGAAAACAACATGTATGAATATAATGTAGTAATACAACGCTGGGTGGATGGCGATACAGTCGATGTCGATATAGATTTAGGCTTTGGTGTGTGGTTGAATGACCAGCGCGTAAGACTGGCAGGCATCAATGCCCCAGAGAGCAGAACGCGAGACCTAGAAGAGAAGAAACTAGGACTGGCGGCAAAAGAGTTCTGTAAGAATTTTGCAAAGGAAGGCGAGTATGCTAAATTGGTATGTAAGAAATACGATTCCAAGGGCAAGTTCGGTAGGATTCTGGGCGAGATTTGGAGTATCACCAATTTCGCAGATAAATCATTGAACGAATATTTACTTGATAAAGGACACGCGACAGAATATCATGGTGGCAAAAGGTAGTCTATCCAGAAATCTAATTACAGGAGGTTGCTCATTCACAGCACATCTGAGTGAAGATACGCTTTCGTGGGCAAACCAATTAGAACAGAAATACGATAATGTGATTAACACCGCTGAGATGGCAAGCGGTAATCAGATTATTTGTGACAGAATATGTTACGAATTAAGTAAGCCTGAGGTAACGAGTGATAACACAATGGTCGCTGTCATGTGGAGTTCGCCCTTTAGAAAAGAATTCCTATTCACATACGATGACCCAGACTATAACGAAATACAGCATCTCTTTCCTAGAGACAAGCCAGGCTTCAGTAATTACTTTCTAACAGATAAACCCCACGAGAAACATCCAACATCTAACTGGCTTATCGTAGGGGGCGGATATGGCATCTGGAATTACGAAGTAACGCCGCTGGACGCTAGATTGAAAAACTATTTTAGTGATATATACAATCCCGAAGAGGCATATGTGAGCACTCTGAGGGCCATGATTACTGTACAGAGTTTATGTCAGGCGAAAAACATTCCGCTGTTAAACATGTGTTGGCAGAGTATCTTTCATGATTTGGGGAGTAAGGATTTTGAAGCTGAGGAGAGTTTTTGGAAGAAAGATGTGGTTAGCACTACAGGATGGTTATATACGCGACTGAGAACAGCATTTAGCAACAGAGAACGCAATAAAGGATTACTGACAAAGCAGGAATTATTGAGCGATTATCATAACAAAAGAATTGATAAACTGTACCCTAATACAAAACACTGGTTTGAGCTAATCGATTGGGGTACATGGCACTTCTATGAGAACGATTTAATTCAGAAAGGTGGATTACAGGAGTTTTCGCATTATGAGTGTAAAACAAAAAGTGAAGATTTAAAACTTCATCCGAGTACTGAGGTACAAAGAAAATGGATGAAAAGAATAATGAAAGTGATAGAGGAAAAATATGGCATGGAAATCAATTAAAGAAACATTATGGGGAAATCCTAATAAAGGCATTAGTGGAGAACCAGACCCAAACGATTTAACACTAGAGAACGCATATAAGACGCGCTGGATATGGTATCACACTATATTGGGAATCGAATTATTAATCGTTATTATAGTACAGGTTGCTATATTGACGCTTCTGGCAGTGAAATTATGAGTGCATTTATAGAAAGAGCAATATGGTTGGGTCTAGGATACTGGATTGGGATTGGTGCGCCTCTACCCGATTGTATACTAGGATGGTGTCAGACAGTGGGGAGTGTTTAAGATATGCTTGGATGCGCCATACCCATAGTAATAGGGTTTATATTGGGGTTTCTCATTGGAAAGTATACCCGATAGTTCTGTACTTGAACTGTGGAGGGAAAAAAGTGGGAAATAGTGGTTATCTAAATCCGCGAGTGAGCAGGAGTGAGCGCCGCTGCCCGACCAAAAAATCTGACACCGCTGCCGCTCCCAGACGCGGTAAAGAGAGATCATACCACAGCACGGCACTAATGTCAAGCACTTTCCGCCATAATTAATTCGTTTTATTTGAAGAAAACGCTTGACAACTGCTATTCCGATGTGTATAATAAGGTGTCGCCTTTAAGAAGAGATATGGCTGCTGCTAAGTGATTGATATATAAGGGAAATAAAAGATAAAATAATCCTTGACATCTGGTGTAGCCTGTGTCATGATCACTATGTATTGAGATGAGGGAATCACATATGCGTTTAGTTATCCATACCCAGTACCGAGAGAATTACGGCGCCCACGATTGGGACGGTAAGGGTGAATGCCCGCAGTACTGGAAGTTTAAGGGTGGCAGCACCTATGTGGTGGGGTGTGACCTACAACAGGCACAAGACCCCGCCTTCTATGACTCTGTGGCCAAGTGCATTGAGCATAAGTCGGAGTACTGTGAAGAGTACTTCATAGGCGAATCACTCGTTGATGATTGTGATTTTGATAAGGATAGTGTGGTGGACTCATGGGACACGGCCATCTATGCTGAATACATAGGTGGGCAATTGCACTGCCAAGAGGATGTAAAAGACTATACTATGGAGCGCAATGTTATCGGTCAGCGCTCGTGGTTACAGTGTAAGGATGGCCGATATGAAATGGAATTAGAAATGTTTGAAGAGGCAGCGTGAGCTGCTGACTACTCGACTCCCTAAAGGAGCCGTGCCGAACCGAGTCGAGTAGCACATTCACAGGCGCGGAGGTGTTGTGACCTAATACACACGCGGCCCCCCACGGTTAGGGGGCCATCCCCAGCAGTCGGGCCTATGCTTTGGGATCGGTGTGGACGCCCTTACAAGGGCATCTGGCATCCCCCCATATGCATTACTAAAAAAAGTTTTTGCCCAGTATAGGAAACCGCCACAGAATTTTTTTCGGGATATAAATTATGGCAGATATAATTTTTGATGTAGACGGCACTCTTATGGATATTACTCATAGGAGGCATTTTGTTGCACAGCGTCCCAAGGATTTTGATTCGTTTCGGAGTCATACTGAATTCGATACCCGAAAGGAACACATTTTTTCGGTTGCGGATGCGTTACAGGCACAGGGGCATCGTATTCTTATATCTACTGGTAGGAATAAGTCTCAAAGGGATATTACTATTAAACAGATAAGGGATGGCGGTATAGACTTTGAGCAGATATACATGCGTTCTGACAGTGACTATACACCAGATGATGAGTTAAAGTCACGATTCTTAGACCGTATGATATCAGATGGTTACAATCCTACTATGGCATTTGATGACCGTCAAAGGGTTGTGGACATGTTTCGTTCACGAGGTTTAACAGTCTTCCAAGTTGCGGAAGGCAATTTTTAGGAAAATTATGGGAGTATACGATTATCAAAAAGAACTACTTAGAAAAAATGATACCTATGAGTCAACGGACAGTGAATATTATAGTTCACAGTCTCTTTTGGGGAACAATTTTCGTGTTGTTCGTTCTAGCGGTACAACCTACACCAGTTTATTGACAGGTGTGGGACTAGCATTCGCGTTTGGATATCTTTATGATGAGATATACATGTTAGTGTTAGAACTCTGGTGTGTGGCATATGGGATTCTCATGTAATGACAATTAAAATAAAGGGTGGCGGATATCCCCCAGATGGATTACCCCCCAAGATGAACAGAGAAATATCTTTTGAGTTGTCTGGAAGTACAGGCAAGCATAATCTTTGGGTGTATGGAGACTCATTTGCATCTCAACCATCGCCTTGGTTGTCTATGATTGCAAAAGAATTTAATCTCACTCAGCAGAATCATGCATGGCCTGGGTCTTCACTCGACTATGCCAGCGTACAAATCAATAAAACAATGAACTCGTGGACAAAAAAGGATGTTGTCATTGTTTGTCTTACTGAGGTATTGCGTATCTGGGAAAGATGGGAACATAAAGACCACGGCAGTAAGAATTTCAAAGGGAGACATATCCCCCGATCTGCAATTCTTGATATGAAAGACAGCAAGGGTTCCAAGGGTCTTGAGACTATGCCTCTTCAACCTACCATACAGATTAACACATCACTACGCAATCATCTCATAAGAATTTTATCCCATGCGGATGTGCGTGCCGTGGTGGTGCTTGATGGGTTCAAGAACAAGGCAAACAGTTCCATCGATATCCCCGACAATATCACATACAGTGATAAGGGGTATCTCATGGAGGTGAGTATTAAGGAACCGATTGGGTGGTACAATTTCAGTACACTCGGGCCAGACCACCGCGACAATCACCTATCGGAAGTTAACCACCCTATCCTAGCGGAAAAAGTCTGTAATGCAGTGAAAAACGGCACCAATATAGACCTAACAGATGGCTTTGAGGCGGATATTTTTAGAGTTGGTGAACCCGAAGAGTAAAAAAAATCGATCTTTTTTGCTTTCCTTTGGAAAATCAATGGCTTACGGAGGCAGCTTTTCCTTGACATTTGCCCCGATATATGGGATCATGATCCTGTAATCAATTGAGAGAGGTTAAAAATTATGGCTTATGTATCCCAAGAAAAGAAAAAAGAACTTGCGGTTGGTATCAAAGCGGTACTTAAAAAGTACAAGATGAAAGGTACTATCGCGGTCAACAATCATTCTACTTTGGTTGTCAATCTAAAGTCTGGGCCCATCAACTTCAAGGCGCAAAACGAACATTATCAAGTTAATCCTTACCATGTCGAGTCTCAGTGGACTGGCGTTGCTAAGGAGTTTCTGCTTGAGTTGTTGGAAGCGATGAAGGGTGAAGGTACTGGATGGTTTGACAAGTCCGATATCATGACCGACTACTTCCATACTGCTTGGTACAATGATATCAACATTGGAAAGTGGAACAAATCTTACGAACTAACTGCTTAAGGAGAGAGATATGACAGTTGAAACTATCAAAAAAGAAATGCTGACGATGAGTCAGTCCGAGTTGAGTATGATTATTAACTATGCTCAACAAATCAAGAAGGTATCCGCGACTGCCACCTTTTCGGTGGGTGACAAGGTTATCGTGGTTCAGAAAACCAAACGCCGTGAGGGTGTGATTCTCAAGATGAACACCAAGAAGGCTGTTGTCGAGATGCCTTGGCAAGGTCGAATCGCTTCGGTGAATGTTCCTTACTCTATGTTGGAGGCAGCTTAATGAGCTGCCACTACACTGAGGCTTTTCTTGAGCGTTATTTTGAAGAGGGTCTTGAGATGGGCATGACCGATGAACAAGCAGAAGCATACGCATACAAAATGCTAGAGGAGGCGCCCCAACCTTGAGTCTGGTTCTTCGTGTGACAGGTGGAAACAAATTCCAAAAACAGTTGGCGTTCGGCACCATACAGTTTGCTGTCAAGCGCCTCATTCCTACTATTAGAAAACTTGATATCAACATTCACATTCGGAGTTTCAAAAAAGAGGGTAGTACAATCGGATATTGTACCGATGATTCATCTGACTTCTGTGACTTTGTTGGTAAGTCACCTAGGCGATTTCAAATTGAAGTATCAAAAGACTTGAACTTGACGGATTTCATTAGATGTATTTTACATGAGTTTGTCCACCTCAAGCAATTTGTCAATCGTGAGATGGTAGAGTTAGATACTGGCAAGACCCGATGGAAGGGCAAAACCATTTCCAAAAAAGTTACATACAAAGACCAACCGTGGGAAAAAGAAGCTTACAGGTTGGAAGAGAAATTGCTCTGGGAGTGTTTAGAGCAACAAGAGTTTTTGACAACGGATATTAATCGTAATGGAGTAAGAGCATGATTAGATGGATTATAGGGTTTTTCTTAATACTTGGTAGTGCTGGTGGTCTGGAACAAGACACCATGACTATCTCACAAACACTGGCGTTTGCCACTTTGGGTTTTGCACTCATGGGGTGGGCGACTTCCGATTTCAATAAGCAATATGGAGAAGATGTATGATTCGTGTAAAAAGCAAAAACTACAAACAGGTCATTGACCTTGATGGGCCTGACGGCAATGCTTTCGTTTTGATGGGTACTGCCCGTGGTGTATTGCGAAAAGGTGGCGAGAACGACTTCAGTGAAATGGTTCTCAAAGAAATGGCATCAAGTGACTACACCAATCTAGTCAAGACCTTTGACAAGTACCTTGGTTCGTACTTCACTCTTGAGACTTCTAATGAAGAGTTGTTAGAGGCGTTATCTTGAGTTATACCTATCTGAAAGAAATCACCGATTGGGGTGAACAGAAAGTTAAGAACCACACCTATATCTTCAATGAGAAGAATCAGAATGTTGGTTATATCATATCGGGAACCAAGGAAGAACTTTTCTACAATAAACCTTCCAAGTTGTTTAGTAAGGCGCGTAGAAAGTTCGTGGAGGTAAAACAATGGGCATGATGAACATGGGCGGTAGCCTTCGATACGATATGTCTGGGCGTAAGCGTAGAGCATATAAGAAGAATAATCCTACGCGAAAAACCAAGATACAGGATTCTGGAAAACCTTTGCGTGTAGATAGTTCTCGTCTTGAAGAGATGAATGAACACAGGCGAAAGTATCCATCACTTAATTCCTTTGGGCAGACTTCAGGCACTAAGGACGATAAGTGGATACGCGAGAAGCAAGAAATCTCGCAAGGTTATACTGTTGCACCCGCTTACAATAAAGGGGCGTATCAAGTAATTGGGAAGAGTAATATCAAAGATATTGGTAAATAACTTCTCTCCCAATAGCTCAACTGGATAGAGCAACGGCCTTCTAAGCCGTAGGTTGTAGGTTCGAGTCCTACTTGGGAGGCCAAACAAAGGAAAAAAAATTAAAAAAACGCTTGACATTTGCAAAAAAGATCAGTATAATGTTTACTAAGTTGTATAAATAAGCATGCGGTGGACTGAATAGTACGATTCATTTCCAGTGAATTAGGTAAGGTGAAACTCCTTGACGCCGCTCCAAATTAACAGTTGTAGTCCTAGGCAAAGACTCCATCCTGTCACACTTTAAACTGCCTCGACTGAATGACGGTACTATGAGTACGATGCAGAGTAGGTCGTTAAACACATAAGGAGCCCTGAGCAGTGGCGCATGGTAACACACAGACCGAAAAAGGCTCAGTCCATCAGACTATGAGGGCAGTGATGGCCTCGATTAACATAGATGGACAAAGAGAGCTGGGCATCTCTCTTCATCCTAAACTGCCCACTACTTAGAAGGACAACAAGAAATGAAGTACTTGAGTATATTAGTTGTTTGTATTATGATTAGTGCATGTAGCGGAAGAATAAATTTAATCGCTGAATTACCAAAAGACCAAGACCTAGATGTAAGAATTAAAACATCCAAGTCTGGTGGTGTGCATAAATCTAATACACCAACAGCAGAATGAAAAGACGATAAGATTTGTCTTTCATACGCACCGAACTTTTGTTACGATGCGAATAAATGAATTGTGGGTGATTAACTTTTTGTTAATCTTAATTGAAAAAAACGGAGTATAGTATGAAAAAGAAAACTTCACAAGCAACAAAGGTTATTTCAGCCTTGGAGAAGGCAGACCAAGGTCTGACTGCTAACGAAATGAAAAATAGGTTTGGCGTAACTAATGCGAGAGCATTGGTGACACACCTTCGTCAGAATGGTTTCGCCATTTATTTGAACAAAACACCTAAGTACACTGACAGAAATGGCAATGTAAGAAAGGGTGTTTCACGATACCGTTTAGGTACACCATCTAGGGCAATTATTGCCGCTGGATACAAAGCTTTAGCAGCCTCAAGAGGTCTTGCTTAAGTTTTAACATTCGTTAGTTAATTATTCACAATGGAATAAAGGGCGTCTTAGGATGCCCTTTTTTTTAGCTTATCTTTACAAAGAAAGAAGATTGGTCAACATCTGAACTTGCGTATCTAAACATCTTTGTTATAAGGTCGTGTTGTTTTGCCTTACTTGTGCCAGTTGATGCAAATGCTTCTAGGAACATTAGACAGATAGACTTAGACATTCTAAAGTTGTCACCTTGTTCGTGGTTTGCCCACTGTTGTAGAAAGACCTTTTCCGATACTAGGTCTATTGATGGTTTACTTTTAGAATTATGTTTCTTATAAAGTTGATATGCCTGTGATGGCCATTTTTTATCAGCCTTAATTGACGCGAGAAATGCTTTCTCAGAACCCTTTCCATTGTAGATGTCATTATTGAATACTTGTTTACAATAGAAGTCTACATTACCCCCACCTATCTTACCACCAGCGGCTGCACCACCTTTAATCTCACCCTGCCATGAAGTGTCACCACCGAATGTTCTGAATTGTATTTCACCACCACTAGTGTCTATGTAGATGTCTTGAGAACTAAAGAAGTCTCCAGTTTTACCATATTTAAAACTGTTATATGTAAATGTATCTTTGTTCGCCATTTGTTTTGGTGTATTGAACTCTTTCGCGGTTGCTGGAGTACTCTTACCTATTTTCTTGAGTGATATACCAAGAAGTTTGCCCGCCTTTGCAAGTTTCATTACTTGGTTATTTAATTCACCCCAACTAGATGTGCTTTCTGATAATGGTTGTTCTAAAGCACCAAATGTAGTTGCCCATATATCGCCTGGATTCCATTTGTCATGAGAGAATGAACCTGGCGCCTGTGGGTCATCTGAATTTTTATCTATCTTATGGCACTCTGCTTTGGCACTATACAAACTATTCATGAATGGTGACCCTCGATGAAAATGCACAGCACCATTCCTAGTCATTGTCCTGCCATATTTTTCCCACAGTTTATTTGCGGTCTTTATATAAACATCCGTTTCAATCCAATCAGCAGGCCCTTTATTTAAACAGTCTGCGAGTGATTTGTCAGTGTGGGCAAATTTAGATGAGGATTTAAGTTGTGTTGGGGATACAGATGAACATGCACCCTTCTTTACATTGAATACATAAGCATTGTAGAAACATTGTAGACATTCTGTCAGTGCGGTATCAGCTGCACCCCCACCAGAACCACCACCGCCACCGAAATCTTTATCCTTGAATATCTGTGACCGTCTTGCTTCTTTGGTTTGTCTGTTAGATTCGTAGGTTAGTATTTCAGCTCTTCTATCATAAGATATACCGACTACTTTTGTACCAGACGCAGATGAACCTACAACAAAAGGTTTTCCGTCTTTTATTTTTAGGTCGAATATGTCTAACCGCGACTCACCAGCGTAATCGCCAGCGGAAGACTTCTTTCGCATATCATCTGCTGTCAGAGTGGGCATTTTATCTCCCCTGTCCCCTATATTTCTTATAAGATCTTTTCTTGTGCTTGTTCATCGTGGAAGTATTAATCTTCACACTGCGGCCTCGTCCACCGATACCTTGAGATGTTCCTTTTTTTGTCGGTTCATGTACTGCAACCGCGTTCCATTTTCTAGCCATTCACTCCTCCATTATTATTGTGTATTAGATAGTGGATTTTCAAGCGCTTCTTCAATCTGTGTTCGTATAGATTTTCTGATTTCGATAAGTTCCTTACTAGTATCTCTTTCAAGTTCATATAGTCTCTTATCAGACGCTCTTACATCCGAAAACAGAGATTGCATATCTCCGTCTATCCTATTTATAGACTCTTTAGACATGTCTGTTACAAGGACTGTTGACCCCATTCTTTCCTCAAGAACTGATAATCTTTCTTCTATACCCGACAAATCTGGTGCCTCGTAGGTAGAAATTGCCTCTTGCATGTCTTGATATGTCTTGTATACCTCAAATGCACCATATAGCGCACCGATTAGTGTACCAAGAGCACCCAAGACCATGAAAAGTCTTCCACCTTTGATTTTTATTCCACCAACATCTATTTCTGTACTCATTTGTATTGACTCCTAATCATTTTTCGGATAGTTCCGTGGTTACTTTTAGACAAATTGTATATTAATCTCGCGTTATCGTCAAGTTTATTTTCATAAACGATGTAATTGACATTGTAAAAGTCTCCATCTGCTAAATTTGAATCGTAATATGAACCCAAATCGATATTATTTTGGAGTGAAGCGATTGCTGCCGTTTGTCCAGAAGCAACTTTGTTGGAATTTTCCCTTTTTTGTTGTGCCACTTGTTCTGAAATAACCTCCGCAAGAGATTTTCGTGGCGCCTCTTGCTCTGGTTGTACCGTCACTACCTCTACAGGAATGATTGTAACACCCACAACTGGGTTTCCTGTAGACATTAAATTATTTTCTATCTCCATTTGCATTTGTTCTGACTGTGTTTCTACTGACATATCATTTATTTCTGCATTTTGTTCTAGTGTTTCTACCGTGATTCCACTCATATCAGAGAAAAGTTGGGTGTCTGTACTAAAAAATTGTTGATTCATCATGCTTACATTGTTTTGTGATGATGAAGAAGCACTTTGTTGTTCAATTTGGGCAGTTTGGTTACTTTCTAAAATCTGGCCAGGGCCTGAATTTTGCCCGCCCGACTGATTTTCACCACTTTGTGACTGTTGACCTTGGTCAGAACTACCTTTTGATGACTCTTGACTCATTGAAACCGCACTTTGACTAATTCTCAATGCATTTTTAGTCTGAGCCATTGCTATTCGCGTTGCAATTGGTGAAGTTTTGGGTTCAGATGCAGTTTCAGTGGTTTCTTCCTCTAAAATGTCCTCTTCTAACAACAATTCATCGGTTTCTTCTATGATATTATCTTCTGCAATCTCTTCAAACAAGTCTTCTTCTAAAAGTTCATCGAATAACTCTTCTTCTTCAAACAGTTCTTCAAGGTATTCTTCAACCTCTTCTACATTTAATTCAATTTCTTCCACGATATCGGCTTGAAGGTCTTCAATGATTGAGACTTCTGGTGACTCAGCAGTGGGTGTGGAGAGAAAGTCCTCTTCGACAAGTAATAACTCAATATCGGGTGTGGCAAAAATGTCGAACCCTTCGTCCTCCATAAAGTATTCTTCTGGAAGTCCTGTGAAGAATTCGTCTTCTTCATCAATTCCTCCAAATTCTTCTTCGTCATCGACATATCCATACATTGCTTCTTCGTCTTCATCTGTCATCCACTCCTCTTCATCCATATTTTCTAGTTGTTCTTCTACAAATGCTTCATAGTAACCATCGCAACTATCACTATACAGTGGGTCTAAGTCACATTGTAAGTCATCAAAGGCATCTTGATATCCATCACACTCAGTAGAGTAAAATGAATCATTATCACACTGTTGCGATAGAAAAGCCGCGTCATATCCATCACATTCTTGACTTGATAGTGGGTCATAAGCACATGCGAGTCCTTCACTTGCATATACTTTAGTACCAGCATTTCCTGCCGCTGTACCGTAGATGTAATTAGTTGTGTTTGACTTGGCATAGAATTCGTGTTGAGTAAATTCGTCTTGTGTTAGGTCACCCATTACACCTATGGTTATACTGTGATTGTCAACTTTTAAATCACCATACTCCATGGCGTAATCACCAGATGGAAAAATCTCTAAACTGATATTATTTTCATTATTATTTCTATACTCTTCAATTCTATGCCACCAATACTTTGTTGATGTAGAGCTTGTTTGTGAATAGAATCCACCATCCGAATCTTTTTGTATAAGGTCTGTCCAGAAAGGTGCTATTGAAAAACTAAATTTTTGTTCATTACTAGCAGCTATGTTTGCAATTTCCATTCCGTCACAACACCAACCCTTATTAGGCCAATTTTGTAAATTATATGTTGCTGGATTTCTAAACATGACAACACCGTTTGCCATCATGTAAGAAGTAGTAAAGGTCTCTCCATAGAAAGGAAAACTATGTCCTAGTGGTACAACCGCGTAACAGTCATCACATATACTATGAGATGTTGCACCTGTGCCAGGCGCTTGGTATTGTGCCTCAGCTGGCCCTGCTGCCATGAGAATGAAGTAAAATAAAATTACTCCAATACCCAGATGTCTCCCTTTCACTTTTGACCACATTTATTTGTCCTTAAGCAAATCGATTGGTTCGTCACAAATTTCCTCATCTGGATTTACAGAACAGAAATCTTCTTTACGGTGTACTCTGTAATCAACCCATTCGCCTTGTTTGTTTTTGAAAGTTCCAGAAACACCATCCTGTGCAATGAGGGCTTCTTCTGGTGCCAAGTCTGGTTGTACTTGCCATGCAGTTAAAGCTTCGTCACCAATTTTACCTCTGAACGGGCAGGGCGTGCCGGCCATTAGCATCGCATTGAACACGCGAGCATCTTGGCACATTAAAGATACAGCAGCTACCTTCATTCCCATGTCATATAAACCACGGCTTAATTTTATCCTTTCACAGTTTTCATCCCGAACTGTTTTACCAGCACTAATACCAAACACTTGGGTTTGTACCGCACCACCAACTCCAGTGGTACACAAATCCTGTGAGTAAGACCCACCTATTGCCGGCGCAATAGCGCTCGGAGGCGGAGACTTGATATCTTGTTCAATCTTTTGGACAGTTTCATTTCTGTTGATGTTCTCGTTTCTATTGTTTGATGTAACATTAGAATCACTGGTACTGTTAGATTGATTGATGTTAGTGTTTGTATTACTGTTGGTGTTATTCGTAGTTGTGTTATTGGTAATGTTGCTGTTGTTATTACTTGTGCTGTTTGATGTCACATTACTAGTATTATTATTAGTATTTGTTTGGTTTACCGTCTGGTTAACAGTACTATTGTTATTGTTAGTATTGGTATTATTACTGGTGCTATTAATCGTATTATTATTAGTATTGTAATTGGTGTTAGTACTAGTACCAGTATAATTTGTGGTATTAGTATTGTTATTTGTGTTAGTACTAGTGCCAGTATAATTTGTGGTATTGTTATTATTATTGGTATTAGTATTTGTACCAGTATAATTTGTAGTATTGGTATTATTATTGGTATTGGTGTTGGTATTAGTACCAGTATAATTGGTCGTATTGGTGTTAGTATTAGTGTTAGTATTGGTATTATTAGAGGTGCTGTCTACCGTACTGTCTGTTGTGGTGTTAACAGTACTAGTAGTATCGCTAGCAAAAACTTGGCCAGCTAACAACACTCCGCCGACTAACAAGCAGACCTGTTTCGTAAATTTCATTTCTCTCCTCGTTGGAATGTTAAACATCCATCCCGAAAAATAGGAAATCTGCTTGACTTCCTCTCTCACTTATGTTATAGTATACACTATAACCACTATTTATAAAGAGGCGCTCTGTACAGCACATAAATAGTTACTATGAAAGGACTACAAAACTTATTAAGACCTACCCCTATCAGTCTACTGGTAGGGCAGACTATAGCCCAAATTTCAGTCATACCGATGTTCTTTATCGGTACACCTGTGACTTGGGCGATTTGTGCATTTATGTACTTTGGAATTATGACCTTTGGTATCACGATGGGATATCATAGATACTGGAGTCACTATAGTTTCAAGTGTTCTAAATGGTTAGAATATGTTATGATGTTTTTCGCCCACATTATGATGGTCGGCCCAGCACTAGCATGGGTTGCTCAACATAGGGAACATCATGTACACGCGGATACAGATAAAGACCCTCACTCTCCAGAGTATCAAGGATTAATTCGTTGTTACTACTCACAAGTGATGTCTTTACCTAAAATGCAATATGTAAAGAAAGATTTGATGAGGGATAAATTATGCAAGACACAACATCGCTATTACTGGCATTTTATGCTACTATGGTTATTTGTTCTATTGTTATTTGGTGGCGCTGAAGCAGTCATATACGCATGGTTAGCTCCAGCAGGATTTGCAAAACTTATAGGTTCATTGGTATTCATACATTCACATCGAGGCGGAAAACCTAGAAGTGATTATTGGTTGGGTTTATTGACATTCGGTGAAGGGTTTCACGCGAAACATCATGATGAACCTTGGAATTGGGATTTTCACTCTTGGGACATAGGTGGAAAAATTATTCGGTTATTAAAACATGCTTAAAAAAAGAAATTTACCAGCTTGCGCTCCTATACCAAATATAAAGTTTAGTATTGAACGCATGAAAGAAGAACTAGATATTATTGGAGACAAGTATCAAAACATTTATGAGGCAAACCCAGGCATAACAAAAATACATGACCAAGGGTTTCTTGCTCAAATTTACAGTACGCTCCATGAAATACCTTTGATGTCAATGTCACCAGAAAACATGAAGAAAGCAGAAGACTTTCAAATAGAAGACATTGGAAAAAGTAAAATAGAAAGGGTAAGAAATAAAACAAAGAAAGGTGATAACTTACCACCAACCGCAAATGAAATGTTGTGGGATTATCCTTTACCAGAATATAAAGGAAGTTACTTTGAGGAAGCGATATCAAACAAATTTAAAGCAGAAGCTTGTCGTGCAAGAATACACTTGTTAGAGCCGGGCAAAGATATTTCTCCCCATATTGATTATGACCCTTCTTATGGAGTTCGTGTTATATGTCCTATATCTGGAACGGATGGTGTAACAAATTATTTTTGGTATAACGGAGAAAAACAAGAATATAATTTACCAGCAGACGGTAGTGTATATTTTCTTAATACAGGATTCAAACACTCAGTTGAACATCGTGGAAATGAAAATAGAATTGCTTTAGTATTGACTTTGAAATCCCAAGAAGATATAGAATGCCTAGCTATGAAATAAAAACATATACGCCAGATAAAAGGGCAGAAATAGAATCATTTAGAGAGTTATCCTTTAGAGAGGGTAACGATAGTATTTCTCATGAAAAGTATGACCCAGATAACATTGATGGGGAAACTTGGATGTCATATGTTGATAATGAATTGGCATGTATCAGTGTTGCTGAGTCTAGTCACTATACAGGTGACCCAGATATATCTGCTAGAATCTGTAGACTTCATATCGCAAAAAAATTTAGACCAGCGTGGTTGGGTATACCCATATTACCACTGCAAATTGATTGGGCAAAAGAAAGAGGATTTAAGATATTATACTTCACGCATGATGTGAATAATAGGGCGATAAATTTGATGTATCAACATAAAAGATTTGGTGCAGCTGTTACACCCCTACAAAAAGAAATAAAAGAAATGTGGCACAGTGATTGGTATAGGTCATTACAAACAGATGACAGGTATCTTTTTCAAGTTGATAAAAGGATAGAATTATTACAGTACATTTATTACTGGGTGTTAGAAGATGGATATGTCTGGCATCCGAAAACAAATATTATGGAGATGGATGATGAAAATAGGTCAAGAATCAGTAGCTAGGTGGTTTAACTATGTTAGAGAAAAACATGACCCTTGGTTTACTCAAAGCTTCTGGGATACCCAGTTAAAATCTAAAGAAGAAATCATAGACAACATTCCACAACACTTTCACGGAAAGTATTATGTTTGTGGTGGTTGGTTTGGTGTCTTAGCACATTTATTAAATGACAATGTTGTCGCGGATGAAATCCATACAATTGACATTGACCCCCAATGCAAAGAGGTTGGTGATAGATATTTCTGTATGGACAATTTAACTTATGTTACAGCAGATATGTGTAAGTGGGATTATTCAGATGCAGATGTTGTAATCAATACAAGTACAGAACACTTACATCAATACGCATACGATGAGTGGTGGGATAAAATACCTTCTAATACTTTCTATGCGGTACAAGGAAATGACCTTGATATACCAGACCATGTTCGTAACTTCAAATCATTAGAATACTTCACGGAATGGAATAGATGTACAAACACTGTTTATGAATCGGGTATAGAACTACGCGGGCCAAACAACTCAACTTATACAAGATACACTGTTATGGGATACAAAGAATGAAGACACAGGTTGCAATCATTGGACACGGATTTGTCGGAAAAGCAACGGAGAGGTTATTAAAAACTTCTAAACATGTGGGAAGAATACACATACAAGATATAAAATATAAAAAAAGAATTAGTCCCGATGAGTGGGATTTTATTAGTTATGCTTTTATATGTGTCCCTACACCACTGGAACTTGATGTAAGAGTTTCGTCTTGGGAATATGAAAAGAATAGATTTGATATGTCTCATATTGAAAAGGCAATCAAAGATATACCAAAGAAAGTACAGATAGTTATTCGTAGTACTGTTGGGCCAGAAAACCTAGAACCAGAATGGATACACATGCCAGAATTTTTGCGTGAGAAACATTGGGAGAAAGATATAGATGATAAATCAATACCTATTATGATTGGTTGTCCTTATGATGAAGAACTGTTAGATTGGTTTCCAGAGAGAACAACTCTTTGTTTAGAACCAAAAGAAGCTGCCATGTATAAACTATCAAGAAATGCCATGTTAGCAGCTAAGGTTACATTAGTTAATTACTTGTACAAAGCTTGTAACGAACACAATGTAGACTACGATAATGTTAAAGATATGTTACAACAATATGCAGACTTAGGTAATTCTCATTGGGATGTGCCGGGCCCAGATGGTGAATTTGGTTTTGGTGGAACTTGTTTTCCAAAAGACACTACTCATTTCGCGTCACTGACTAGGGGAAAAAATATATTTGAAAGTATTTTAAAGATAAATGAACGAACTCGCTAAACACTATCAAGATATTACTGACAGAAATAATGCAGTCGGTAAAGGATTTTGTGTACTCAAGTGGTGGCACTTAGAGATGCATTTGGGAACAGGGAACTATCATTCTTGTTTTCATTGTCCACAACAAAATCTAAAACTTGATGAAGACATGCATAACACCCTTCACAAAATGCAACAAAGAAAAACAATGTTGGAAGGTGGTAGACCAGATGAGTGTTCCTATTGTTGGAAGGCAGAAGATGCTGGTGCGGTAAGTCCAAGAACAACACTTACTCCAATATATCTTGACATGCAAGATGACATCATAGAAACCACATCACAATTGTCATGGGATGAATATGTCTACCCAAAATATCTTGAGATGAGTTTTTCAAATACATGTCAAATGAAATGTTCCTACTGCGCTCCATCTTTGAGTTCTACATTGTTAAAAGAAATAAAAGAAAAAGGAATATATCCATTACAGGATGCAGAGAATCGCGGTCAATATGAATTGAATGGAACAGAAGAACTTTATAAGGATGATGACAATCCTCTCATAGAAAAATTTTGGGGATGGTTTGATACCGCAGTAAATCATCTTGAGACACTAAGAATAACTGGTGGAGAACCCCTACTACACAAGAGCACATTTGATATGATGGAGAGATTAAAAAATGAAAATATTAACTTTCATGTAAACAGTAATCTGTCAATATCAAATAGAAGAGTAACCGATGCATGTAATCTTTTACCACCAAAGTCTAGGATATATGCCAGTATTGATACGCATGGCAAACAAGCGGAGTGGATTAGACACGGATTAAACTGGGAACTGTTTGAACAAAATGTTCTCACCGTTCTTAATTATAAAATACCACTTAGTTTTATGACTACATTTTGTTTATTAAGTATACCAAAATTTAAAGACTTCTTATATTGGATTATACAAGCAAAAGAATTTGGGGATGTTACATTAGATACTCCCTTTATGACAAACCCACCACACTTATCTTGTTTGATTATGGATGACAACTTGAGAAATATGTTAGAAGACTCATATCAATTTATGAAAGAAAATAGTGAGTTCAAACAACAAGAAGTAATCAAGTTTGAAAGAGTGCTAAAATGGGTTGATGCAAATAGGTTCTCTGGAGAACGCCTAAATAGTCACAGAAAAGATTTTAAAACATTTGTCGATGAACATGATAAAAGAAGAAACACTAACTGGCATGAATCGTTTCCAGAGTTGACATATTTTTATGAGTTGTGTGATGGCTGAAAATAAACCCAATGAATACTGGATAGAACAACTAAAACAGAAAAGAGAAAAGATTAACGATATTAGTCCTTCCTTTTGTTCTGCTAAATGGTTGCAAACTACTCTGTACTTACAGAATGGTTATAATCACTCTTGTCACCATCCATCACCACACAAGATACCTGTAAAGGAAGTCTTGGAAAACCCAGCAGCCCTTCACAATAGTAATTATAAGAAGGAACAGAGGGTTAAGATGTTAAATGGTGTTAGACCAAAAGAGTGTGATTATTGTTGGCGTATAGAAGACCAAGGCAAAGACCACTTCTCTGACCGACATTATAAAACTGCTGATTGGTGGTCATGGGATAAGGTTGATGTTATTGCAAGTGATAATCCAACCAGAGATGTATATCCAACATACTTAGAAGTATCGTTTTCAAATGCATGTAATTTCGCGTGTGCATATTGTTCACCAGAGATTAGTTCCAAGTGGATGAAGGATATAGAAAAGAATGGTGACTACCCTGTTGAGTTTGGTTCTGGTAATCTTGATTATTTGCGTTCTGTAGATAAGTTTCCATACAAACACTCTGACCCAAATCCATATGTTGATGCATTTTGGAAATGGTTTCCAGAAGCACTACCCCACTTAAAAGTATTCCGAATGACAGGTGGTGAACCCACTATGAGTAAGGATGTGTGGAAAACTTTAGATTACATATATGAAAATGCAAACCCAGAATTGTCTATCGCAATCAATAGTAACTTAGGTACACCACCAGAATTAATACAGCGACTTGTTGACGCGGTAAATAAATTAAAAGATAAAGTCAAACAAATTGAGATATATACTAGCGCAGAAGCAATAGGAGAACAAGCAGAATATATTAGAGATGGAATGGATTATGATTATTGGCGTTCTAATGTAGAAAAAGTTTTATCAGAAACAGACGCGAATGTAGCAATTATGACTACATTGAATATATTGAGTATGACTACATTTGAAAGTTTCATTGAAGACATAATGCAGTTAAGAATCAAATATAATAAAGATTTAGCAAATAATAGAATACCGCTAAGTATAAACTATTTAAGATTCCCCCCACATTTACAATGTACTCTATTGGATAGAAATACCAGAATATCCTATGCATCTGATTATGAACTAATAGCAAAGGTTTGGTTAAAGTATAATTCACCAGACAAGTTTGCAAGAATTTATTTGGAAGAGTATGACCAGATACAAAGGTTTTGTGAATATCTAAGACAAGAACACGAAGGTGCTGAAAAATATAGAGCAGACTTTGTAAATTATATAAAAGCCTACGATATCAGAAGAGAGAAAAACTTTAGCAAAACTTTTCCAGAATATAAACATTTATTGGAGTGGTGGGATGCCTAAAAAATACATTCATGTAAACATGCATAAGATTCGTGCTAATAAAAAACATGGAACAAACGAACCTGTTCTTACAGTAAAAGAGGGAAGAAAAAATACTTATGGTCACAGTGTAAAAATACATGGCCCCAGTGAAGTAATATATGGTGGAAATGATAAACCATTGTTACCATGTGGGGCGAGAGTTGTTATAATGACAGAAGCGGAGATTGAAATTGAATAAAGAGTATGATTTGATAAAATATCGTAAAGATATTCTTGATACCAAGTCAACAAGTTTTTGTGGTGCGAAGTGGTATAATGCTACTACATGGTTAGGTAGTGGTACTACTGCTTCTTGTCATCACCCCCCAGCACATAAAATTCCGTTACATGAGATTGCAGCTGACCCATCTGCTATTCACAACACGCAACATAAGAAAGCAATGCGTAAGATGATGCAACGCGGAGAAAGACCGCGTGAGTGTGAGTATTGTTGGAAAGTTGAAGACATGGGAACCGATGCTGTTAGTGACAGGGTATATAAGTCAATCATATACACTAATGAAGATTTAAAGAAGGCACACGAAGCAGACCACAACGATAATACATTACTAAAAACATTTGAGATTGCATTTGACCGAACATGTAACCTTGCTTGTTCTTATTGTAACTCAAGTTTCTCTACTACATGGGCAAAGGATATAAAGAAACATGGCCCTTATCAAAACATGGTATCAGATGGTGCAGCCGCCTTCCAACATGACGGTGCGTGGGCAGACCCATATGGTAAGAAAGAAGAGAATCCATATGTAACTGCTTTCTGGGATTGGTGGGAAGATGGACTATCGGAAAGTCTTGAAGAATTGAGAGTTACAGGTGGAGAACCTTTAATGTCTGACCAAGTATGGAAGTTGTTTGATTGGTTTGAGAATAATCCTTCTGATATGCGATTTGCAGTAAACTCTAATCTTATTGCCAAAGAAAGCATTGTTGATAGATTGATAGAAAAATCAAAGGGTGTTAAGAAGTTTCATCTTTATACTAGTTGTGAGGCAACAGGAAAACAAGCTGAGTATATAAGGGACGGATTGGACTACGAACTCTGGACTAAAAATATAACACGATTTATTAAAGAAGGCAACTATGAAGGTATCAATATAATGATGACTATTAATAGTTTGTGTTTGTTTAGTATAACAGACTTCTTAGATGATGTATTTAAATTGAAAGAGTTAACAAAAAGTAAATCGCCAGTGTTTAGTGTAAACCTATTGAGATTTCCAAGTTTCCAAAGTCCTCTTTCATTACCAGACCATATCAAAGATTACCTTAGAGAAAATCTATCTAAGTGGTATGAAGAAAACAAAGACAGACCATATTGGCATGACTTTGAAAAAGCAAGTGTTGAAAGGTTGATAGACTATCTAGTAATTGTTGATGCACCACACAGAAGAACTAGTGACAAAATGACTTTGTGGAGAGACTTTAAAACATTCTATGGACAGTATGATAAAAGAAGAGATAAAAGTTTGTCAGTGTTCCCAGAAATTCTTACTGATTGGGTTGATACAATCCCAGATACAGAAACTAAACCTATTACAGTTATGCCAAGTGGTGATAGTACAGAACAATACGCGGATGACCCAGACTTGAAAAAGATTGCAGAAGAAGAAGGTTGGGTATTAAAACCAGACAATAAAAATATAGATGAGGCACTAGGAGATTACGACAAATGAGAATACTAATATGTGGATTGCCGGGCTCTGGAAAAACTACTCTTGCGAGAGAGTTGTCATATCATTTTTGTCTGCCACATTTTAACGCAGACACAATACGAGAACATTTTAATGATTGGGATTTCTCTCCAGAAGGAAGAGAAAGACAAGCTTGGCGTTTTGCTAACGATTATCCCTTTGGGATATTTGACTTTGTTGCACCACTTGAACACTATCGAAAGTTGGTTGCAGCTGATTGTACTATCTTTATGAACACGATAGGTGAAGGTAGATACAAAGATACAAATAAAATATTTGAACCACCACTATCGTGTGATTATGAGGTAAAAAAATGGATAGAACTAAACCAACTACGCAGCTCCTTGGAAGGTTTCAACCGTGGCATAGAGGGCATACAGAACTATTTAAAAGAGCAATTTCCAAAACTGGTCAAGTAATAATACTGTTAAGACAAACACCGATTGATGAAAACAATCCATACACTATTGAAGATAGAAGAAGTATGATTGCTATTGCACTCAATGAATCTGGATATGTTTATGGAGAGGACTATGAAGTTATGGGCGTACCTAATATAACACATATTACATATGGTAGAGATGTTGGATATACAATTGAAAAGGAGAACTTAGAGGAGGATATAGAAAATATCTCAGCTACCAAAATTCGTAATGAAAGATAGACCTTACCTTTGCACCGCACCGTGGACACATACATATGTCTCCCCACAAGGAGAACGAAGGTTGTGTTGTGCTAGCAGAGAAGAGGCGTCTTTTCAAAAACAATATTTGGATAGTGGTACTGCGGAAGGAAAGTTTGAACCACAGTCCTTAAAAGAACATTGGAATAGTGACTATATGAAAGACATCCGTAAAAGGATGTTAGCAGGAGAAAAATTAAAACAATGTCAAGTATGTAACGACCAAGTTTTGAATCTACATACTTATCGTCAATATTTTACAGAGACATTGTTCCCCCATAAAGTAAAAGACATTATAGCGACTACGCGAGAAGACGGACATTATGATAAGATGCCAGTCTCGTATGATTATCGTATTTCTAATCTATGTAACTTTAAATGTCGGATGTGTGGGGAACAATTGTCTTCTAGTTGGGAAGCAGAGAAGAAGAAACACAACCTTATTGATGTAAAACAAGACCCTTGGATGGAACCCACCACCAGAAAAAAGATATCTAAATTTCAAGATGAAATATTAGAAGAAGAGTTACAACGAGCAGTAGATAATAAAACTATAGAGGAAATATACTGGGTTGGTGGTGAACCGTTGATGTTTGAACGACACTGGACTGTTATGCAAGAACTAGTGGATAACGGTCACGCGAAGAATGTTACTATTCGATATAACACAAACTTGAGTCGGGTAAAATACAAGGATTATAATCTGTGGGAAATGTTACCACACTTTAAAAGTGTAAACATATGTGCCAGTATTGATGGTGCATATGATGTAGGTGAATATATCAGAGATGGTTTAGTATGGAGTGAGTGGATAGAAAATTTCAAGTCTGGTATGTTTTTGATAGACCAGTTTGGGGACGATGCACTGGTGTTTGATGTTACACTTACAACGCCAGGCTTATTTCATCTTGATAAGTTGATTGATGTTGCCAGTTCTCTTGACATAAAGTCATACTTTAAATTTACATATGCATTTGACCCAAGTGTTGTTATGTCACCATTCTGTCTTCCTAAAGATGTGCTTTTACCTCAAGTTGATTCATTAATGCAACATATAGAGGAACGACTAACATGGAAAACAAAAGTTTATAAAGATTCACTAGTTAACCTAATAAATAGAGAGTCATTTGATGAACAATGGCCTAAAACATATAAAAACGGATTGAAACGCGGAAAAGAGTTTCAAGAATATCTTGATAATTTAAGAAATACCAAATTGAAGTTTGTTGATACTCTTCACGGTAACGCCGTGGATTGGTGGAATGAAATATGATATTAATAATTGCAAATTACAGAACTGGTTCTACCACATTTGCTCAAGAACTGGGTGGTACTGGTGAGGAGCATTTACAAGACCATATTTACAAACCACCAAATAGTATTTGGGAAGATGGTAAAAAATTTTTACCTCGCCCACATGTTTATAAAATTATGCCTGACCAATTTGAATATGAAAAAAATTATGAATCTTTTAAAAAAGATTATATTGAAAAAGCAAAGAAAATATATTATACCTTGAGAGAAGATATAAACGCTCAAATTGAATCCAATATGTACGCAAGTGTAACAGCTGACTGGCACCCACATGGTGTCGGTTGGAATGAACTTGCTAGTGAGGAGGAACAGGAAAAAGGAAAAAAATTTTGGGGAGAAGGTAGTGGTAATATAAAAACTTTATTTAAAAACCTTGAATGGCAAAGAAACATATACAAAGAGTTTGGTGGAGAACTGGTCTGGTTAGAAAATAGGA